ATTCTCTTCTAAAAAAACCAGCAGGAGGTGTTTCATTAGGTCCGTTTCTGCGGGTTTTAGATTTATTACTATTTAACTCATACGGTATTCCAGCATACGCAGGATTCTTACCCTTGTTTCTTGCCTTCTGTAGAATAGCAGCACGCTTTGCATTTCGTTGAGTTAGAGGCCGCGCATTTGCTGCGTTCAGTTCCGCTAAAGCATCGCCAGCAAAGTTGCCTAACTTAAATTTTGGTGCTTGCTTAGGAGGCATTTCTACTTGTTTCCCACGTTTAATTCCAGCAAGATACTCTAATCCGCGCCTTCGTGTTTGCGGATTTATGCCTCTTTTTACCGCATTCCTAATCTCATTTGGAAATTCACTGCTTCTAAAACTGGCATTTGTATTATAACCACCGTTATTTGGCGGCATCCTTACTCTGTAATATAGAGTCATATTCTGCCGTAACTTGAATTGTCTGTGAACGCATCGCACTGGTTGTATACAATCGTTCCAGGGCCGGAGAATCAAATGCTGAATTACGCTGTGATGCCAAAGAAGTTGTGATAGAAGTCATCTGTGAAAGAATAGCGTGTGCTGCCCTCTGCTGTTTAATATTATCAAGAAGGTCCAGAATGAGGGAACGTAATGCCATAACTTCCAGTAAATGTACAATTTCTGAATTTGACTCCAGGTATGTAAGATGCTTTTCTAGCAGAGTAATAGCGGCCAAGTTCTCTGAACTGGCTAGAAGATTAGTTGCAGCGGATATACAATCTCGGGTTTGAAGCCGAGCATATTCCGCATCTGCTAGTGGATTTTGGTGTGTTGAAGAACTAAAGGTCATATAATGTTGAGTTCCTTGGCCTCGGATTGAACATTGAATACTCAGATAAGGTGCGGAGATAAGTTCAGTTGTCTTCTTCCTAAAGACGAAACGTTGCGTTATACCTCCAGGCAGAAAGTTGATATAAATACTCCGCTTATCATTTGGAATATAACGTTCTAGCCATTCGTATTCATTAGGAAGATCCAGAATAATCTTCTCAATAGACCGATTTCGCAGAATACCCAAGATAGAGCCAAAAGTCTGCGGCAGATTCTCGGCTTTATCACAATAGAAATAATTACCCTGTGTGTTTAATGCAATATCACGCAGCATAATTTGATTATGGTCATCACCAAATCCCAGGGTGAAAATGGCTGTTCCATAAAGACCCCGATTTGTCTCAAGTGGAAGCAAGATTGCTCTGGCAGATGACGCACCCATATTAACGTTTCCATCCGTTAGAAGAATGACAGAATGAGGAGGACTTTGGCACGTGCGGGCTAGAGTAGCAAACGCTGCCTCAATATTTGTATTTCCGTCCGCCCTAAGACTGTCAATAAGATTAGCCCAATATGCCTCATTAGGGCCAATTGTTGTATACGAGCAAAGAACAGTTGCGGATGAGGAATAGGTAATAATCGTAAGACAGTCGTTTACGGATAGGCAACGCAAGAATGCCTTTAAAGTATTCTTGAGCGCATCAAGGCGGTCTCCTTCCATACTGCTACTAACGTCCAATAGGAGAGCAATATGTACAGTATCAATTATATCGGAAATTGGTGTCTTTATTTCGGCGGCATAGATTCCCGCATTTTTGGTGGATTCATACATTTTAATATCCATTTCTTCCTACATATTTTGTAGTTGAAATTAAGTGTTCAATTTTACGCACAGCGGAGCAGTCCGAACAATTTAGCGTCCCATTAAGGAGACCCAATACATATCCTCAAGTGAAGAATCATTTATCTCCGCATAATCTCGAACAGGTATTTCCATACCAGCAGCCTCTCTTACACGAAACACATTTCTATCTGTCAGAAGTTGCCATAAAATCTGTTTTTTATAAACAAGAGGTTCCGAATGCTGTCGTTTCCACCGACCTTCAGACCAAACCAATTGTGCTTTAGCAAATCCTGCGCCAGTTACTTTTGAAACACCTTCTTTTACAATTCCGCGAACAATATTTTCGTCTTCTAAGATAGTTCCTATTGTAATATTTCTCAGAGGAATCCATCCTTTTGCTGTAGCAACTTCATAGTCGGGATTAATTCCCAAACTATAATCTTTCTCATCGGCTAGTGTGCTGCTGTATCCATTGAGTTGTGACTCTACTTCTGCTTGAACAACACCGGCTATCTCATCGCTTTCTTCAAAATCCGCAACAAGCAGATGCTTTACCCAGAAAGTATGCCGAGATGTATTCAAACAATAGATTATTTTATGAGATGCTGTTGGGGAAGCAGATGGGTGTTTTCCAGCAGGGATCCAATTGCCTCCATGACGAATAAAGTGATTGGTGCTTATAATAACACCTTCAATTGATACCATGTTAGTCTGCGAACCGTCAAATACGAAGGTGCTTTCAACAATATTAGAGCCAGCATTGGATGCTAATCGGTCTCCAACGGCTAAAGTCTCAATGGCTTTATAAGTTCCATCTTCACAAAGAACAGGAGTTCCTGCTGGGAAGCAAAATGTATTAAGAAAAGTTCCTACAGTGCCTTTCGCAAATGTAGAACCGGCTGCTAAAGCAGTTATACCGGAATACATAATAGCGTAGAAAAGTGCTGTAATACGCCCCATTAGATTTTCCAAATTCTTAAATTTGCCTTTTAGTGTCTGCATAATCATTTGAATACGTTTATTGAACGAACGAACTACACCAGCTATTCCATCTGTTAGACCGGATAGGGTTGTCCGAACACTCATCAAACCACTTCCAGCAGAAGCCATTGCGGAGTTTAATGAACTGGCGGCTTCATACACTGGTGCTAGAACACCAGGGGCTTCCTTTAAGAATACATTCTTAAGACAGAATTCAATATTCTCTTGGGCATTATATCCATAAATACCCGCGATAGGCATAATATGAGGCTGGCATCTATATTTTGGCCAATTCTGGGCGACCTCCTTTGATGTGCCAAGGCCTAAGATAAGCACAATTCCAATTGAAAAAACAGCTATTAAAATACCTGGTTTTATAAATGGATTTTCTTGTTCTTCAGTGTTCATCCCCTGCTTTAACAATATAAACTCCTATCTATTTGATAAACGCTTACTTACGGCTGCGGCTTCTGCTACCATGTCTATTTCTCTGCCGTCTGTGGCTTCTATGATTACGATTTCTACGCATACGAGCACGGGTACGAGAATCCTTTAGAACACGAATGCGCGAACCTCTTTGTATTTGTTGGGCGTTAGTTACTTCTGATATAGTTTCCAGGGCAGGAGCAGCAGCAGCGGGAGCTGGAGCAACAGCCGTTACTGAAGGAGCACTAGAACCAGTTAGACCAGTTCCCGCACCTGTGTTTGTCGCAGATGTAGTTGTTACAGTCGTAGTAGAAGCCGCAGGCTTACTAACTTTACTTCCCATTCTAAAGATGCTAAAGAAAAGAAACGGTAGAATAGCCCATAAATAATGACCAAATATGACAGGGATGGATGCGAAAGTCGCAGGTGTTAATATTATTTTACTCGTAGGTGTGGCAATCGCATTCAGTTATGGTCAACGAGCAGAAATTATGGCAAACTGGCCTCTTCGCCGATGCGATCCCGGTGTTGTTGCTTCCGCATATTTATATAAACCCGACAGTGATACACGATCAGTAGCCGACTTTACGAAAGATAATTTCCAATTCTGCCAAGGTAAACTAGCAAAAGATGTAATTAATACTGTTTCATATCCAGTAAAAGTAATCCAAGAAAAACAAAAAGATATTGTTGGTGGAATCATGTCAGGTATAGGTGCTCTGGGTGAATTAGGCAATAAACTAGCCAGTTTTTTTAATCAAATTATGGAATCTGTTAAAAGACGTTTTGCAGCAACCTATATTCAAATTCAAGAGTCTTTTGGAAATCTTTTGAATATTATGGGAAAAATCATGGCATCCATCACTGCTATGGCAATGGCCTTAATTGGAGTGCTTGTATCATTAACAACTTTAATTAAATTTGCGCTTTATGTTCTTGCTGTTATAATTGGTATTCTAATTGCTCTTATGGTTATCTTTGCTGCTTTCCTTGCGCCTGTTTCATGGCTTGTTTTTGCTGGAATTGCTGTCGTAGGTATTCTAGCAGGTATAATTGTTGGTGTTATAACACAATCTGCATTCTGTATAGCGGGTGATACACGCGTAATTCTAGCAGATAGTTCAACTAAACCTATCTCCGAAGTTAAGGTGGGTGATATGCTATCAGATGGATCGTATGTTACCGCTACTATGAAATTTCTAGTACCTCTTTTAAATTATGAATCTCTGGTCTCAATTCACGGAGTCATAATGAGCCCAACACATATGCTTGAAATATCCGGTGGCAAACCAATCGCAGCAAAAGATCACCCGGAAGCAGTTCCAGCTGGCGCACTAAGGGAACTCTATAATCTAAATACTACAAGCAGACGTATTCCCGTAATGAGCACTGCCGGAGCTTTAACACTGCTAGATTATGAAGAAATTGCGGAGGATGATGATGATGGAATTGAGGCTTGGAAGAAACATGTATTTGAATTCATAAATCCGGGCATGCCTTTACAAAATGAAAACCCTGAGAATATTGAAGCCGGAATAGATGGTCTACTAACTGTAAATCTAAAAGACGGTGATTGGAAACCATTAGGAATGGTTGTTTGCGGCGATGAGATTGAATGTTTCGGCGGATTTACGACTGTCTGCGGTGTTGTTCAGATAGTAGTTGAAGATGGTGCTATGTTATATAATGGTATGTCTGCTGGAGTATGGGTAAATAATGGAAATCAATGGATCTCAGCAACAAAAATCCCTTGTAAATCGGGAGTATTAATTAATTCAGGACAAAAATTATACAATTTATTTACTGAAGCAGGAAATTTTGTTGTAGATGGATATTTAGTGCGGGATTTCTCGGAAGTTGGTCTAGCAGATTTATCTAAAACATATTCATTAGTTCAAAAAAATTTTAGTAAGGAATGATAGAGATGAAGCTTAATTTTGTATGGCTGATGACAATGTTGGGACTATTATTTTTTGCTAATGTTCTCATGGCTCTCGGTTATGTAAATCAGCAGGCATCTATGGAGGAGACATTCATTGAAAATTTCGTAAATCCCCCTCTATCTCCTGCGCCTTCTCTTGCTTCCGGCAATTATGTTGCGATTGGTACCTATGATAATTTAGTCAAGAAGCCCGCGCACGGATTATCTGACTGGCGCGGACCTGCTCCTAATGAGCCTCTGACTGGCCCTGAGGTTGTCATTGACAATGACCACCTTTACATGTTTGCTAATAACCAGAGCAAGCCTGAGTGCTGCCCTTCTTCATACACATCATCAACGGGATGCGTCTGCACAACACCGGCTCAGCGTGACTTGCTCGGAAAACGTGGTGGCAATAACACAATTGGTGCGGGTGAATAAGTATAAATGTGCTTAGTATATCATAATTTCTAGCAGTATAACTGTTTGAAATTATATATTTTGATAGAGGTCTATACAGCAGAAGCCCATTGCTGTTCATTTGAATCAGGAGCAACAAAAAAGGGTTCCTTTTCACCCTCCTTCAGTTTTGGTTCTGGAGCATTGGGTTCTTCCAAGAAGACAGTCTGAACCGGTCCCAACATTCCATTGTCTCCGCATACGCGATAGTGAATATGGGCTTCAAGCCGGCCTTTTACGGGTACTGTATAAGGTTGCGGTGTACGCACTTTTAGAAGCGCAGTATTATCATCACCAACGACAGTAACACCCGCATTATGAAATCCTAGATACGCTTTTCTCCAATCATTAATTTTTTCAAGATGTTCGGTATCAGGCTCGGCTGCCCAGAATAATACCTTACGACCCGCTCCTTGTATCGTAACACGTTTTGTGTAATTCGCAGATTCCGGTGTCTGTTCTTTTAAGAGAGAGCACGGCATTACGGTTTCACCTAAAAAGGGAAGATATGTAGACCGTTGAAACCCCAAATAAAGAGCACATACTGTAACAAGAAGACTTAATAGAACTTTGCCCGCTGTGGATTGCGGACTCGTCATTCCTTTGATACTAACAACAAGCGTTGTAACCACAACAACAATTGCTGCGAATAAATGCAACCATTTTATACTATTACTGTCCCCCATATTCTATTCTGTAAAGAAGAAAAAACTTGAGGCGACATAAAATATATAAGACAAATAAGATAAATGATTGTGATATGGCTTTCCGGTTATGCGGGTGCGGGTAAAGATACAATGGCATCCATTCTCTGGAAGAAATACGATCTTCAACGCGTTGCTTTTGCGGATAGTTTGAAGGACTTTGTTGCTGTAAAATATGGTTTAGAACGCAGCCTCTTTGATACTCCCGAAGGAAAAAATTCGCTAGATGCTAAGACTGGAAAAACAGTTCGCGAATTACTTATTGCTGATTCAGCAGAAGCAAAAAAAGATAATATAAATATCTTTGCTTCTTATGTACTAGAAAAAATTAAGAGTTCCAAGCAAACAGGGTTTGTAATTAGTGATTGGCGCTATCCCCATGAATATGAGTATATTAAAAGTAATATGCCAGAAGCCGAGCATATCTGTATTCGTATTACTCGTCCGGGTTTACAATCACTAGCAGATCCATCCGAACATGCTTTAGATAATTGGATATTTCATACAGAAATTATAAATAATTCACTAAAACTTCTTGAAAAAGATATAGTAAATTTCTTGGCAACTTACAAATGGGCCTAACTAAAAACTTCTGTCATTGTGTCCGGAAAGTACGAAAAACTATTAAATTGCGTGGAGGTCAACCAAGAACAAGACAGGCCAAAGAATCTGCTGCGATTGCTATTTGTACAAAGTCTGTCTTACAAACTCGTGGTTTAACAATGCGCAAAGTACGTTGTGGTCCGTCTGGTCCAAAGAAACAGCGGCTTTTCACGCAGAAAAAACGCTGAATTTAATAGGGTATGCTTGAACTTCAAAAAAGTGTAGGATTTGTACATGTAGTATTATCCTTTATTTTTTCTATTTATTTCCTTTGGGCTCCAGCAAGATTTGATTTATATTATTTAGTATATTTTCTCTTACTTAGTATTTCTTGGAGCATTATGAAAAATGAGTGCGCTATTTCATATTTGTTCAAATATATTGGAGATGCTAATTATCAAATGGGTGATAACGAAGAGGTTGAAGATTATAATGTAGTTCTAGGATCTGCCGCAGGAAACATCTTCTTAAATTACGTGCTTTTCATGTATGTATTTAATTTAGTATTTATTGCTCTACGTTTTAAAGGTTGGCGTAATCAACTGGCTATACTACTAGCAACAGTATCTTACGGGCTCTATATTTTAATGCTTCGACGCGCTAAAAAAGAACAAAAAGATATTCTTCAGACAAGCAATTTAGTAATTAATTCTATTCTGCTAGGATATTTCTTATACAAGTGATTCACCGCTATCCTCGCGCGGCCGGAACTGGCGTCGATTGTAAAATAGAGTAGTTATTATTGTTCCTAGACAGCAAAGAATAATTAATACAACTACACCAACAGCAAGACCTATATCAACTGCTTGTTCACTATAAACCATTCAAAACAATCTATACAGTTTTTGGGTTTGTCGTTTAAGCCTAAGGATTTCCTATACTTTAGTAAGTAGACTTGAATGGCCGCAAGCCGTCGTATATTAAAAGAAATTGAAGATATCACCAAAGATCCCCCCTCAAATTGTACAGCGGGGCCAATAGATGAAAATATCTATCTGTGGGAAGGCATGATTTTTGGACCCGATGATTCACCCTTTGTGGGTGGTGTATTTAAACTTCGTATACAATTTCCAGCAGATTATCCTTTTAAACCACCTTCTGTAAATTTCACAACGAAGATTTTTCACCCAAATATTAATTCTGCTGGAATTATTTGCTTGGATATATTGAAAACTCAATGGTCACCCGCTCTTACAATTAGTAAAGTCTTACTCAGTATTCTTTCACTTCTAACAGATCCAAATCCTAATGATCCATTAGTTCCTGATATTGCAGATCTCTATAAATCGGATAAATCATTATATGAAGAGAAAGCCCGGCAATGGACACAACGTTTCGCCACTAATTAAAGATGTATTTGTAGTATAAGATCATACTAATAAATGGTTACGCTTATGACTAATTTTTGCAACTATCTTACAAATAATATTACCTGTGCTAATGATGGAGATATATGTCAATTATTTATTTGTAAGGAATTAATTAATAAAATACAGATACCAAACAGTGTATTTGTTGATATAGGGGCCTTTGCTGGAGGTTGGGCATCAATGATTTCACATTTTACAAATTCACAAGGCATAATTTACGCATATGAGCCATCACAACAACATTTTAAAATGCTAGAAGAAAACTGTAAGAATATGAAAAATGTTCATTTACATAATTATGGTATAGGTACAGAAGAAGCAGAAGTAAACTTAATTTTAACTGGTAATGGAGCTCATGTTCAAAGCAATCTTGATATTTTGGGTGATTGTAGAAATGTTGAAACTATTAAAATAAAACCATTTAATATTCAACAACCCATTCATACTATGAAAATTGATATAGATGGATATGAATCAAAACTCTTACCAAAATTGTATCATTTTTTACCACAAATACATAGTTTAATTTGTGAATTTACTGTTTATTTTTTTTCCTCAAGTAAAGAGGAATGTGCGGTCATTGCGCAGCCCATTCTAGAAAAAATAATGTCACATTATCCCTTCACATACGGGATTTCTCGTAACGGTGCTCCATTTTGTGTTCGTATACAAAAAGAAAATATCTCAGAATGGGTTGATGAACATTTTGATAGACATTTATCAACTGATATATTATTTACACAGCATGAAATTTCAACTATTACTGTTGTTCCTTATTGTCGGAACGCATGGTATGCATAAAGGACACAACGTTTCGCCACTAATTAAAGATGATTTTATAAGTTATAATAGATTATTAATTATGGAGATATGTTTATTTAGTAATTTTAGGGGATTTATTGTAAATAATATCAAATGCGTGAATGATGGTGATGTCGCACAATTCTATGTATGTAAGGAACTAGTTGAAAAGAAAATTTTGCCTCAAAATGGAGCCGTGAAAAATGTGTATGTTGATATTGGCGCATATGTAGGTGCATGGACATCCATGATATCTGCTCTAACACATTCAACTGCGGAGATTCATGCTTATGAACCGGGAAAACAGCATTATAAACTGTTGGAGGAAAACTGCAGAAATCTACAGAATATTCATATGAATAATTATGGAATTGGTGAAACTGAAGCCGAGGTGCGCCTTATTTATACTGGCGGTGGTGGTCATTTTCAAAGTTCTCTTGATGATTTAAGTCAATGCTTAAATACTGAAATGATTCAAACAAAACCCTTTAATATAACGGCACCAATTCATATTATGAAAATTGATGTGGATGGCTATGAATGTAAATTATTACCTACACTTTATCCTTTTTTGTATTTAATTCATAGTTTAATTTGCGAAATGGACATATATGATTATTCAGCAAATCGTCAAGATTGTATTGCAATTGCTACACCTATTCTTGAAAAATTAATTTCACACTTTCCCTATACATTTGGTCTTTCGCGCCATGGAGCACCCTACTGCGTTGAAATTAAACAGGAAAATATCAAGGATTGGATTGAGGATCATTATGATAATCATTTGTCAACTGATTTGCTTTTTACGCATCATAAAATTGGGTCAATTACATGTGTAAAATATGTTAAAAACATGTGGTATGCTTAAACCTGGCAAAATAAATATTCATAATGGAGGAAATCTGCAAAAATACACTCATACCGCAATCTCTAGTTTTGAGACGATGTGAATGTTTTTACTGTGGAGCGGATGATACAGGTGCTGTTCAAATTGAGTATTTATTTGGTATGAAAGTGTGTGAAATACATAGAGCCAATGCTGAACGAGATTGTCGGGCATATTTACATAGAGAAAATTTAGTTCGGATCGAAGATGCTTTTAAGATTCCAGCACTTAAGCGATTTTTTGATATTCTAGCAGCTCATCCATTTATTACTGTTCAACGAACAAGTGGAGATATTGAAGACGATTGGTGTTTTAGAGAAGGAAACTTTTATGAACCAGCTTTTATTTCTCAAAGTTTGGAGGGACAATGGTGCATTCCGACATATTGTAAGCGTATAAAACAGAATAAAAATGTTCCAATTATTAATTTCTTACGATCAGAAATTAATGGTAAAATGAATCTACCGGTAGACTGGCAGGTTGTAATTGAGGATGTGATAGATACTCTGGTAAACGGTGTTTACAAGGCCGACGCTGAAGCATACGATTATGCTAGAAATCATGATGAGTCTGAAAAAATTGTGGAAACATCAGGTGTTGCCACAGTTATTTATGAAGGTCGTGTAGAACGGATTTTTGTGGGACATTTGGGTTACCGTCCTCGGGAAAATGGTGTTGATAAATCTGAAGAAGTTGGCGAACTATGAACCTACAAGGAGCATGGCCCTTTGTTCCTACAAGGAACATGGAAGTGGCCACAGAAAAGCCTCCGCTGGCAAATCCTTCTTATTAATCCTAAACTTTGTATCAAAGATAGGCTTTGTAATTTGTTCGCAGGGAATAGCATTCGTGCAGTTGTGACCAATGATTTTGTATAAGTCAAAACCGGGGAAACGCTCAGTTCCATTCGCATTCTTCAAGACATTATAACCATCCTTCTGCTGAAGCCACATCCAAAGCAGATTAAACAACGGTGACTTAGTTTCCATCACTCTAAGGCCCGGTTCTTCTGTCAATACACGAGCAGGTTTTGCGTCATCAGGATTATCCTCAAAGAGCGAATCCATCAATGAACATGCTAGACGCACAAGATCAAAAGAAGGGTTCGGATCTACACGATTATGTTTCTGATTAAAATACGGGGGGCAATTGTACTGACCCGCTGCGTCACCTTCCTCCTCAAATGCATCACTAATAAAGAATCCACCACGCTTTCCAAGATGAAATGCGGCACGATTAAAATCAATGATTTTGAAAATACGACCAAATGTGGGAACGGCATAAATACGAGGACCGCCAAGCGCATCCTTCAACTCATAATATAGTGTTGGCTCTGAAGTCCATGACCACATGATATTATTCGTGTGCAGGTCATTATGAACAAAATGATATTCCTTTTGTGCTACTGCTAGAGCCGCAATAACTTGGAACAACCAAGCAGTCCATCGTTGCTCTTTTGTGTCTTCTAAGTCCTCATCTTCTGCGTCCAAAAGAAGATCCATTGTTCCATCACAGCATTCTAACACTGTTGCCATGACAGGAAAATTCTTGAAGATCGCGATAATAGGAGGGCCGCATGATGATTCGCTAAATGTGTGACTTTCTGCTTCCTCATCCAAATCTATATTATCAACATCCATTTCCTCCACCGGAGATGTAGGAATCTGTCTTAAATTGAGCCTTGGAACACTGACTGGAATAGGAGCCTCATCGCTTTCTAGCAGTTCAATCTCATCGCCAATTTCATTATCTTCTTGATTGATATTTTCATGCTCCACACTATTTCTCTGGCCTCTATCAATCACATCCGCATCCAAATCTTCACAGGAGGCAACATCATTAAAGTCAATGGATGTATCGCTTACAATTGATCTACGAGGACGGCGTTCGTAATCCTGGGGCTTAAAGGACGATGCTTCACCCATTTCATCAATGATGCGGAGTTCAAAGAGACCCGCTGCTAGATTCTCGGAGAACCATGATTCATGCTTGATATCTTCATAATCCTCTGATAAATTGAATGTATATCTATCAAGGCGTCCACAGAAGTTCCCATAGCAGCGGACCCAGTGGGGTGACAACTTCTGCTCAACAAGATGACTAGCACAGACTGCGAAAAGAGAATCTAGATAGGCTTCATTATTAGGGTCGTTTATCTTTGCAAGAGTATGTTGCCAGGCTGCCAAATAAGATGGAAGCGCACCATCATCAGGTAAGACATATTCGCCACTCATATACGAGATAGGATTTAGAATATGAGCACGCTTCATGAAAAGATTTGTGATTTTCGTGGGGCCATCAAGAGGGCCCACCATTCCCTGAAAACGGAAAGGGTCCGTAAAACCCGAAATATCTTGAATCCACTCAGCAGTATTAAGCAGAAATCCCTCCGATTTACCCGGAACAAGGTTTGTAAAGATTTTTTCCAAGGATGAAAAATACGTTTGGGCCTTTGTAAAATGGGGTTCAAGATATTCAACGATTTTTTGCGGAATAGGTTTGGATGTATATAAAATTTCAAGCCCCGGGCTTGTTTTAGGTTCATCGCAGAAAGACTTTGATGTTTTGTTAACCTTATTTGCCGCTTTTTGTTTGTTATGCTTACCCATTACTTTTTTCAGAGGAAAGGGCTTTGCTACAAAACCGCAGCGCTGCGGTCCACCTCCTACAGAAATAATATTCATCACCAAAAGAATGAGTACACCACAAGCACCACCAACAGGCAACAATAAATTGTTGAACCTTCGTTTAAAGAAGTTTGATATGTCGCGTATCAAGGCTCGGCACGTGGTTGTTATGATTGGAAAACGTGAAACTGGTAAATCCTATCTTGTAAAAGATTTGCTCTGGCACAACCAGGATGTTCCGGTGGGGACGGTAATCTCAGGTACAGAGGGCGCTAATCAGTTTTATAGTAAAGTTATTCCTTCACTGTTCATCCACGAAGAGTATTCACCGTTAATTATCGCGAATATGTTAAAGAGACAGAAGCTTCTAGCAAATAAGATCTCTAAGGATATTGAGGCTCGTGGTACAACAAGTGTGGACCCGCGGACATTCTTGATTTTGGATGACTGCTTGTTCGATGCTTCATGGACTCGTGATAAGAATATTCGTTATTTGTTCATGAACGGTCGTCACGTTCACGCCCTGTTTATTATTACAATGCAGTATGCTCTTGGTGTACCACCTGCCTTGCGTACCAACGTTGATTTCGTATTTATTCTGCGTGAGACCATTGTTTCAAACAGAAAGCGTCTCTATGAGCAATATGCTGGAATGTTCCCCGATTTTGAGTCATTCTGTCAGGTGATGGATCAGTGTACTGAAAATTATGAATGTTTGGTGATTGACAATAATGCGAAAAGTAACAAATTAGTGGACCAGGTTTACTGGTACAAGGCACCGCCCCATTCAGATTTCAAGATTGGGTCGCCGGAAATTTGGGCTCATTCAGCGGCTAATTCTAAGAATGATGAGGATCAAGCAGAGGATTTTGATGGACGCTTTGGTGTGGGTGGTAAGAAGGCTAAATCGGCATTAATTCAGGTGAGGAAGTTTTAGTAGGCTGAGCATCATTGAATTGGCTGCGTGTATGTAGGTAGGCTGATGCGTATCCTTCAGAAAAACTGATTGACACAATATTATAGATTTTACTTGCTATCAAGACAGTTCCTGTAGCAAATAAGATTGGACCCTTGTCATTGGCGTATTCTGTGCCAATAACATATCCGCTTAGAATTGTGTTTACAGCAAAAATAAAAATAGTTATAACAACTGCTCGTTGATAAAGTTTATCAAATGAATGAATTGTATTTTTGCGTTCAGTTGTTAGACTTTCAAACGCAGATTTAACAGTAATTGCGTCCGATGGCTTTTCGGGATTCATGCGAAGATATGTAGATAATTTATATTCACGCTGGATTTCTATAGCATAGAGTGCTATAAAGACAGCGAATGCTAGAAGATTTACTCCACAGTTTACTTTATAAAGTGTGCTCCCATTCGCAAAATTCTGCTGGGGCAAACAAGCTTTATTACCGCAGACACCAGGAACAAAAATAACTAGCAGAGTTCCATTAAAAATACGATAGGCTTCCAGTAATACTGTCATAGGCGTTACGGCTTTTGCAACGAGGCTCTTTAGCATTCTACTTATTATGAGGTAGTTGAGCCAAAACCGCCAGCACCACGATCATCCCGCGGCTGCGGCAAGGCATTTATTGAATCAACAAGAACTACCTTTCCGAACGGAATATAATCCTGTGCACAAAGCTGGAAGAAAAGTCCTCCATCCGCAATGATATATTCAAAGTCACTGTGATTATCAACACAGACCATTAGTTCACCGCGATAACCCTCGTCAATAAGGCCTACACTATTTGCTAGACGCAGAGGAGTCTTTGAACCAGTAGATGAACGCGGGAGGATAAGAAAGGGACTGGGACCACTCGTTGCTGAAATACAAGCACCATAAATCTGGCTGTGTAGCTTGGCAGCCTTACCCTTCGTAGGCTGAATTACTGCTGATAGCAGAGGTAGATTTACACCCGAATCAGTCGGCCTGTAGGCACTAATTACATTCTGAAGAGCGGCGCGCTGCTGGGGATTCTCCGTGAAAAGATACAGAGTACGGTAGGACATTTTGAAGTCAATTTCTTGTAGAAAAGGGCTTCAAATTTTTACTAAAGTAAAAATTCAGACAAATTTATTAAATTGAGCAATTTACACATCTAGCGTCACCTTTGCCGCAGCCAACTCCTTCTTACGAGCAATCGCCAAATCGGCTTCACCACCGCCGCCGAACATATCCGTCGGCAAGGCATTCTCCTCCTTAGATCCCGGTCCGAACTTGGGAACTGCCACCTTGGAGCCCGCCATACGTTCACGCTTCTGCTCCTCGTACAAAGCCTCCTTTTGTGACTCATTCTGCTTGTAGTTCTTCATGAGCGTGTTCAACTGGTCCTCCGCGTACTCCTGATCCGCAACATCGGCCGGCTCAGGGTCCCACGGTAGCCAGAAGCCCATCTGACCCACATATACGTTGAAGAAGGGGTCCAACTTCTGGAGGGTCTTGGCCCTAGCACCCGCCTCCGCCGCTGTATCATATACGCCACGAACCTTGAGGCCACGGATGCTGGTACGGAACTCGTTCTTGGTGAAGAACTCCTCCTCCAACTTCTTCCGGTTCTTGAACATGAAGTTCTCATATGCCTCCTGGATCTTCGTTTCCTTGAAATCGCGCATGTTCTTCTTCACATACTGAGCAAGGTCATCCGCCGCATCCTTGGACAAAGAAGCACGAACTTCCTGCATCACCTTAACAGCGTCATCGCGCCATTTCTTGGTATCCGTAGGAGAACCACTCACATCAGTGACCACATCTAGTCCAGCATTTGCCACCAAATCCTCCACCTTAGAAATTGCCTTAGTCACCTGCAGAACCTGGTCCATCAGAAACTTCTCTGACGCCGAAACTTTGTACTCCACTTCGTAATTTTCCAAAAACCGGCTGTAGAAAAAAACTTCCTTGTTTGCCAACACCTTCTCTGGAGACAAAAAACTGAGGCACACATACTTCTGTCCCGGAATCTCCTTGTCCTGCTCTAGCCACGTTTGCTCACTGTCACTCATCCTGGATAGACTAGACAAACAATCTTTAAAACCAGAACGCAGCCGCCGAAAAAAAATGTCAGACCAGGATATAGCAAATGGACGGTTTCTCTGTGGCTGACGTAATCCAGCGTGTAACTAAGTACCTCCTTGAGGGCCTCGCCGTCGCAGTTGCGATGGTTCTCGTAATGAAGAAGAAGTCTCCCGACTATGAGGAGGTTCTCTCTGTTGCCGTCGTCGCGGCGGTTGTTTTCGGCATCCTGGACACCCTTGCTCCTTCAGTCGGTGGCTCAGCTCGGGCCGGTGCGGGCTTCGGTCTCGGCGCCAACATGGTCGGCTTCCCGCGCATGGGTTAGACCTACTAATTTAGTTTGATATTTGTGATATAATTTACTATTGCTTTAACCTAACACATATAGTACCAGTGTTAGTAGAAATTATTACAAATCCAAATTTTCCTGAATAACTTGATGCTACATCAAATTATTTAGTAAACACACAGCAATCTAAGGATATCCACGTGACCTAAGAATTGCTTCTTGAGACCTTACACCGTTATCTGGGTTCCATCTGTAAAACATAGCACGACCTTCATCGTCAATTGTTCCTTCACCGACAGCATGTCCCGGCGGCGAACCTGAAATCCACCGATGAGGAATAGCATATTGATTCATCAAAATATTTGATTTTGTTACATTCCCAGACGGATTTATTACTTCAATCTCTACATGAGGCGGGACATAGATACTTCCGAGTCCGGCATAATATGCACCTGGTGCCTCATCTAATACGATACGATAGTCGCCCAACTGTGTTGAGATGCTTCCACTCTTGCTTCTAACATCGTACGCCTGCTCTTGATTCGGATGAGGAAAACCAGAACCACTGAAACTGTGTCCACGTGTTGCGGGTGCGGCGGCTCTCCATTTAATTGTTGCTGCTCCGCCTACATTTCCGTTGACAACTATTTTGCCATTCTCAACTGAAACGATTGCATTCATTCTCTAGCAAAGGCTAGTATTTTATTACTTATTGATCACCTCCAGGTGTACCACGCGGTCCAGAATACGGGTATGCGCGCGCAATGCTGACGGCTTTAGGAGCAAGTGGCTGCCAGAACATTTCAGGGTCACCCGCCGCACAGTTATTAATGTCCTGTGATGCGATAATGGGAAACGTGTGGGGAAGAGGGGCTGTGTTTCCATATGCTAGAGCCTGTGAATCTGCTGCTTCAGATGCCAATGAAGGACGGTAAATACGACCTGTGCCAATTCCAGCATAGTGTCCTTCTACCGTGTGACATCCATCATAGGTACAAACACGCTTATATAGTTCAGGGACCATTGTATCTGCGCATTTATGTGCGCCCATCTTGGTATTCAAGATTTGATTAGTACCGCGCATGAATGATTCCGCATCCGCAATTGTTCGCTGACGAGCATCATGCTGGCCCCAAACTCCTGCGGCTTTTACGGGATAGGATTCGCAACGAGGGCGGTAATCAGTGTATGAACGACCATCGGCCATTCTGGCGGGTGCGCCTTTCAGTCGGGGATAACTTGTAGTGAAACAACTCATTCGGCTTCCTCTAACCTACGAACAACATTTTGTGTGGCGGAAGACCGTAAGACTTCCAGCAGTTCTGACTTCTTCATTGACTTTGTTACACGCAAACCTCTCTCAGTAGCCAATTCACGGAGTTGCTTGGTGGGCATGCTTTCAAGTAGAGAACCCGCGGCTGCAACCTCACCCACATTACCCACAAACAACTTCTTGAACTGGGATTCCTCTGTGGGCTTAGACTTATTCCATCCATTCAGAATCTCGTCTTCATTTAAGTCCAAAACACCTCCAGGGCGGAGATTGTCCTCTTCATCATCACCGGCTGAAGGGAGTTCAACATCAAAATCCCTCATAGTGTGCTCAACCTCTCCTGCAACTGATTCAGGCGGTTCAACATAGCGCTGGATTCCGATTGTCTTCTCCGTATTTTCAGCCTCTGCCTCTGCGGCTTCTTCATCTTCATTTGAGTGTGTCTGCTGATAGTTCGCCATGTCAATTTCAGGAGGAGAATCGCGCAAATGAACCTTGTGTGCTTCTTCATCTGTTACCTTGCGTTCTTGGATAGCAAAGCGGAGTTCATAGAGAACATTTTCCAGAACACCGAGTTTCCTCTGCTGGGCCTCAATGTTAGAATATAGCCAATACGCCACACCTCCAAGTATCAGAAGAAAACTTGCCGTCAGCAGCAGCAAATCTTGAGTGCCCGCATTCATTCTTTTTTAGGAGGGATAAGTTTTATCGGACAAAAGACCGCGTTCTTTCAGGATTTCACGAACACTGCTCAAGGAGTTAATTCCCTTCCGCATTTTATATGTATAATTGAGTTGGTCCGGATTTTCCCGATGAGGCGATGCTTGTAGACAGAGGGGTTGGCACCGTTTTTCTTTCGCATAAGATTCGGGTAATTTAGTATAATGCGTGGAAATCAGGGAGGCATGACCGGATGCAGCGTAGACTTTATCAAGGAAAATACGACTTGCTTCTTCGCCGTCTATCGCATTAGTTGAATGGAAAATCTCATCCATCACAAGCAGTGCCTTGCCTTCTTTTTTCGCAGGATCTAAGTTCTCTAGAATTTCTTTTGCAAATTCAATTTCTGCTTCAAATAGGGAAAGTCGGCCAAGTGTATCTGAAGGTGATAGAGCAGTATGAATCTGATGAAAAGGTGTAATTTTCATACGACGAGCAAAACAGAATCCTAGACTTTGAGCAGCAATCACATTTGCTAGAATGGCTTTGAGACTGGTGGACTTACCACCGCGATTAGGACCAGTTACAAGAGCATGTGTTGTTTTATCTGCACAGAGGTCGATAGTATTTACAACACGCTTTTCTTTTCCAAGATGGGGGTGATAGAAGTTTTCTATATGTAGACGCGTCTCCGGACCTTCTACATAGGTGGGAAATCCAATGTGTGGAAGAGTACAACATGTAATCATTACATCCAAGATACCTATGTTTTTTGTTAAACCCATCAAAACATGGGGCTTATTCCAGGTATAACCGAAAATACCAAGTGTATTTTCATCTTCTGGTAAATCTTCATTATCTGGCAGGTCCATATATTTTGTAATAACAGGTCCAGTCATACTAGATAGTTCCTTCCATATGCTTTGGAGTTCCCAGATATGACCGCCCCGTTTTCGCATATCCTGCGTAATTGTATGGAGATGCTGTGAAAGCGTGACTTGTTGCCAGATGCTAGAGCCAAACATAAAGATGGAAAGTCCCCATTGTAACCATCGTTGAGCAACTTGACTGGTTGTGCCTCCGGTAGAGACCCACGGTGGAACTAGCATTCCGGATATCATATTTCCTTGACCTCCCTGTTGTTTCAGAATGTGCTGCAAGAGTTCCCAGTATTCCGGCACACTTAAATCTGCTTGTGTTGTCATACGGATAATGACATAGGGAAGAACAACAATTATAAGGGGTATTAAGATACTGACTGCTGGAAGCAACCAGACTTTCCATAAATTAGCAGCCTCCAGCCACAAGGGACTCTCATTTAGAAAAGAGGCAAATGAATCTTTTTCCCATAGAATTTGAGCATAGTATTCTTTGAGACGCTCATCCTCTATTTCAACTTTTTCTTCAAGGGCTTTCTCTAGAGCGGCGGCTCTTTCTAGCAGTTTAAGAGCACGAGATTTATCTTCAGGCGTCTTGCGGAAATGCTGACGAAGTTTAAGAATAACATTTCTCCGTTTTTCTAGCAGACTAATATCTTCTGTAGCGCCTTTGAAATAATCTATCAATTTAGTCATACCCCATTGAGTTTTCGGAGAAATATCGGTGGCGAGTTCCTTGAAATTAATATCGGCTTCTACATATTTGCCAAGGAGCATTCTCTGCTTCTTTCTGTGTTATGTATTGCGGGCTTTTACCGCGTATCTACCTACATAAATGTCTATTTGTGTTAAAAAAATTTGTCTTAATTTTTGAATGGTTTATGTCTAATTGTGATGGCTTTAGCCATCGCACAATATAGTCTTAGGCTGTTAAAAAATTTGAAGTATAAAAACAGTATAGAATAATCTGTCAGTGAAAATGTCCACTTTAGCAATGTCCTCAAATCATGGAACAGAATCCGGAAAAAACGGATATAAAAAAATGTCAGTAATTACTACTATGAGCATGAGTGGAAATGAAATTCCTGAAGCCCTCCTCCAAGTCCTATCAATCCGTAGTAAACCTGGACTCGTTTGTCCGGAGGATATACGCAGTCGGATTGCACAAATCCGTTCGCGTGTAGAGTCGTTTAGGTCAAATGGAATTGTAAGGAAGGTACCCGCTGATGGGTGGACGGAATCATTTCCCTCATCGCATTCACACCATGCGCGAGCACCTGTAAATAATGGAACAAATGCCTTTGGACGTCGGGGTGGTAATAATGGAGGACGTAATGATACGGGATTTTGGAGGGGAAATCAGGCTCAGCAGACATCTCCCCAGACTTCTGCTTGGTCTACAGGTCGTCCTAAATTTACTACTGGGTTTGTTGCTGCTACTGCTCCTGTAGTAGCGGCTGCACCTGTAGTAGCACCTGTAATAACGCATGTAGTAGTACCCGCAGTGACGCCTGCAGTTCCAGTAGGATCCGCACAGACTATGAATCGCTTCAAGCATCTTGATTCTGAAGAAACAGATGATGTAGCCCCTCCTCCTGTGACCAGTGGTTATGTGAAGTTCAAGAGCAAGTTCAAGAAGGATGCTTCAACTGCGAATGAACTAGAAGACCGGCTTCTTGGTCATATTCGTGCTAAAATTAATAAGTTCTCAGCACAGAACTATAAGAAGATCTTGAACTTTCTCCGGCAAAATATGGATTCGGAGGAGAAGGTATTCTTGGAACAGTTTATGGCTCTTATCTTTTCCAAAGCAGCAGAGGAAGATACATTTGTTGCGCTCTATGCTCAACTTCTAGCAGATTTGACTCCCGAGTTTCCTTTTCTTAAGGGTGAAATGCAGAAGTTATTCACAAGTTACCTGGATGTCTTTACAGATGCTAAGGGACAGGAAGACCAGACATCGGCTGAGTACGGAAAGTTTCTGGATGCTAGCAAGAGGAAGACTCATCGCCGCGGTTATAGTCTCTTCATTGCGCAGATTGCTTCAAAGGGTCTAATTACGGAACAAGAACTGCTAGATACTACACTGGCAGTTGCTCGGTCTCTAATTACAAATTCCCTGGATTCTGAGCAGAAGTTGCTTGTGGAGGAGTTGGCAGATTGTTTGACCAATATTATGGGTGTGGCTCATAAATCTCTAAATGCGTTTGAGGAGATTAAGACTGTGATGGCGGAACTCAAGGGATTGACGGCCAAGGAACCGGCTGCTCTTCCCGGACTTTCGTTCAAATCCCGATTTGCTCTGATGGATTGTCTTGGTCTTTAGAAATAATATCAATCTAATTAGTAGAAATGTCTGCTCCTAATACTGCTGCTGCGCCTGCTGCTTCAGTAACGCCTGCTGCTAATAACAAGGGAGGTTTGTTGGGTGGAATAACAAGCCTTTTTGGTGCAAAGCCCGCTAATGCCAAGAATGCTGGTGCTAATGCTGGTGCTAATGCGAAGAACGCTGGTGCCAATGCCAAGAATGCTTCTGCTAATGCTAATGCCAATGCCAAGAACGCTTCTGCTAACGCCAATGCTGCCAATGCCAAGAACGCGGCCGAGCCTCCTGCACTCAAGCCGGCTGAGGTTGCCAAGAGCCTCAACGCACCTGCTGGTGCTGCGGCGCGTACTCGTCGCCGCCAGCGTGGTGGTGCGCGCGGTAAGACCATGCGTCTCCCCGGTACCCGCAATGTCCTCCGTGTTACTGGCAAGACGGTCGGCAAGATTCGCAATGTTGGTGTCTATGGCCTCAAGAAGGTCGGCAACGGTGTTCACATGGTTACTGGCTTAGTCGGTGCTGTCCTCCGCAAGGGCGGAAAGACGCTAAAGAACATCACAAAGAGACGTCAACAGACACGCAAGCAATAAATAATAAAAAAAGAGAAAATACCTTAGTATGATAATAAATTCATTTTTTGTTATTGTATGACATAATATGTCATAAAATGAAAAGAATCTCATAAATTCTAAAAATTTGACGGCGCGGCAGCCACCTGGATAAAAGCAAATCCAAGCAATAGAAAGATGCCCTTTAAGAAAATCAATTCCAAGAAGCCCAAGAAGGCTGCGTCAGCAGATGATGACAGCAGTGTAGATAGCCGGGGTAATATCCGCAATCTCATTGAATATGAGGAGGATGATTCAGATTATTCTCCTAGCGAGGATACTAGCGAATCCGCAGTAGCAAAGCGTGTTCGCAAGAATAAGCGCGCAAAGAGGGGTCTCAAGCCCGAGGGCCTAAAGGAAAAGAAGGCCAAGGAATTGAAGCAGCGTTCTCCTAAGGAACTTAAGAAGAGTAAGAAGCCCGCGGCAAAGAAATCCAAGAAGGTTGTGGAGTCTGAAGAGGAGGAGGAAGAAGAGGAAGAAGAGGAGGATGAAGAGGAGGAAGAAGATGAGGATGAAGAGGATGTAGATATGGAGAACGAAGAAGAAGAAGATGAAGAAGATACAGACATGGATGAAAAGCATGCTAAGGCCACGATTGACTGGCTAGTGCTCGGCGAAGAATCTGATGATCCGCATGAGCCGAAGAAGTACAAGATGAAGAAGGAATCTCCGCAGGTTCGGCGTTTTGTGGAGATTCTACAGAAGCAGAATGAAGGTGAAGAGGAGCACATTGATAATGATATTACCTATTTCAAGACTCTTGCTGGAGATAAGCAGACAACTCTTCTAGCCAAGATGGAATCTCGTCTAGTCAAGACAGAACAGGCAGTTCCGCTCAAGTTTCAGATTCTAGAAAAGGCAACCACTCCCGAAATTCAGGGTGCGGCGATGTCCAAGTTTACTGCTATGACCAATATTGACCCTTCTTCCACCGAGTATTATAAGTGCAATCACTGGATTAATGGTTTTATCCGCATGCCTCTTGGCGTCTACAAGTCTCTTCCTGTAAGCATGGAGGATGGTCCCGAGAAGTGTTCTGCTTTCGTACAAGAGATTCAGAAGTGTATGAACAGTGCTGTTTACGGACAGGATGAGGCTAAACTCCAGATTCTCCAGTTTGTATCCGCTTGGCTAGCAAATCCTAAGGCTGCTGGAAATGTGCTGAGTATCCATGGCCCTGCTGGTGTGGGTAAGACTACACTTGTTAAGGAGGGCATCGCAAAGGCTCTAGGTCGCCCTTTCCATTTCATTACTCTGGGTGGGGCGACTGATGCTTCCTTCTTGGATGGTCACTCATACACATATGAAGGTTCTACATGGGGACGTATCGCAGAGGTTCTCATTCAGAGCCAGTGCATGAATCCGGTTATCTACTTTGATGAGTTGGATAAGGTTTCTGAGACGCCTAAGGGTGAGGAAATTATCAATCTGCTGATTCACTTGACAGATGGAGCACAGAATGACAAGTTCCAAGATAAGTATTTCACGGGCATTGATCTTGATTTGAGTCGTTGCCTCTTCATCTTCAGCCATAATGATCATAATAAGTTGAATCCTATTCTCAAGGACCGTATGTACAACATTCCGGTCAGTGGGTTCAATATGAAGGAGAAGACTGTGATTGCTGAGCAGTATCTCTTGCCCACTGCGCTCAAGGATCTCAATCTCTTTGAGAAGGTATCTATCTCAAATGAGATTGTAAAGTATGTGATTGAGAATCACACTGGAGGCGAACCTGGTGTCCGTGAAATGAAGCGTGCAATTCAGACGATTGTCAGCAAGATTAATCTTCTACGGTTCTACAATGATGAGAAGGCAGTTCCATTCTCCATTAAGAACTTCAAGTTGCCGTTTACCGTGACTAAGGAGCATATTGAGGTTTTCCTCAAGAAGAAGCCTGAAACTGACCCCAGCATTGCGCACCTTTACACGTAATCGCATCCTTTAATAACATAAAAACTGTGATAGGATTCAGATTTCCTATTATAGTTTTTTTACTTCTGCTTTCGCGTGTATTGCTTACGTTGGCGTGTTTGAGTAAAAGGTTGCGGGTCCTCATTAACATTCATCTTTTTAGTATTATTTTTTTTAGTAAGATTCTTCTTATTTTCCAGAATCTTAAGATTAGTTTCAAATCGGTTTATGGAATTTTGTACATCAAGAATATATCCAAGATTGAAGTCGTTCGTATATTTACCATTGCCATTTGCAAACTTTATTAATCGTTCACAATCAGCATTTACCGCATTCTTAACATTCTTCCATTGATTCTTAACATCTTGAGGCTGGTTCTTTAGTCTAAGACTATTAAACGCTCTTTGTCTTGTTCTACAAAAAAGACCCGCCTTGCCTCTAGCAACAGGATTCTTAACAGACTTGAATTTTCCTGTGTTTGTATTTTTAAGAGTGTATGTCTCAACCATCTAATAGTATTTCAGAATTAAAATGGCATTGTTCCTACCATCATATCTTCGCTTGTTGTCGCATTTGACTCTTCTCCAAACCATGATTTCATTGACAGCATACTGTCACCTACTGAATTTACAATACCAGCCATTTCAGATACAGGTTCTTTTTCACTTACTGTAGCTGTAGATTCAAGAGAACTAAGTAATCCCTGTAAATCAGACGACCAGGAGTCAAATCCGCCCATAAAGGCTAGCAGAGCAGTAAAGACAGTTCCTACCACAAATGTAATTCCACCTTCCGCGGGTGAAGGCAGATCATTAAACTTATAACTCTTGTAGCCCGCACCCACAATCAAAACAAGAACACCGCCAGCCAGGGCCAGCAAAGCCTGTAATTTCCAATCCATCATTAATGATTTCCCTTTTTTTTCTGGCTAGTTTTACCCGCGGTAGGCTCAACAAGGTTGAGCAACCGGGGTGGATGCTTAACTATGTTAAGCGTACCCGCACACCTTTAGTTTACTCAAGAGTTTCAAAATCATCAATTCCTCCAGCACCGGGGTTATCCAAATCTTCGGCATCGGCAGAATCTAATCCACCTACTTCTTGTCCAATGTGGAGGAGTTCATCTTCATCTTCCTCTTCGCTTATTTGTGTAGCCGGTCTATCTAGTGGATTTTCAATTGACCGCATCTCTCCAACACTTGATTTGCGTTCATCAAAGACTGAGACCATCTCAGAGAATTGAACAGCAGGCTCTGTGTCAATTTTGATACTTGCCGGAGTCTCATCCTTTTGAATCTTAGGAACTTCATTAGATGTAATTGGAATATTCTTTATGTCAGGTTCAGATACTACAAGTGCTGGTGCTACAGGTGCTACGGGGACAGGTGCTGCGACAGGTGCTGCGACAGGTGCTGCGACAGGTGCTGCGGGGACAGGTGCTACGGGGACAGGTGCTACGGGGACAGGTGCTACGGAAACAGGTGCTACTACAGGTGTTACAGGAGCAGGCACAGGTTCCGGTACTGATACTACTTCAACATTCTCTTCAGGAACACTCTTTGTCTCTGTGGGAGAAGGCGGCGCTTCTGCATCATTTGTCACAACCTCTTCATCGTCAGTCGGCTCCGAAATATATTCCTGCAAGATCTTCTTAATGGGCAACATATCACGAACAGCCGCATAAATAGCCTCCTCAATGATTGCCTCCGCCTGTAGTAAATTCTTTTGTCTATCAATTGCGGGAATATCTTCCTGAAAAAGGAAAGGAGCCTTCCAGAAAGACTTGGCAGCCTCCGTAAATAAACGGTGAAGAAAATGGTCCAACTTAGGTACAGTAATCGTCAGTTTCTTATTCTTCTTATTTACACGAACTGAAGCCATAACCTTCGTGTGCGCAATAAAAAGAGCAGTCATCAACTCCTCCAAATAGTCGCAACGAGAAGCTTCAATTAGCCGACTGGTCTCTTCCGCCACTACATCCTGATTCCACTTAGGAATCTCCGCGCACTTCTTCTGAAAACGTGAAAGAATGGACTGCTGGGATTCAGCCCATAAATCAGTCCGAATCTTTCGAAAAAAGTCAAGCAACGGAAAAACTAGTTTATTTGCCATCTGCTTTTGATATTCAACACGTGCCTCCGAGTAAGTTGCGGATTCCATTAATTATTCACTGTTTTCTTTTACGCCCGCATTTCCGCAGTTAAACCATCCGTTGCTAAAAGAATCGTCTGTGACCGTGTGTGAACACCTCCAGGCGTTTCCATAATTCTTCGCCAAAGTTCCATTGTATGAGGTGGCAGAATAGTAAGAAGTCCTATACGCGGATCAAACCCATTATCGTGTAGCGTAGTCTCCCATTCAACTATTTCCTTAAGAGTTTTACCCTTAAGGGGCGGCGGCGTCAGACAGAGTTGATTCAGTGAAAATCCAGCCGCACTACCAAATGCTTGGAGAAGTGCCCAGCGAAGATTACCATTCGCAAATCGGGAAACACCCTTAATTTTCTCTGCTGCAAGTGTGGGAATTCTTCGCTGAATTTCATATTCAATCTCTATTTGAGAAAGCGGGGACAGTTGAACAGTCTGACAACGACTGCTAATTGGGTCACTAATTGCAGTTGTGTCACGCACTTCAAAAATACAAAAAATGCTGGATGAATAGACTTCCAACATACGACGCAAAAATGCCTGTGCATCATCCGATAAGACTTCCGCGTGTTCAAAAAGAATATAGCGAATTACTCTATTAGACCCTGATGAAAGTCTGATAAAATGCTTTATAGAATCGCGTTGTTCTCGCAGTCCAGAATCTGAATAACAATTAATAACCAAAAGATATTCTGCCGGAGCCACTAATTTCCAGAACGTAGATTTTCCGATTCCAACAGGACCTACCCACAGAACGTGTGTAGGCTTCTGACTTGCTACGGTGGCCGCCCATTTTTCAAAGATGCTACCATTTCCCACCAGGTCTTTATAAGACCGCGGTGCGTGTGGATCTAATGCTGCTGTATTCATTCTATCAGGTTAAAGGCGGGTGGATTTAAATCACTTCCTTCCGCTAGCTCTATCTGCCAGATTAATAACATAGGGATTCTCATTTAGTGACTTAACCGATGCAGGATTGAAACGATCCTTGGACACATCCAACCGCAGAGGAGCGCGGTATTTCTGCGTGCCAATAATTTCCGCACCCGAAGGCGGACCATTTACACGATAGACAGGCGGCTGGCGATCATTGATATAATCCGTATCCAATTTCTTCATCTGAATATTGGTCTGATCCTCACCGCTGAAGAGTGATAGGAGACCATTTCCATTAATTGGTTGACGACCCTTCGCCACAGTTTCCATCTGAGAATAGTGACGCATGTTGTACTCCGCATCATAAACACGAGCACGCTGTCCCTCCGTAGTCGCAGCAGAGCCCGTATATTCAGACTTGGCTGAAATGGCCGCCTTCTGCGTGAATCGCATACCGTCGGGCGATTGGAGTTGCGGCTTATTAGGAACGCCTTGGAGACTGACGTTCATGACCTTATCGGGCTCAGAAAGTGTGTTTCTGCCAGTTACACGAGCAATATCATCAGGGTCATATACAGTCAACTTCTGCGGTCCATCAGCGGGTCCAGCAATACCGAGCCAGTCATTATCAACCGTAGTTTCCTTAACCGTTGTGCGCGCGATATCATTCGGATCATAAACAGTCAAAGCACCGGGGATTCCAGCACCAAGAGCAGAGAAGTTACCAGAACCACGGATATTTCCGAGCATTTCCTCATTGCGTGTGGGTTTGGCTGCGTCTTGGAAGCGTACACCCGTTTCGCGCTGGTCGGGCTTCACGTTGAGTCCCATCACCTTATCACCTGTAAAATAACGTTCGTTGGGACGGATTTCAATGCCCTTCTTACCATAGTCATTCTCTGCTGAATCCACATTTCCGAAATAATTGGTCGCATCCGCGTTACGAAAACCGAACTCACCGTGCTGGCTGACGAGTGGTGCCCTAAAAGAGGGGATTTGATACTCCTTCTTGAAATCAGTGGAGGCTGCCGTACCGAAATGCTCTTTCGTTGTTTCAGGACGAGCGGTGTACTTAAGAACTTCAACAGAACGCATACGTTCACGCTTATCAGTGCCACCATTCGCAAAGTTACGTTCACCCTTCGCATTTACAAAGAAACGATCAGGCAAGTACTTGCGAACTTCTCCGCGTTCACCCCGATTGGTCACAACGGATTTACCCGGAAGGATAGCACCCGCAAACGTTAATTTAGGATTATTGGCTGTACGAATTTCATCTGTAGAACGGGGCTTAGCATAATCAAGAGATTCAGGCTGCTGGTAGCCACCGGAGGGAATGCTCGTAAATCCTTGACCTAGACCCTTTCCAACACGAATCTGCTCAAAGGGCTTTTCATTTGCTCTGTTTTGCGGGCCTACAATGCGTTCTTGCATGAAGTCTGAATGGGATTCAATTCCATAAGGATTGCCTGTAGGTTCACGCTGGAGATCGAACAAAGGCCCTTGCTCCTGCTTGTTAAACTGTGTAGAAGCCGCTCCTGTGTAATTATCAAGAATGCCCCGATTGCCCGTATCTGTCATATTCTGCTTGACTGACCCACGAAAGAAGGGAACCATATTGTTGTGCGTAAATTCACCGGCATCCAATTCAACGCCTGTAAGAGCAGACACTACTTTTTGGCCTCGGGAGTAATTAGGTGTCTCTTCCTCTCCATCATTGCGGAGAAGAACCATGGGTGAAATACTAGAACCGGCCTCTTGAGGCGCCGGGCTGGCTGAATCAGAGAATGCCATATTTTCAAGTGAATTATTATTCTGTGTTCCATAATTTGTAGGAAGACCCTTAATATCAGAGGGATATGGTTCCATCGCTATTGAGCCACCTGAAGGAAGCGCATATTGAATATCTAATTCTCCTGTCACTTGGCGTAAGGGGGTTACCTGAGCAGCACGTACTTTATAGGGCCCTGTTGTCTGTGTAAAAGGTGAACCTGATTCAAAGTTTTCAATAACGCGTTTCTTTTGTCTCTCAACAGTTGGAGGAACTGGTGTCTTAGGACTCATATAATTTGTAAGGGCAAAGCCAGTTCCTAATAAACCAATCATGGCGGCAATCTCCATTCTCTAACAGTGGCGATTAATTTTAAGCAGTCATACTTGCGTAAAATTAATATATGGGGCTGGAGATTTACAAAGACTGCTTGGAACGATTCCATGTAACACTGGGCGGCCCTACAGGAGCAGGACACTCAACATCGCTCTTAGGAGGATTCCATTGATCCTGTGTTGCGGGTATAACTTCCTTGACCTGTTCACGTGCAAGCATATTGTCTGATTTGCTGTAGAATGAGTCGCTCCAGTTGTTGAGCGGTGTAGGCAAGGAAGGGGAGGGATTATTCGGTTTAGGAATACAGGGGCGATGAGAATCCTTAGATAGAATACGTCCAGGGACAAACCAATCAAAGGGAACCATGACATTTTCCTGCGGGTTCTGGCAGAGATATTCCCAACGGTTCCAGCCTGTTCCTCTCAATGTACATGGCGGATCACCCAGACGATTGAAAGTTTGCGTAAATGAGGCTTCGGGCATCGCAGTCGGCTTGACTCCATTGTAACGATTATTATTCGGATTGTAGCCACCGCAGGCAGATTTTACACTGAGACGATTAATATTAAAAAGGTCAGATTCAACATCTGTGCGTTGGTGGTCAATAAGTTGGGCCGCTCCCCATTTCTGGAGTCGGGTGGTCGGCTCAGGCACGAAGACACCCTGTGTTCCATTTGCAGGTGAACCGAGTTGATAGCGTCCAGCGCCTGTTGTTATCCGGAGGTCGTCTTCGTAGTGGCAAGGGTCAGACCTTAAGTGGGTCCATGAATAATCTGTAACTGAAGCCATCTTTGCTCTAATGTTCGCCGACAATTCTTTTGGATAATTCCTCCAGTTTCTTTACAAGATTTGTTTGAAGAGTAATAAAAATTACGCTAACAACAATTTCACCATGAAACTCAGTGGAAAGATAGGGATGATATGTGTGTTTACCGGGGATATAAAATAAGAAGGGAACTGCTTTTACAAATTTCCGAATGTAGAAAATGCATACTGCTAGAAAGATTGTTTCACCCAGAACTTCTAGCATAATATGCATTGTGCTCTTTGTTTTATCAAATGCTGGAAATGCTTCGTTTGTCCATACTCCAACATAGAATGTAACAACTCCATAGAGAATAGTATATTGAATTGTTTCAAAAATCTCATTTATACGAATCGTATTCAGATTGAATAATTTTCGTATCCGTGATATGAAATGAGATTTACCCGATGGTTCTATCATCTCCCCTACTCCTTTCTGAGTTTTTAGAAGCGATATGAGGTTCCAGTTTCCTGCGTGAAACGATTAGGATATGCGACACCCTGATAACTGTTCATCTGGCATGTCTGTAAGTGCGTAGGGCGGGTCGCAATGAAACGCTTTTCATCGTCTGCCTTATTTGTGTATGAAATACCAGAAGGCCAGTCGGGGCATGCTTTTCCGCCCAGAGCACACTCGGGTTTGTACTGCTTGTTATTACATCTTGTATTAGGACGAGTGATGCCCTGTAAATCGGATTCCACATCTACCATTGGAGATGCTGTAACCACACTAACCTCATTGCCACCGACCAGGCCAAGAGCATTACGGCAGGGTTTCTCATGATAGAACTTGTCAGGAATCATTGTATATCCGGACAAGTTTCTGCTTTGCTCTTCGGACAAGAATCTTTCATTGCCAGCACCCTTGCTAGACTGTGCTGAGCTACCGAATAACGCAGGGGCATATTCTGTCATTATCTTCTATTTAGAACCAAATAATTTTTTATCCTGTTCATCGCGTTTCTGCTGCATGAGGCGGAACTCTTTTTCAATATCACTTGCTGGAGGACACTCTGGTGATTTAGTAAGTGTTATATTTGTGAAACGGTTTGCAAAACATCTGATCTTTTGGTTTTGCTGTGTTTGCGAAGACTCTGTGTGTTGTTTGTTAGACGGCATTATTTTCTCTCTTCTATAAAGGGATGAATCTTTTGAAATCAATTGTTGTGGCCGCTTCGCCTAGCAAATCTTATATGCCAGTCGGAAAAGCAATTTCGGTGAAAGATATTAAGAAACAGCAGTTGCCATCTTCAACAACTCTGTCCCAAAGGCAAGGGACCACGCGGAAAGCCCGAATTATTAAACAATTGGTTTGAATAGCAGGATATCAAGGAAGTTTATCTACGAGATAACTTTCTTGTTGTTCTATTACGGCTACGGCTCCTGCTGCGGCTTCTGCGCATTTTCTCCTTCTGGAGAAGTGCGGCCGTATCTGTGTATCCACCCAGAAGTTTACCATTTCGGTAAATCTGCGGGACACTTGTTTTTCCCGTTAAACGTTTGAGTTCCGCACGATGCTCGGGGCCTACAGGGACAAATAGAGGCTTCTGTGCTTTCAAAAGTTGTTTAGCCTTCTGACACCATGGGCAACTCTCCATACCGAAAATTACAAGCGGTGTTGTTTCAATAATATGAGCCAATGTATGCATTCCTACTTCTTAATAGGAAAATCGCTTCATTGAATTGGAATCGCAAATAGGAGCATATCTGTTATTAACCGATGAACGCGTTCCTACAAAATCGGGTAAGCATTTTGTTCCTAGCACAGGATTGAGTATAGTAGACGCATTTGAAGCCGCCGCATAACAGTCCACAGGTAGGGTTACAAAGAGACCCTTCGTGTTATTAGTGGCCGAGCAGCAGGTCGCAAATCCCGCAGTCTTAAAAAGTAATGACTCTGAACTACTTGGAGTAGAAGTACCACCCATAGTTAAAACAGTCTTAATATCACACGGTGCGACTAGGCCAAATGATGATGTTGCAGGAACAAAAACTTTACTGTTCTTGTATTTTAGTGCGGTAGTTGTCTCCGACGCATCGCGCACTTTGCTAGTTGCTAGAGTTACTGAAGCAGCCTCTCTACGAAGACGTGTTAAACGGCTGGCGTCCATTTCTACTATATAAAACAATATTTTTAGAGAATCTTATACGATGTCATTATCATCCGTGACTCTAGCAATTGATTTTCGTGAATCTAGTCTTATGACACAACTACAAGTTTTAAAAGTCCCTTTTGTATCCGAAAGTCTTCCCTTGGGAGATATTCTCTTCCGTGACTTGAGTGGAACAGCAGTCGCACTTTTTGAACGAAAGACATTAGATGATTATGCTGGTTCTCACTTAACGAATCGCTATCGGGAGCAGCGCGCTCGTCTCATTACAGCACGGTCACAAGGGACACAAATCGGTTATCTGCTGGAAGGTGGTTGGCGTTATGGCGCACAGGAGCGGGTATTTGGTCAGCCTACAGAAGGAAAGCGTAGTACAGTAAATGAAACAATGTTACGAACTCTAGCATTCCGTCTTCAGTTTAAATACAAGATTCCTGTTATTCAAACAGCAAATGTGCTTGAAACTGCGTATACACTCAAGCATTTGTATGAGATTTTGCAGCAAGATGCTGCGTATTTTAAAGAGACGCCAGAAGAGGACTTGGCCATTGCTAAACAAGCAACTGCAACAACAGGTAATTTCTCTGCTAGGCGGAAGGATAATGTGGAACCAGCAGCATCAATGTTAATGGGTCTCCATGGTGTTAGTCTTGTAAAAGCAGAGGCGATTCTAGCAGCAGTTCCTACGATTGTTGATCTCTGCGGGAAGACCGCAAAGGAGATAGCAGATATCCCTGCTGGAAAGGGACGGATTGGGCCAAAGTTAGGGGTCGATATTCACGGGGCTCTTCATTAAAATATTTATAGTATGTAGAGTAAAATATGCCAAATTTTAAGACGTATCATAATAATAAAAATATTTATAGTGTTGATATGATGTTATCTTACATTAATCTATATGGACATCCAATTGTTAAAATGCCTATAGAAAAATTTATTCCACAACTTAATGAAAATGTTTGGGGAGAATGGTCTCCTATGGATGTTATAAAAAAGATTGATTCTAAAAAATATAAAAAAGATGCCGAACTTATTCAACGAGCAAATTTAGAATATCCAATAATTGTATCAGGAAAACATATTGTAGATGGATATCATCGGCTTGCAAAAGCATACTTAGACGACAAAAAATATATTAATGTCTATATATTTGATGCAGAACTTATGAATAAATTTATTCTTAATAAAGATATGGATTTTGTAAAGGTCCATCAGAATACTAATATTTATCAAATCATAGAACTTTGGACGAAGCGTTTTTGTAATTAGATAAAATAAAGGATAAATTAAGATGACTAATGAAATTGAACATTTACAAGAAACCTTAATTATTCATTTAAAACAATTAAATATTACAATGACAAAATATACTCGTATAAATTTTGTAAATAGTCTTCTGGAAAAACAAAATCATAAATGTGTCTTTGGTAAAAACGTAGGTCATATTTATTGTACTAGTGAACTCCAGTGGGGTTATATAAAACCTTTATCTAGAAAAGAAGAACAATCAGTTGATAATCTATACTTATTATGCGCTATTTGTAAAGCAGAAATTTATATTTAAATGTGTCTTGTTTTTTGGCTAAAAAATTGTCTTGTTTTTTGGCTAAAAAATTGAAACCGCAGCCCCGGCAGAAGTAAGTCGCAGCAACCTAAGTAAGAAATGCCTACGTATAAAAATGTGGATGACCTCCGTCAGTATATTCCGCCAGATAATGGATTGGATTTGAGTAAGACGAACAGGCATATTGCCGTCATCGTAAAGGGAAATAAGATTCTTGCAGCGGCTATGAATCAATTCGGTTCTCGCTCTTTTGGCTCGGGTTACACATATAATACAATCCATGCGGAGGTTAATGTGATTAAGAAGTTGGGAGATATTAAGAAACTTAATGGCACTACTATGTATGTTTTCCGCACAGGAAAGGGAATAAATGAAGCCAGTATTTGTCACAGCAAACCGTGTTGTATCTGTGAGAAACTACTTGAGAAGTGTATGAGGGAATATGGTCTTAGGCGTGTCTTCTATTCTGTTAACCCCGATGGTTCTTGCCCCAAGCCAAATCGTCATTATTAGACAAAAAAAATTTAGAAAAAAGAGTGAAAATTATTTTTGCCTAGATAGTAAATTTGTCTTATTTTTGCGTACGTAGTAAGCCTAAAAATTGAAGCCAGCAGGGGCTTAAGAACCCCCAGCGAAAAATCTCTAAATGTCCGGTGGCGTAATCAGCAAGGCCGTCCAGCGAATTATGAAGAAGGATCTTCCTTCGGTCAATAATGATGATATGAAAAGTAATGGGATCTATTATTTTATGGACGAGAAATCAGTCATGAAAGGAACAGCCCTTATTATTGGACCGGGAGGCACTCCTTATGAAGGTGGCTATTGGTTCTTTTCTGTAGAATTTAATGATAATCATCCCTTTGAGCCACCGCATGTACTTACTCTAACACAGGATGGTCGGACACGTTTTAATCCTAATATGTATCGCGAAGGAAAAGTATGTCTTTCTCTACTAGGAACATGGAATCAAGGTGATAAATGGACTTCAGTACAGACTCTTGGCTCAGTTCTTCTCAGTATCCTTGGAATGGTTCTAACTGACCAGCCTCTTCGTAATGAACCCTGCTTTTCATCATTTACAACGCATCCTGCATTTGAGCCCTATAATCGTATTATCTTTCATGCTTCTACCGAGACTCTTCTTCATTACTTGCAGAATCCACCTTCATATCTACCAGATGAATATAAGGAAGAAATCATCGCGATCATGAAGGAGCAGTTTAAGAAGAATAAAGATGAACTTATTAAACGGTGTCTTGCTCTTGCGCCGATATGGGATGATAAGAAAGAATTGAATGAGATTTTCCGGCTGGAAACAAAGTATCGCTTCAAGGCCATTGCGGACCGGCTAGCAGCGACAAACTTTTAGTTGTCCATAGAAACCCAATAGCAAACAAAATATTTTTGTTTTAAGTCCGCTCTAAGTGCGTTAAAAATTTGACCCCGGTAACCCAGCATAGAATAAATCAAGATGGAACAGGAGACGAAATCATTACTAACATTCCTATCGGAATGTCGGGCTGGCCCCGCAGAAGCCAAATCAGCAAATGTGCGGGGGTTTCCGGGACCGCAAGTAGGTAATTATAAAATTAAACCGAAGGATTATGACGCATTCTTGGACTCCCTTCACCAATATATTTTCGTGGAAGGTGGCGCGGCAAATCTAGTAGAAGTTCACCGTGACTTCAGTCCAATTCTAATTGATTTGGATTTTAAATACAAGAGCGGGGGCCCTCTTGAGCGGCAATTTAATGACGAGCATATTTACAACTTTTGTATCGGCTATGCTAAGGTTCTGTGTCACTTCTTTCAGATTGAATCTCTAGAAGAGCCACTTCGGTTCATTGTTCAACTCAAGCCTGGTCCCGAAAAGACGGTCAAGAACAAGGAGCCACTCCATAAGGATGGTATTCATATCATCTGCCCCGATGTCAGTGTCACACCCGATATCCAGCATGCGCTCCGTGGTCATGTGATTGAGCAAGGACTTGTTCATGAGATTTTCGGAGAGACGGGGATGATTGGTCCTGTAACAGAAATCTTTGACCGTTCAGTGATCGCGCAGAATGGCTGGTTCTTCTATGGTGCATGTAAGCAGGATAAGCATCGGTATAAGAACACAAAGATGTATGTGCTAGAAACTACGGGAGAACAGACAATTCAGTTAAATCCCAAATCGCTGGATGAATTCACAAATCGGCAAATGCTTTCGCTCCTTTCCATTCGCAAGAATCATATTGAACTCAATTTCTGTGACCTGCGGGAAGAGCGACGGGAAGCATGGGATAAACTGCTGGGGACTTGGCTAGCGGGAGATCCGAAGGCTCCTGCTGTTCAGCAAATTAGCGATTCTTCTTCTGAGATTTCAACGGATCATCAAGATCATTCTGTTAGTGTTAGAGCACATTATACTGCTGAGGATGTAGCACAGGCATTTGAACTTGCCAAGGAATGCCTAAATCCAGATCTCCGAGCAGGGACCTATCATAAGTGGGTTCATCTAGCCTTGTGTCTACGGAATATTGATGATTGCGAAGAGGCATTTGAAACTTGGAAACATATTAGCAAACGGGTATCTGGTTATGAACATACCAGTGATATTGAATTTCTTGAGAAGTGGAAAGCACTTCGTTCTTCACAGGCTAAGTTGGAGAATCAGGTTAAAATGGGCACTCTATATCACTGGGTAAAACAGGATAACTATGCTAAGTATGAGGAAATTCGGGACCGAAAGAATGAAGATTATGCGTATAATCATGATTCTGGTACGCATGTTGAGATTGCAAACTTAATTCTAAAGCTTTTCCGTCATGAGTATCGCTGTTCTCCAATGCAAAAAAGTTATGATTGGTTCCATTATGAGGGACATTATTGGAAAGCTATTCAGCAACCAATGGATTTGCGTGGCTCAATTAGTACTCGTGTTCGGGATTTATATACAAAGGCTGAAATTCGTGCCAGTAAACTGGAACTTGACCCTAGTACTTCTGAGGACATGAAGAAGAGTCTTGTTGAGAAGAAGAAGCGTCTTATGAAAGTAAAGCAGAGTCTAGAAAATTCAGGTTTCAAAGATTCTATCATGAAGGAACTAACAGAAAAATTCTATCAGGAGGACTTCAAGGAGAAGTTGAATACAAATATTAATCTAGTTGGTGTAGGTAACGGTGTTCTTGATTTGACTGCAACACATCCTGTCACTGGAAAGTTGTATGTTGAGTTCCGAGAGGGAAGACCAGATGATATGATTAGTCTTCAGATGGGAAAGCACAAGGTGTATCCTGCTCTAAATTATAACCCATACGATCCTAATAATCAGCACAATGTTGGCATCTGTGAATTCTTTCGAAAGTTGTTTCCAAAAGATGATCTGCGGGAATATTTCTTCACATTGCTTTCAGCATGTCTCTTTGGCCGAAACACTGAACAGAAGTTCTATATTCTTCAAGGTGAAGGCTCAAATGGAAAGTCTGCTCTTATGCGATTTATTGAGATGGTGTTTGGCGAATATCAGTGTGCAACACAAGCAACTCTTGTTACACGCAAGCAGGATGGCTCAGGCTCAGCTGCGCCTCAACTCATTAAGATGCGAAATATGCGATTTGTAGGTCTGCAGGAGCCGGAGGAGGGAGAGAAGATCAACTCATCACTTATGAAGCAGTTATCTGGTGAAGATATGATTTCTGCTCGTGCTCTATATCAGGACTTAGTGACTTTCGCAATTACTGCTCGTATCTTCCTCTGTTGCAATCGCTTTCCTCCAGTCAATAGTATTGATAATGGTACTTGGCGTCGTCTTCGGGTACTGAAGTTTGAGTCTGAGTTTCGTGACCCCGAGACCTTCAAGGATGAGGCGCAGATTAAGGAAATGGCAAAGAAGAATATTTATCCCAAGGAGCCGAGTGTAGAGAAGTCAACTGAGTATGGATTTCCCGCTTGGCGAGAAGCTTTTCTTTCTATGCTAGTTCACTATTACGAGAATGTCTATCTTGTAAAGGGACTGGTGGAACCTCCTTGTATCAAGGAAGAGTCTGATAAGTATAAGTCTGACAATGACTCCTTCGCCCACTTCATGCAGGAGCGTCTTGTTGTTGAACTTGGTTCCGAGTTAGATCACAAGGATATCCTCAAGGAGTATAAGGTTTGGCTTCAGTCAGAGCCCGATAAGAAGAAGTTGTCTCCAGCAGATGTTCGCCAGAAGTTGATTGATAAGTTCGGAAAACCGCTTACACGAAAGGGCAAGGAGATGTTCCAAGGAGTGCGTATTGCTGGCCTGCTAGAAGATGTCAGCGGGAACTATGTGGAACCTCCAGCAGAAACAGAAGTCTCAGAAACAGAAGAAAAGGAAGAGACCATTGTTACTGAACAAGAGTCGCTAACTATTATTGAACCAGTGGTAGACACTAAGAAGCCTGCTGGAAAGCCAAAGAAGAAGTAGTTATCCAAAGAGTTGTATTAAATATAAAAGAAGAAGTGGTACTGAAATCCACATTGCTATAATAAGACTCTGCTGTTGTGAACTGTCAATTGGTAATCCGAAAATAGCCATGCTAGTTGAGATTAGAATTACAAGTACAGCAGACCAAAATGCAGTTAAAATCCAATTATCCCAATTACTCCAAAATGGGTTGCCTTGAGCAGTAAGAGGACCTGCAGAAAGAAAGTCACGACGATAAAATTTATCTTTATTTTTAAAATCCTTGATATTTTTTTCGGTGTCTTTTATTTTTTTTTCTAAATACATCTTGTATTTTCCCTGCGATGAATCAGGTTTTGAGGTCCCTTGAACAATTTTACTTAGAGTTTGACCATTTACCATAAAAACATCAAGTGTCCCCTTTTCATTATTAAATTCATCTTCTTTCTTATCAGCCTCCCGTAGGAGTCTCTGTATTTTTTCGGTATTATCCTTCGGAATGAGCGAAGGTTGTCTTTCTTCTATTGTTTTATTTGCTATTTCTTGAATTCTCTGTGTAAGAAAATTAGACATTCCCTACACTTCCTTATTATTTTTCCATCATTAAGAAGGAGGTCCACCAGGAGGAGGTCCACCGGGGGATCCAGTCATCATTCCACCACCCATATTCTGCATATCACTTGCCATTGCTGAAAAGTTGCCACTTAGAAGATTTCCACTCATTTGACCGAGACCCGACGCCGCTGCTTCCGCCGACTTACAGAGGTCACCCGCCTTGAGAGTACCAGGATTATCAGAGAACTTGCGCTTGTTCCAGTAGCGTACATCACGAGTGTAGCGGGTGTAGTTGAAACGATAGAGAGCCAGGATAGCCGCCGCAGAAGCAATGATAAACACAATATACTTGCCGAATATCCACGGGAAGAGATTCATCTTACCAAGCATGATAACAATCATGGCCGAAACCATTGCCAGGAAAGCCACTTGTAAAAAAAAGAGGGATTCCAATTTATTCTGAGCATACCACTCATTCACTAGAAACTGGCGCTTTGTGTTATCCATGTCAAACCTAAGGGAACTCGTATTGGCTTCCGCGATTGAAACAATGTTATTTTGAGCGCGATTTAAATCACCGTTACGAACATCATAATAGCGTGCGTGGTGATCCATGTCCATGTAGCGGCCCATATCGTAGAACGCCTTTTGAAAATTACCGCGCTTGATTTGAAGAGTCTCATCGGCTTGTTTATTTTGTCTTTCAGACGCATACTGCTGAGACTTGACCGGGTCATTCATCAACTCAGACTTGAACTCAATCTTCTCAATGTCGTCTAATGCCATAGACGCATTCACCAACATTGTGTGATAATCAGCCATTCTCTAATCTAATTAAACATAAGTTTTATTGGATTAGAAATTTAAAAGAATACATTAAACACTTTGACTATAAGCAGTGTATACAACACCCAGAGCAACTACATTTAGAATTGCAAAAACAGTGATCTGTACACGTAGGGCACGGTTCTTTTCTTCCGTATAAGCCTGCATTTCACGCTGTGTGCTCAGACGGAGATTACTTGCCGTCAATTTCCTCTTGATATCCGCAAGTCGTAAAATGTTATTATTAATAGAACTATTACCATCTACGTGGCGTTGACGGAATGAATCCACACGCTTGGCTCTTTCATTTGCGACCGCATTCATAATTTCCAGGAGACTTTGAAGACGCTTATTCATGTCAGTTGTTGCTCCATTGAGTGACATTGAAAGTGTAACATCATCCTTGTTATCAGACATAAGAAGTCTAAGATACTTGCGTAGCAGGTAAGCATAACGATTCTCATACCAGCAATATTCCTGCTTTACTTTCTTGTAGAATTCCGAATCTACTGAGATTTGGTCATCAATTAAAGTTTTATTGTCAGGGAGCAAACCTTTTGTCTTGAGGTCAGTTATTTTAGACATTAGTACTTCAGTAGGAATTCTCTGCTTGTCATCCAATTCAAATCCTGAAAAACTAATTCCATTGGGAAATAATATAAGAGCACTTGTGTCATTAATTGAAACATCGGCCGCGCATCCATCTACCGGGCCCGCTAAGATAGGTAGGTCCTTGCGGAAAGAATAGTCTTGAGCGCTTGTCATCCTATTCTATCTCTGTAATTTTGTCGCATTAAAATTCGTCCTGTGATAGGAGTTGGTGAACTTGTGATGCCCGCTGAGAGTAATGCTCGTTTGCCAAAGGATGATACTAAATATAACGCAAATGTCCAAAAAAGAGCAACTACAGCCATCATATAATATGGATTGCTCAGAGGTTTCATCATTAAAAAACTGATTGTATGAGGAGTCTTATCTCCGCGACCCATTAATGATGAGACCTGTTCTTCGCGGGTTTCTTTCCTATGCCGAAGCGTATTTTCTTCAAGTTGTAGACGTTGTAGTTCCTTTTCTTTTTGAAGAATAGGTTCCTCAAGATTGCCTGTTCTTTCCCGCAGATCTTCCAGTGCATCTTTAACTACAATACCCAGACGGGATAATTCTTCTCTTATATTAGTCATTTGTGCTTCTAGTTCATTGAGTTTTGACATATTGTCAACATCTGTTCTTATCGTTTGTGTATACTGTTCTTTTAAGGAATTGAACTGTGATTCCAGAGCATTTCGTTTCATTTTCCAGGAATATTCATTGTCACTCGTCCAGGACATCTCTATGATTTACTCCGGATTAAGATATACATAATCTATATCCTTCAGACATACCCGCAGTAGGCGAAGGACGCGTAATCTTAATAACTTCACCGGGAGTTAGACCTAGCCATCGCGCCTGCATATCAATATGATACTTGATAAATGGAAGACGATTGAGTGTTACAAGATTCAACTGTTTCTTTAGTTCAGGAATTCCATCTGCTAGAACACGCTCGTGCTTGGGTACGAGCACATGCTTGCTAGGATTTAGAATTAGCTGCTTAATGTGAAAGAAACTGATTTTTACTTTCTTTTGCCAGGCTTGTCCCGCAACTAAATCAAATGACTCATGATACGGTTCTCCAAGAATAAAGATGTAATCCGTATTCTCCGGATTCTTAATATGCTCCCAACGCCCATCGCCTTCAAACTCTTTACGTTGAATCGTTGCCTTAATCTTTTCAAAGATCAGATAAATCACTTCACAGAATTCATAGGGAGAAGGAGGCGCATTTTCTTGGCGCTTTACACGAATCTTTAGAGGCGCCGCACCTGTTTGATTCTGCGAAGCCATTGCTAGACTATAAACAGCCGAAGGTGCTTGGTCTAGGTAAGGAGTTGTGTCATAACCGCGGGCCTCTAGCAGTTCAAGTACTATAGGCCTACTGCGCAATACTAAATCTTTAATTTCGGGGTCCATTGCCTTTCTATATTAATCCTGCGTATTCAAATTTTAAGCGGGCGCATCCATATCCGCCTTTTCAACACGAATTGTCACTGGGCCTTTATCGGCTTTGGCTGGTTCAGCCACTTTACTTTCACTTCCTGCTTCCTGTTCTTCCACCAATCTAGCAAGAGCAACTCCCTTCTTCTTTGGGACATAGGCGGAGTTATTTCCTGTTGCTGGACGGCCTGCGCCCTTGCCCTGTCCCTGCGATGGCAATACAAGTGTGATTACATTTGTGGCACCGCGGCTCATATTGGGTGGATCTACACTTACACTTCCACCGCGTTGATTAGGCGGACCTGCGGATACTACGGGTTCTCCAGGTAAAGTGATTTGAACGGTCTCAGGCGGTGGTCCTGCTTCCTGTGCTACGGCTAAAGCGGCTTCAGCTTCCTCCGCCCTCTTCCGTTCCTGCTCCAATAAACTTGCGTTTACGGCGGGTTGCTGCTCAACTCCAGGTTCTTTCTCCACTTGTACACGGATTTCCTCTATAGCAACACCTGCTAACCCTGTCGCGGATGAACTCGGTAATTCAGGCGCTATGAAAGGCGGTAATTCAGCCAATTCAATTCGTCCTTCTTGGACTGAGGCGCTCCAATCCCACGTCTCATCCTTTAGCCGAGCCGCCGACCCCGAATTTACAAATCGCATCCCTAAATTCATATATGTTGCCAATTCCTGATTTAATAGTTTGAAAGCATACGGCATGTTGACTTTAGTAAAGGTTGCACGACTGCGGGTAATCGGCTTTACCATTTGTATTGTTTCGGCCGTTTCACCCACAAATCGTACAGGGCCGTCACAAGAAGGACAGACAAAGAGGCCTTCGGATTCATTGTATATAGGCATTTGTCCGCAACTGTTACATACATAGAAAGACGCTTCGTCGGAGCACTTCATCATGCGTTCCTGCATAAAGTCGCTAATTCCATGACCGATTAAAACATCGCGTTCCATTTCACCAATACGTAATCCACCCTCATTGCCACGACCACCTGTCGGTTGGTGTGTCCGCTGCTCCCTTCTTCCTGCGCCACGAGCATTGAGTTTATCGCGTGTTAAATGACGAAGGCGCATGAAATAGAGCGGGCACGAGAAAATACTGGAAGTATATTGTTTACCCGAAAAAGGTGAATACATAATTTCCTCTCCATTTCTGTTGTAACCTTCGGCTTCAAGAGCATCTCCCATAATATCATGATGGCTCTCATCATTTGTAAAAGAAGTGGCATTCATTTTAGCACCGTATTGAGCACCTACTTTGCTGGTAATCATCTCCATAATCTGAGCAACCGTCATACGAGAAGGAATACAGTGGGGATTCACAATAATATCCGGAACTAAACCATTTTTACCCCGCGGCAAATCATAGGCGGGCCGAACCATTCCAATAGTTCCCTTCTGCCCGTGACGACTAGAGAACTTATCGCCCAACTCCGGAACACGCACTTCAAAGATACGGATATGAACAAGACGATAGCCATTTGCTTGATGAAGAACCGTGACCTTTTCCACGCGTCCTTCTGTAAAAACAGTAGGCATTATACTAGCATCCCGAATCATACCGGATTCAGGCAAGGTCATATACCGACCAACAAGCACAGTCTTGTCTGTAATTACTGTTCCCTCCTTAATAATACCATCATCATCCAACATAGAATAGTCAACACCCGGTCTCAAAGACATCCAACTTGTTATGATGTTGGGATTGCCAATTCGGATAATAGCATCAGATTCCGGGTCTTTTTCTTCCACTGCATCGTAAGTCTTATAGGACAAATGCCGGAAAAGGCCGCGTTCAATAGAAGATTGATTGAAGAGAATACCGTCGTCCATATTGTATCCATCAAAGGACATGAGGGCTACAATACAATTTGTTCCATAAGACATATTTCCATCCGCAATTAAATCATAATACAGCGTACGAGCAACGGGTGATTCGCCATAGCACATCTGCGTTCCATATGTATCAAAACGATTCATAAACTGCGTAGAATAGAAACCAATTCCCTGTTTGCTCTGTGAACATGACAACTGATTACGTGGTGACTGGTTGTGATTAGCAAATGGAATCATGCTTCCAACAAAGCCGAACATTGTTGAGGGATGAATTTCGCTGTGTGTAGTGCTGTCATCAAGATCACTGGAAGAACCGAACCATGCAACATAGGCTTCGTTTTGTTCGTAAGGATCCACGTATTCTATTGCGGCTGATGAAGGACCAAGGCGATCAACATATACGGAAATATCGGCTTCACCGGGGAAAGGGTCAACAAATCCCGTTTCAAAGAAATCACGGTCGCGTGTTTCTGCTAGAACTCCCTTGATAAGTCCACGCCAGCCAACTTCACCCATACGTTCTGCTAGCGGGGACAAGGCCTTCTTTCGCACAATCCATAGAGGTCGGCAAGGACGTCCCTCATCCATATAAATTCTGATAGTTCGACTTGTGCGATTAAAACTAATTGATGTGGTGGGGCTTGTACATCCTGTTTGCTTACAGAGTTTGAGAACTGTAACTAAGAGTTCTGGTTCCTTAATAAAACCAATTGTTCCGCCGTTCAATTGAACCCGGCAGTAATGTTGGCGTTTATGCTTGTCACCCTTCTCAGCAGGAACTACACCGCCTTTAGTAAATAGCCAAGTCATCATGCTTCCTGTATTTTCGGCCAATGAGAAAATCGTAAATATACTGGCATTCTTTGTAATACCGATACTGAATCCGGAAGGAACCTCGGAAATACAGAAAAATCCACATTGGCTTGTGTGGAGACGACGAGGGCCGGGTGATTTAAGTTCAAAATCCAGCGAAACACGACGAACTTGGCTCATCGCATCCATATAACTGATTCTTGCTAGAGGCTGAATAACTCCCTTGCGGTCCCCCCATTTTCCACGGAAACCACGCATAATTCCACCCGTCAAAGATTCTTCGCCATTTAACATTTTCGGCAAATTCCCCTCAGAGAATAAATTCAAAAAATTCATACCTTCATAAATTGTCTTATTGTAGTTGTATTCCTTATCAATTGTTAAAATAAATCCTTTGCGCCATGATGTCCAGCATTCAGTAAATAATTCACGGACTAGAGTTCCAGCAGTAAAATACCGTTTATTACGAATGTCATCACGGTCGGTGTTTTCATCTAATCCAGCAGTAACACGCAGAAGTTTGCGTGTCATTTCACCTAGGAATAGAGCCTTTGCCGCGAATGTATTCGGAACATGCATGAAAGTATTATTCAGCAAAATATCAAGAACAGTCTCCTTTTGGAATCCCTTGGTCAATGTCTTGAGAAATTCATGGGATAAATATGTATCTAAGATGGGATATGCGTCATGGACACAGGCGATTAGCCAAGGTTCTAGCAGTTTCATCTCCTGTCCATTCATGTCGGGTAGAATCATATTGATAATATCTTCATCGGATTGTACGCCAAGAGCACGGAACACAATAAATAATGGAACAGATCCACGAATAAAGGGTAAACTGACACGAATAGACCCATCTTCGCGGTCCACATGGAGGGCTGTTTGACGAATCTGCTTATTCTTCGGGTTCAGTGATGAGCAACGAGCATAGGCCGCGATTTTCAAATCGGATGCGGGTTTCTTTCCAGCATAGATTGAGTTAAAAGCCGTCTCTTCACTCGTAATTAAGACTTTCTCAGATCCATCAATGATAAAATATCCGCCTTGGTCATATTGACATTCTCCTAGAGACTTAAGACGTGGTAACTCAGGTGTGTTTGTTGCGCATAGCATTGACCGGAGCATGATAGGAAGATTAAATAAAGGATATCCCTTACGTTCCATATTCATTATTTCAGTTGATGTATAGACAGCTTGCACACCGCCTGTACCTGTACCAGGGTTAACAGTAGTCATTGTTACCTTAATACGGATATCTGCAAGAACTGATACAGTATAGGATAAATTACGGAGACGTGCTTCTTGGGGAAACATCCGGCGAATTGTTTTACCATCATCCAGTGTTATGATGGGAGAGGCAAATTGAATTCCTAAATTCTCGGCTTTATCAACTTCACCGCCGATGAAGATTTCCGTTTTATAAGCATACATGCCGGATAGTTGTTTAACACCCTGTGAATCAGTAAAACCCAGAGGTTCTTTTAGAATTGTAATTGGATTCTGATTAAAAATCAACTCAGGCAACTCTTTACTTACAAAGTAATTGTAACTATCAATGGCATATCTTGATAGATTTGTAGTTGAATTCGTGAAATAAAGTGTTATAAGACTTGCTGCTAAATCACTGATATTCGGTTGACTGGATGCCATTACCTATTTTCGGACTCTATAAATTTCAGGCAGTCTAACTGCGACTAAAATTTAAAAATTTACTTAAAGCCTCTTTACGCTGTAGTCTTCCACACAAGCGGAAGTGCGCTGGTGATTCTCATTGCTGAGTTATCAATTTCACCTTTGAGGGGAGTATATGTCTGTGAAAAACCCGGTATTACAGGATTGCCCGTTGAATAAACCGGATTGCGAACACCTAGGGCGGTGTTAATACCCATTTCAGATAAGTTCATGGGGACTGAGCCGGGGAGAGAGTATGCGGCTCCACCACGTTGTTTACGGGTGCGGCTCCTTGAAACTGTATTATCACCCATACCGGGTTTGGGCCCATAACCTTCCCATCCATTTGCCGGAATACCGCGGTCTTGTGCGATACTGTAATAACTGATAGGGCTAGATGCTGCAAACTGGCTGCTTACTGTGACATCCGCAGGCATCTTGAGAAGAGCCGGTGCCAGAGAACCAGGACCAAACGCATCTGTCAGGGGAGACCCTAATAATGCCGCACCTCCCTGCTGCTTGCGATTCTTTCTTGTCTTGCTGCCCATCTTTACATGCATGCTCGTCTGTAAGTGCGCAAAACGCTTCGCAATTTTCTTAGCTGTTGATGCGGGCAGATAAGACTTTGTCTTATTTAGCCATTCATCTTGAATAAATGCAACTAGTTTCTCAGGAGTAGGATTAGTTCTACGGAGGAATCGTAAAACCGCAGTATCAAACTTAGTAACTTTTGTATTTACTGAGTTAGATTTCAATGAACCACGCGACTTGCGCTTACTGACCTTTTCTGTCGCCATCTCTAATATATTAACTCAAAAAATTTAAGAATTTTGTTTAAGCAACAGTGGGACCAGACATAGCAAAATTAGAAAAGCCACGTGTGCTGGAAGATACTGTATTAGCAGCGCGGCTAAACATACCGTCGGCCGCCGCCTTTGTTGCGGGGTCGTTATTGTAATAAAAGAAGCCTAGGGATAAGAAGATAACAAGCATCAGGATAGTGATACTTCCGTAGAATTGAAGATTGTTCTGCCATGTACTGAGTCTGTATTCAGCACCAAACTGATTTACATGGAGATAGATTCCCACTGCTAGAGCAACGCTGCAAAGTAAAATGACTAAATTGGCAGGGGCTTTAGGGACCAGGGGAATTAATACAAAAATAGTTACAATTGCTGTTAGAGCAACAGACCACATTGTAAAATAATTGAGTATATTAGCAAAACCTCCTGAGGCCGCCTTTGCTGTCTGATTTGTCGGCGTGATTACGAAATCATCTAGAAACTTTAAGGGGTCCATTCTCTATGATAAGGTCTTTAAAATTTAGAAAGTAAATCAACGGTTGTTAGAAGTGTCTTCCGGCAGCAATACCGAACAAGATGAAGTTCCTCATAAATCTTCTTTTCAGGCGTATCTAAACTATTCTTTCCATCAAAATACTTGGGCTTACCAAAAGCATCACCCTTTTCCTCCTTTAGACGACGCTGATAATACTCCCATTTATTTGCTAGAAGCTTATTACAATGAAAGCAGCGAATGGGAATAAGCATTTTACCTTCTATTGTGTTTTAAATTACTTTCAAATTTATATCAACCGCGTTAAATTACTCTGACTCGTTTGTTTGGGTAAATCAGAAATGAGCAGTGTTGGACGTAATGGCAATCGTTTTAATAGCGTTCGTTCTGCGATTGTAAATGCGACTGCTGCGACTGCGACCACACAGGAGCAACTCAAGGCTATTGTAGTCACCACGACTGACCAGCAGAAGACTGTCAATAAGCGCGTGGAAGATCTGGAGGCTGTTGTTCAGGCACTCAAGGCTGAAGTTCAGACACTAAAGACAGATTTGGCCTCTGTTAAAGCAACAACGGCTTCTGCTTCCGGTCGTTAGTAAGTAAGACTTTTCCAGAAGATGTTTCTTGCCAACCTAGAATAGTAATTTCTCCCGCGTGATGTTTTGTATGACATTCTTCACACAGGACTGCTAGATTTCCAGCATGATTCTTTTTAATTCCAGGGGTCACAAACCCCTTAACTGCCTTTTCCTGATGAATTATATGATGGACTTCCAGGTCATGATGACCATTTTTCTTACAAATAGAACATTCACGACGAATTACATCGGAATTATACCGACTCTGGGGAGCTTCTAGCACAGGTGCTACTCCCTGAAGACGGCGCCTAAATGCTACTGCTTTTTCCAAAAATACTGTGGGCATGCGCAGAGCACGACAGACTTCCAGTCCATAATTCATCTGACCACATCCTTCTTGTAGATCTCTGTCATAAATTAGCGTTCCGCTAATAGCATCAAATCGTACTCGGAGATGAAGCCATCTGAGCCCTTTCAAACCCATTAGTTCGGGGAAACGCTGGAGTTCATGCAGATGGGTAGCAAAAAAGAAAGATGCCTGTTTCTCAAGCAGACACTCTAGACCTGCTGCGACAAGAGATGCGGCGGACGATGTCTCTGTTCCAGCACAGAGTTCATCGCCCAAAATAAGGCTTCCAGCATCAGAGTATTCTAAGATGTTCCTAAATTCTGTCATTTCAACTACAAAAGAACTCATTCCCGCCCATAAATTATCATTTCCGAGAATACGTGTGAAGACGGATGAATATGGTGCTATGCAAAACCTAGTGGCAGGAACAGGACAACCTGCTTGCGCTAGCAGTACACTTAGACCAATCGCTTTCATTAAACTGCTTTTTCCGCTGCTATTTACGCCAAATAATAGAATACCCGATTCAGATGAGCAGGGATTAATATCGCTTGTAGTCGCAAGTGAACCAAGTGCTACATTATGCGGGATATATGTTACATCTGTACGGATTCTCTCTAAGATACCGTGTCTTAGTCCCTCGGCGCACAGACCTGACCTCATAGAGGGAGATTCAACAAACTCCGGCAAACAATATCCATATTCTTCTGCTCGTAACGCCAAATTAAGATTTACGTCCGTTTCAGCAATAAATGTAACAATCTTCGGGAAAACTGCGACTAAACTAGCAGAAAGCTGTGTAGTTTCCAGTAACCAAACACGCTCCCATTCCACGGCCCAGCTTTTCAGAATCTTCAAGCCCCGCTGATTAAGAGCATCAATTTCTGCTGAACGCAAATAGAAACTTCCTTTTACTTCTTCAATGCGCAGACTAGGCGAAAGGACTTTTGCTTTAAAAACTTTCTCGCAACGTGTCTTTGTCGCATATACGGCAAAGGGTCGGTCATCCTCTCGACAGGGTTGAAATGCATCGGGGACAATTGTACGACATTCTGCTAGAATCTTAGCATATTCCTCTTTGGCTTCTTTCCATTCTTTTTCTAATCCATCTAATTCGGAAGGAGTGGCATTGAGCCAAGGATTTATACAATCAATCTCTTTAGCATCCCGAATCATGGCAAGTTTAGTAAGATCCCAGCGCTGTCTTAGTTCACTGATAAGTTGGCGGATACTTTTGCCGTCTTCCGTTTCTGAGAATCCTGCGATTTCAGTTGCTGTAATTACATCCCCTGTGGCGATAATAGACGATATTAATTTCAAAACATCAATAAGTGTGGCTGACCGTAGTTGAAGACGCCGATATAATTTTTCAATATCATAAATTGATTTTAGACCTGTTAGAACCTCCTGTTTCCCACTTGCTTTGACCCATTGATCTATGACAGATACACGATTTCTAAGAACGGTCACATTCTTGATAGGCTGTAAAAGACGTTGCTTTAGAGCACGTCGGCCACAAGCTGTTTGGACCTTGTTAAAATAATGAAAATAACATTCATTCTGTCTATCACGATTCTTATTAATCATTCCAACTTGCTCTAAGGTATGATTACCGAGGCGAACAAATTCAGAGGCTTGAAAATCGGTTGGCAACTTTAGATTCTTAATAAGCGCGGGATTATGCTCTTCCACAAATGCTAACAGATGTGCTAGAACTCTGCGGACATCGGGTTTTCGGTCAATTTGAAGTTCGCTAAAAAGCATAGCCCTTTCCATAGCAAATGCTCGTAACAAAATATCCTCTTCCTTTTTAACAGCCCCTTTTTGAGAAACATAGGGACGAATATGAAGTGGAATATCATAATTTAAATGAAAAAGTTCACGGATTTTTGCAGGGCTAAGAGTGGAGCTAGAATTATGCCATACAATGATTTCTGCAGGTTCATACGTAGAAAGTGAAAGATAAACATCATCATTACCCGATGAAGATATTGTTGTATTTCCAATAATAATTTTTCCAGTTGAGCAACTAATGGCGGCACTGTGGACGAGCAAGTCCTCTTCCGCATCTTCGCAAAAGAATGCCCATAGCCAGCGGTCTAGAACAGGAGTTTCTCCATATTCTCCTTCTTCTTCTGTGAAGATTCCAGCAGAAACAATATTTGTAACTTCGCGTTTATAATTCTTGCCCTCTTTTTCTTGTGTGATGAAGACACCGCGATATCCTTGCCTTATCAAAATACGTTCGTATTTTTTTACAACATAATCGGGGAAACCTGAGAAGAGTTTGTTATGGGTAGGTTCTCCTTTTTTAACAGAGATTGGTGTTTCGCTAACACTAATTTCTAGCAAAGCGGATGCCTCCCGAATATTAGTCTGACTTTCTCCTGTGGCGATGGGGCATGAATCATACATTTCAAAGAACTTGCCCACTTGCATAAGAACCACAATTTTGTCTCCGTATTTCTGCTTGGCTTCCGAGTAGAAATTCTGATACAGTTCAATCATGCCTTTTCCTTCCATTTCTTTATTAGTATCTTACATATATTAGCCGGATGGCTTTAGGACCTTCTAATACGTTTATAATTCTATACGCAGCCGGCGTTCTTTGTATTGTTTACGGGTTTTTTTTGTTTGAGAAGGAAGTGTGATTTTCTGTTTGACAACTGGACCTGTAGGTACTGCTGGTCCAGCCGAAGCAGATGAAACCAAAGGCTTCTTGGGAGTCTTACCGAGAATTGTTATTTTTTGGACACGCTTCTTAGGAAGAATTGTGACTTTTGTTGGAATTACAGGTGTGACTGCAGGAGCAGTAGGCACTGATTTCTTTGCTGTAGGTGTAACAGAAGTTGCCATCTTAGGAACTAACTTAAATACCTGCTGGGTTTCCACTTTAATGCCCTTCGGCGGTTCAGATCCTTTCTTTGTAATTATAGTTTCCTCTTTTGTAACAACTGCTTCCCCAGAACGCTGGGTTTTATTACGACGTGGACGACCTCTTTTACGAGTTCCCTCTGTAGATGTAGTGGGAGTCATTGTAACTTCCTTCTCTTCTCCTGCGGCCATACCCCTATTTAAGGATATCACATAAAATTGACCTAGTTTATCGGGCCTATTTACAGCATAGATGTTTCACGAAATTCTTGACTTGTACTTCAAGCAGCATGATAGCCGGCAAATTATTTACCATCAAATCGCAAGTTTTAATTATTTCCTTGAATACGATATTCCCGAAGCAATTATGCGATGCTGTCCAATCCGTGTAGTTGGTTCTCCAGACCTCACACTAACGGGAACAACACGAGCAGCAGCAGGCACAGCGGGAACTGCGATTCGCGTAACAGTTGAAGGAAATGATGAAGTTGTGCTTGCCAATGATTCTGTAACTAAGATTGAGAAGACTCCTCGTGAAGTGGAGGTCATTGTTCAGTTCCAAAATGTAAGTATTCGCAAGCCCACTATCTTTGAGAATAATGGAGCAGTTACGCCCATGTATCCCAATGATGCTCGTCTCAGAAATCTAACTTATGCTGCTCCAATCTATGTGGATCTTCATATCACAACGACACTCAGGGATAAAGATAAGGGAATTGAGGAGACGAAAGTCCGAATGCTTCCGAATATTCATGTGGGAAAGATTCCGGTGATGGTGAATAGTAAGTTCTGCCAGTTGTCCGAGAATCCGGAAAAGACACCCAAGGAGCAGGGTGAATGCTCCGCAGATATGGGTGGATATTTCATCGTACAGGGGTCGGAGAAGGTGATTATCAGTCAGGAGCGAATGGCAGAGAATCGTCTCTTTGTATTCCGTAATAACAAGGTAAAGAATCGTGAAGCCGAAGTAATTGAATGTAAGAGCATTGGTCCCGACAATGAGGGCGCTCCTAAGACTGTAGGCGTGAAGATTCTGCTGAATCCTAAGAATCCCACCAATCCGGAGACAATTCGCGTGACACTTCCTCGTATCAAGACTGAAGTTCCCTTGTTTGTTCTGATGCGATGCCTCGGTATTGAGCGCGATGATGAAATTGTACAAATGATTACGGGTTCCAAGGAGTCACCGTATGATATGATTCTGCAGGAATGTATCATTGATGCGGAAGATATTAGGACAAAGGACCAAGCCCTTGAGTATCTTACTCGATACATTGGTAGTGGCTCCTCTATCCGAGAGAGTCTTACTGCGTATTCTCTTCCGTATGTGAAACCAAATAAGGCGCTCGTAGTCCAAGAGATTCTAGCAGAAGAACTCTTTCCTCATATTGGCGGAATTCAGACGCTGAAGGAAAAGGCTTTCTTCTTAGCCGCAATGACTCTCAAATGTCTACAGGTTTATTATGACCAGATTATCTCCGATGACCGTGATGGCTATCCCAATAAGAAGGTTGAGTCACCCGGTAATCTGCTGGGCAATCTTTTCCGCTACTACTTCTCCACGCGATGCATCAAGGAGATGAAGTCCGCAATTACAACGGAAATCCACAATGGCGCATGGAAGACTACAGGGCGCATTGAAGAGATTATTAATCCCAATAATGTGTACAAGATTCTCAAGTCTACAACGGTGGATATTGGGCTCAAGTCGTCTCTAGCAACGGGCAACTTCAACTGCGGGAAGATGGGCATTAAGACTGGTATTAGTCAGGTCTTGAACAGGTTGACGTATCTTTCCGGCATCTCGCATTTGCGCAGGTGCTCTACGCCGATTGAGAAGACAGGAAAACTGATTCCGCCCCGTAAGTGCCATAACAGTCAGTGGGGTTATGTCTGTCCATCAGAAACACCGGAAGGTCATTCAGTTGGTGTTGTAAAGAATTTTGCTTCCACTTCCCATCCCACTCTTCCTATGTCGGCTGAGCCCGTGCTTCAGTATCTCTACGATGTGCTAAACATGAAGCCGTTGGCCGACTGCGACTTCAGCGATACATTCAAGGGAATTCGTATTTATATAAATGGAGCTTTTGCTGGAATGCTACATACTGATACGGGGACGTCCGTGCTAAAGAAGATTGGTCAGCTCCGAAATGCTAAGAGGTCGGGCAGAATCAATATCTTTACTAGCATTGTAGTCAATAATCCACGTGGAAATCAGGGTTTCGCTGAGATTTGGGTAAATACAGAGGGAGGACGCATTGTTCGGCCAGTCTTGGTTGGAGCAGCTTTGCGCGATTTGCTAGATCATCCTGAAGTGAAGGCTCCTTGGTATTCATGCCGTGAATGGAATGATTTCCTTCAATTTAAGACGCCAAGCGGTCACAATATGATTGAATACATTGATCCTTCTGAGACTGAGAATTTCTATATTGCGATGTATCCCGATAACTTGAAGAATAAGGCCGAACCCTACACGCATTGTGAAATCCATCCGAGTATCTTGTATGGCACAATGGCGTCTAATATTCCTTTTCCCGACCACAATCAGTCTCCGAGAAATGCCTACCAAGCAGCGATGGGTAAGCAGGCGATGGGCATCTATGCCTTGAACTTCCGTGACCGCATGGATACGATGGCAAATCTTCTCTGTTATCTCAATGTTCCGCTGGTATCTCCCTATATGTCAAGGTACTATAAGGCACAGGATATGCCTTCCGGATACAATATTGTAGTTGCAATCGCAACATATGGAGGGTATAATCAAGAGGATTCTATCATGATTAACAAGGCTGCTCTTGATCGTGGTCTTTTCCGCTCCATCTTCTATCGCACATACAAGGACGAGGAGAAGAAGAATCAGGCTTCGGGTGAAGAAGAGCGTTTCTGCCAGCCCGATGCAGTCCTCACAAAGCACATGAAGTTGGCGAATTATTCCAAGTTGAGCCCGGATGGCTTTGTACCCGAAAATGTGTATGTAAACTCGGATGATGTACTAATTGGCAAGGTGGCTCCTATCAGGTTGCGTGCTCCGGATGGTGCGGCTCTAGCAGGTGTTGGTCATGCCACTCTACAGGCTATGTCAGGAGCGGCGGCCGCTGCAGCAGTAGAAGCAGCGGGTGGAAAGCGTTACAAGGATGTATCAAAGCTTTTGCGAAACAATGAAACTGGCTTTGTGGATAAGATTTATAGGGGCAGGAACGGTGAAGGCTATTCCTTCGTAAAGATTCGTGTTCGCAGTGAACGTGTTCCTACGATTGGTGATAAGTTCTCTTCCCGTCACGGACAGAAGGGTACTGTGGGTTTGATTCTGAACCCATGGGATATGCCCCGCACCAAGAATGGTCTTGTCCCCGATATTATTATTAACCCGCATTGTATTCCTTCCCGTATGACAATTGCTCAGTTGATGGAGATGTTGCTCGGAAAGGTGTGTTCACAGAACGGTATCTTGGGTGACGGAACACCTTTCAATGAGTTGTCTCCCGAAATGATTGCGGAGAAGTTGCTAGATTCCGGCATGGAACCTTATGGCAATGAACTTCTGTATAGTGGTTACACAGGCAAGCAGATGTCCTGTAATATCTTTATGGCCCCGTGTTTCTACCAGCGGTTGAAGCACATGGTTGATGATAAGATTCATAGCCGAGCCTCGGGGCCTTTGGTGATGCTTACCCGCCAGCCCGCAGAAGGCCGTGCTCGTGATGGTGGCTTGCGCTTTGGTGAAATGGAACGCGATGTAATGATTGCGCACGGTGCTTCTGAGTTCCTCAAGGAGCGTATGCTGGAAGTTTCCGATAACTTTGAGGCATTCCTCTGCCGGAAGTGCGGTCTGCTCGGCACAGTCAATCAAGAGCAAAATATCTATGTCTGTCATGCGTGCCAAGAGCCCACTGGTTTCGCCCGTCTTCGTCTCCCCTACGCCTATAAGTTGTTCTTGCAGGAGTTGGAGTCTATGAATATTAGCAGTCGCTTGATTCCCGACCGTCTTCTCAACTCATTCCCCGAGGGTGAAGAGCGGACTGAAAAGTAAATGAAAATAAGAAATATTCTAAATTAGAATGGATACTGTTTCACTCCCTATGAAACTAGCAGTAGAGTTTGCTGGAACCTTATTTTTCTTGTCCGTTATCATCTCAACGGGTAACTGGGCTGCTATCGGCGCGGCTCTAGCTCTCGTTGCTTTCCTGGGTGGTGGAATCTCGGGAGGCCACTACAATCCCGCAGTCACCTTCATGTTTTTTGTTAAGGACCAAATTTCTCTACGCGATGCTCTAGCATATGTTGTCGTACAATTACTAGGCGGAGCATCTGCTTTCTTTTTATATGACACACTCGTTACAAAGCGTGTTGTATCAAAGGAGTGAAAAAGAAGCGGCAAGAGCAATTAAAAGAGCAAAAGCAGCTAATTTATTGGGTGTGCTAGAATCATAGCCAATAAATCCCTCTTTGACTCCAGGTTTGAGTTTACCCTCAAACGTATGTGTTTTTGGTCTAGCATTAAAATCCGCTTCTGATAACCATACAGGATAATCATCTCTATCCAATTTCTGAATCCATTTTGTTTGCCGCGGAGGATATCCGGGATCTAATGGACCTTCTACCCATGTAGAAGGACGTCCCGGTTTCTGTACATCAGGTTTTGTTCGTCCATACAAGTCGCCTACATCTTTTGTCACAAGTTGGCAATCGGGGAAACCACTTGACATGGCCGCGCTGAAAAGAGGAAAGGGATTGAGAGCATCACGAGCATCTTCCAAGATACCTGGAGCAACACCAGCCGGTGCGGGTAATCCAGCAGACTGTAATCCCCGCTTAATTTTTTCACCCAAAATATCACCCTTCGTAACGGAATCACGATAAATATTCATTTCCGCTCCATTTGGGCACATAAGACCTGTTCCAACAAAATTTCGTACTCCAGGTTTAACTACATCGCGATCATTGAGCAAGGATTTATCACCAAAAGCAATAAAATCAATATAATAATTTACACCTTTTACGTTTGATACGAGTTGTTCCATAGAATCACCATCACGAACTCCAATATCGCCAGGTACTGGCACAGCATCAGAGAAATCATAGGATACTATTTCCGCTTCTGGCAGCTTCTTACTTGCCATCCCTATTGTATTGCCGCGTTTATTTTTATTGAGATTCAGACTAAATTTGAACTTAAAAAGAAGCCCCCTTTTCTAACAAATGGAGATTTCCGAAGATATTTGGTTAAGTATTAAAGATTTCCATTTAGTGGACGATTCACCTGAAAATGCAAAAATAGTCGCAGAAAATTGGTCATGTCCTCAATGTCGGTCAGCCTCTGCGGTGGAAGAAATTAACGAAGAAATGATATGTCGCTCATGTGGAACTGTGCTAGAAACTCTTATTTTACAAGGCCCTGAATATCGTTGGTTTGGATCGGAAGATCGTAATCCTGACCCAAGCCGATGTTCTTGTCCAATTAACCCACTTCTGCCCGAATCTTCTCTAGGCACAACTGTCCTTGTCAAAGCCAACCACAGCCGTGAAATGCAGAAAATAAAGCGATACCATCTTTGGAATCAGACTCATCATCGTGAACGCACTCTTTGGAATATCTTTGACAGTCTGCAAATACGCGGTGTAAATGCGGGTGTTTCTCTAGCAGTTGTGGAAGAAGCCAAGCGTCTTTATCATGAAGTCAGTCGGGATGTTGTTGTACGTGGAACACAGCGTGAAGCACTTCTGGCATCATGCTTATATGAAGCACTCAAGACTTGTCATTCTCCCCGGAGACCTTGTGATATTGCAAAGATTTTCAAGATTGAGACAAATCAGATTACAAAAGGTATTAAGCAGTTTCAGAATCTCTTTGAACGCGCTCAGCGCAAGGATGGTCATTCATCGGATACAATCCGCGACCAACTTTTAAAGTCGTGTACATACAAGGATTTTGTGGAACCATTCTTACAGAATCTCCACTTTACGCGCGAAAAGCATCTAGCAGTAACCGAGATGGTTCATGAGATTTGCGAACGTATTGAGGAATGGGGCTTAGTGCCGGAAAATACACCTCCTTCATTGACAGCTACCGCAATTACAATGGCAATTAAACATTTGACATACACGAAGACAATAAAAGAGGTAGCAGCAGCCTGCGATATTAGTGCGGTAACAATACAAAAATGTTTAAAGCGTCTCCAACCCTGGCAAGAATCTATTCTTACAGGAAATTTGTAGACTAAAGTAGGGTAAATGTCTTTTCTTGGGAGACTATTTGGACTAGGAAGTTCCGCAACAATTGATACTGGTTCATCATCTGAAGCAGATAAAAAAAGGGATGAAATGAGCCAGATTTTTAATGGACTCATCCGAAACACAAATGAAATTGATATTGATAAATTAACAAATCCGAATTTGTGTAATCAATATGTGTTTCAGTTACATCGTGCGTTTCAAGATATGCAGGAGGCAAGAAAGTCAAAAGAACTGAAAACTCTTGTTATGGATTCAAAGGATAGTTCTGATTCATTTGAAAGTATTGTTTTCCATCCGATAAAACGCAAGAGACCTACAGATGCTGATATCTGTAAAGAAATGTCAGTATTCTATATTGAACTTATTTTCTTACTTTATACTGTTGTTCTTTCAACTGGAAAACAGTATGTGTCTCCTGCTGGTATTCTCGAAGGTCGTCGTGGAACTCTAGAAAGTGGTGCTCGTCGCACTCGTCGCAGACAACGCGGTGGAGCCCGGCCCTATGAAGACTTAATAAGTTTTCTTGATAGAGAATATTCACCTCCTTCTTCTAACTTTTTCCAAAATCCTGACCCTTACCGGCAGTTATACCCAAGAGTAGTAGATGATAGTATTCCTAATGAACTAGTAGTATTTCAACGCCCTTCATCTTCAACAGTATCATTACGCCATGTTGATTTATGGGTATATCTACAAGGAAAGCGTTTAGTAACTAATGTATCACCTATACAATTTTTCTGTGAATTTGATAATGCTGATTCTGCCGCATTCATGATGACAATTTATCGCTGCGCCACTTACAATCGCTATGATAAGTCATTTCCCATCTTAAGAATAAATGCGTCAATTTCACAAAATCGTGATTATTCTGAAAAGAAGTTCTCGTTTAATTTACCATCTCAAATAATGTCGGGCATTTACTCAATTTCTGAACCCGGCCCTTATACATTTGAACACATTGTCCGTATTCTCTTAACTGCTGCAAAAGCAGATATTCGGCAGATTTCTACAAACAAAAATGTAATTCTGGATCAAGGCAGAAGCCCCGATTTGCCTATCCTTCCTCTTGGAAGGGCGGCTTCTGGAAGCGGTGTTTCTAGCACAGCATCTACTGAATTTTCCACAACTGCTTCTAAAATCCGAGCTATAATGGCTGTCAACAAATTTAGTCTGTATGAAATTCGCATGAAAATGCTCAAACCCGATGGAGATCGTGTTGAGCCCATGAACACTTCATTAAAGACTGACCATATTACAACTGTAGCGGGTATTCTTGCTCGTGGTGTTTCCTATTTTCAAAGTAATCCTGTTGTCATTACACGGCTTGTACCTTTGTTGGATGAATTTAATAAACTACGCCAAAATAATGAACGAATTTTTAACACATTATCTGGACGGTCGCCTCGGTTATCTCAACAGCGTATTGACCAATTAACTGTTCTTCGCAATAAAATAACTACAATTCATAATACATATACAATTAGTGTTGGAAAGATAATTACGAGCAAGGTTGTAAAGTTTGAAGAAGGCAATTATAAGATTAATCCCGACTTTACAATTGTTACTGAGACACGCCTTTCCACTCTAAAGAAGATAGATCGTGTTGTAGAAGAAATAGCAGAACTTATGTTAAAGTATTATATTGATATTGAAAGAGTATTTGCGGAAGCATTAAGTACAACATTATCATACACGGGGGCTGTAATTTGATCTTAATAAATCAAAAATGCATGTAGGGCATATTTTGTAGTTTCTTCAGTGGACGACCCCAACATTCTAGCAGTAAAAAACCTTCCGCTTCGGTCCATCCTTTCTTCTCATCCGCGCTTTCCAAATCAAAATCAATGTACAAAGATGAAACCCAGATTTGTATGTTGTTTGGACAAACTTCTGCTAGAGCAGAAAGACTGCAAAATTGTTGTATCCAGCAGACTTCCCATTGTTCTTTTCCACCCGGAAAAGTTCGGCGCCAGGTGTTAAATAGAATAACCTTAGTTCCTTTTACATTTAAATGTAAGATTCGCTCCTCTTTCTTTATTGAAGGTGCTTGACCAGTTGTCCAAATGTATTTTTCTTTGCGAAGAGGCGGAACGAGATCATGGAGGAGATTTCCTGCTGGAGTCTCCCGATATCCGAGAATTGTAAATGCTTCATTATCCCGCAACCATCCCATATTGGAACCCTGTAGAATAAGATTTTCAAGCATCATTGCTGTTAGACCTTTTCCCCGAACATCACGATGAACACAGATACAGTCCACCGACATTGTTGTCCAAGGATCTTCACCAATACGCCGAAACATTAGAGTTGCCATTAGCATATCTTTATGAGAATATCCCCAGATTCGTACATTATTATCAGACAACCAGTCACTAATAACATCTGCAGGAGGTACAAACATCCAGTCTGAATCACAATAATGATTCCCCCAGAAAAGTCGCAGGAGTTCAATATGATCCAAATTCATTCGCCGAATATATCCATCTTTGGGTATTTGCGGTTCCTTTGCTAAATCCTTGCTGAATACAGCGGTTGGATTACATGATAATTGATAGGTACGTGGCCAAACGGATGTCATCCTCTAGCAGTAAATTTGAAACGTGTTGCTAAAGTATAACGCATTAGGGAAATTGAGAATCAGATGGAGAATCAGAAGCCTATATGTGCAATGACCGGTTGTAAGCGCAAGTTACGTCTAGTTGAGATGACAACACTCTGTAAGTGTACTAAAGCATTCTGTGTAACGCATCGTCATGCAGAATGTCATAATTGTGATTTTAATTACCAGGCTAAGAGTACTCGGGATCTTAGTAATGCGCTAGTGAAGGTACGAGCAGATAAGGTTGAAATGATTTAGCACTGTACTAACCAATGTTTCATATCAGGATGCTTCTTACGTAAATATGTTAGCCAAGAGTGTGCTAATTCCCATGAAAGAGTCTTTTCACCATTACCACTAGTTCCATTTTCTTCACGCCAGCAGATACAATATAGAATAGGCATAGACATTCTACAAACTGCTAAAACAAAGAAGCAATCAATTTTTATTTTTGACTATTTCACAAAAAAGAGTAAATACTGATATTCATATCCAATAGTACGTAAATCTGTATAATCCCGATAGCGGAATCCTACCTCTTCGGCATCTTTAACGATTTTTTCCATTTCCGGCATGAAAAGATGATGCTCCTGTTTTCTATGGGTCCCATCCTTGAATTTAAATTCCTCCATGAATTTTGCTTTTTCATTTTCCAAATCAAATTTGGCATCATAGGTAAATGTGTCAAAAACAACACTTGATTCCATGACTCGTTGACTTACATATTTTTGTATTGAGAAAGCCGGAAAAGGACTAGCAGAATCTAAAATGGGGTCAAACTTGTTGCGATTTACAATATGGACTGCAAGAACTGACCCACTCTTCATCCAAGTATAACAGTTTTTCAAAACATCAATTCGGTCGGGGAAATAATATAAAGTGAAATAGAAAAAACAGACAAGATTAAATTCATCGGGCTGGAACAAAGAAGATGTTATGGCATCTCCGATTTTCCAATCCACATTTTTATCGGGAAATTTAGCACGAGCACGATTAATCATTGCTTGACTCTTATCAAGACCAGTTACATGGCCTGCGCCTAATTTAAGAAATTCACTAATATGGTCACCGGTGCCGCAACCAATATCTAGGATTTTCCATGTAGTCTTATCAGGAATGAGACGTTTACAATATTTATCTACAATTTCAACTTCAAAAGGAATTCGTTCTTTTTGTCCTTGAACTAGTTGGTCGTAGATTCCAGCATAAAATCCATCATATAATTTATCAGTTCCGATAATGTATTCAGTATCCGTGCCTTCTTTATTTGAAAATGCTTCCACGGAATAATTTCCAGTACCATATTTACGAATTCCATAAATTACGAGACAAAAAACGAAAAAAAACAAGAGTGGTCCTATTACTAAGTCCAATGACATCCTCCCTGTTAAAGGCCCCGGTCTTTTCTCTAATAAATAATCGCTGTGGAACTCAGCGATATGGCTGAGACAATTACAGGATTTTCCAGCACAGAAGTAATACGAACACTTATTGGTTCTATTATACAGGGTGACCGATCCGGTTCTCAGCGATGGACTGCTGAACTACTCTGCTCGGAGAAAGGATATCCAAAACTTCTTAGCATTTATGTTTTCATTGGATTCCGGTATCTTCTTCCTGCTAGTTATTCGTGGGTTTCACATATTCGGCAAAAGATTCGTCTGCTGGAAGACCGGTGGCGCTCATCAGGGGCAAGTACACGCACATTTCGTAATTCAACAGAAGTTCGTTCTATAGTGGCAGAGTGGACAGAAATTTGGTGTCAGCAACAACAGAAACCATCACCCAAACTTCCTACAAAAAAAGAAGTTTTCGCTGCTGCTGCACAACTTAAAACAAATTTAAAAACAAATCCCACATCCACACTTCATCCTTCGGTGCAAGCAACATGGAAGGCTCATTATGATTCAGATGATTTGCGGATTCTATCAAATGAACTTATCTGGGCAATACAATACCACCAAATGACACGGGCTCTTCTATATTTTACCTGGTTATGGGAACTGGATGATGAACGGGGAAAAGGTGGAACTGTAAAACTCTTACGAAGAGGCCCCGAACATATTCCAGAATCAAATCGGGAACATATTGGATGGTTTATATATAGCATCTTTCAACATTATGCTGGATATCTTGGTACGAAAAAAACTGCTGTAATGGAAACTTTGGAATTATGGAAAGAAACATGGCTTCTGCTAGGAAAAACTCAGCGACGCCAATGTCTTGGTGCCATTTGTGCGTGGTTGACTGAAGGAACTTTCCCTGATTCTTTACTTATTAAGAATCCAAATCAAATACGACAAATTGTCGGAGAAACTGAAGCAATTTATGGAATTATCAAACAGGAAATGGATGGTCATATTGAGCAGAAAGAACAAAATGCAGCGGCCTCTAGTAAAGTAGTCGACCGATTTTCAATGACAAAAGAACAGAAAGAAAAAGAATCTCTTACAAAGATGGATATTGTAAATAAAAAATTAGCGGCTGTTATGGGAATTGATTTTACGGATTTTGAGGACTAAAAATTATGTCTTAATGGATAGGATAGATAAGATGGAAAACCTAGGGAATACTATAAAAGACAGTATTCAAATAAATATGCCTATACATCTTGATAGAATAATCGGTCCAATTGTATTCTTAGTTATATCTGTACTTATTACAATAATTGTCCTAATTGTTATTTGGGCACAGAGTTATAATTATTATACTCCCGAAAATTTAGTGATTCATACAAATTCATTTCTTAAAAAATGGGAAGCAGTTTATGGAGCAGCAGCAAATGGGAGAAAATCATTAAATGAGTACTTAACAACATTAACGAATGAAAAGAAGATTCAACCCAATCAGAAATGCCTAGGAAATTTCTACATAATGACTGCAAACGCAGCGGCCACTGGAGTCTCTCCCGATGGCGTATTACTTCCCGGATTACCAATTTGTAATATTGAAGCATTATCCTTTCTTCTTCGTGCTGGATGCCGTGGATTTATTTTTGATGTTCATGAGCCTCTTTCTGATAGAGGAAAACCCTATATATCAATACTTGATGCAAATCCTAATAAGAAATGGCGAACTACGAGCATGAATCGTCTTCCGTTTCGTGATCCAATTAACCGTCTCCGAGCTGAGGCATTTGGAGAAGGGTCGTTGGGACAGACACAAATAGTACAAATTAAAAATACAACAGATCCTATTTTTATCTATCTCCGTTTTAATCGTCTACACAAACCTGAATTCTACAATGCTGTGGCGGCTGACTTAGAGAATGCTTTCAAAGATTATCGTCTTGATTATACCTGGGCTGCTGGGCGCCGGGAAACTGATTTCTACACAACAGACATCCAAGAATTTATGGGCAAAGTTGTTATCATCTGTAATCAGAAAGCAGCTGGAAGTGTTTTAGAGGATTTTATTAATATAACTCCTGTCAGTAGCGTGAAGGCAAATTATTCTACAGCAGATGTTCAGAATATAACAGCAGATGAGATTATGAAAGTAAAACCGATTATCCAACAGCATCTGTGTGCTGCCTTTGATGTTCCGGGGACACCCGAAGCCATTAAAAATACACTTGATTGGAAACGTGCTCAAGATCTAGGTATTCAGATGGTTGGGCTTAATTTCTTCTCAGATGCTGGCAACTTGAAGGGATATCGGGATACATTTGGACTTTTTAGTTTTAAAGTAAAACCGGAGGCACTGAGATATTCAGTTAAACTCAGTAATGCTCCACGAAGGGCAGGACAGGAATCCAATATGAATGGTGGTAATATCACAGTGCCTGAATTACAACTCAGACCTTAAACATTAACTAGCAGATGCTCCCATGTGATTTGGTCCTTCTCATAGAGTTTCTTGAGGATATGACTGATAATTGTTTCTGGTTTGCCACCCGGTGGAACCAAAATCTTCTTTGAAAGTGTAACAGTAATTGCAACTTCAATGGAAGAATCCCAGTCATCCTTATAATAACGCTTTACGAACACAGTGTTGTCTGTCGTGGTCCATGTATCCTCATTTAGGCCAAGGAGCTGGTCGCGATTATAGGCAGCAATCTTCTTATTTTCTGGAAGAAGCCACTCCTCATTCTGCTCAGTTGTCATGAACTTCTTGCGAATCATCTGGATATTTAGTTCTCCTTCATTGAAATCAGTCCACTTAGATGACCCATTCCATGCCTGATAGACTGACTTCCGAACAGTAGAACGCTTTAGAAGTTCTTCCATCTGAGTCTTCAAATCAGTAAGTTCGCGGGTTCTAGCATACTCTCCAAGAGAAACCTGAATGGAGGAAATAACATCAGTCACCATCTGCGTGGATTTAGCATAATTATCAAGTGAATTCCGGAATGTGGAAAGGGTTCCGCTTGTTGATGCTTCAATACGAGAAAGATTGGTCACCATCTTGGTCTCCAAGTCATCAATCATCTTATTGAAATAATTCTTTGTTGAATTATTTGTATCAATCACAGTTGCACACAACTCAGTTACTAGATTACGTGTTACCTCCAACTTGCTATCAATCTCTTCAATCCTAGCATCAAAGTTTGTCTGTGCCTGTGCGGGTGCCTCATTTGTATCCATCTCTATATCAAGCACTTCATCTACATGCGCCAAATCCTCCACTTCTAGTTCTCCAAGTGGTCCCGCATCTTCTACTAGCGCATCTTCTACTAGCGCATCTTCTACTAGCGCATCTTCCAGTACCTCTTCCTCCTCTTCCTCCTCTTCCTCCTCTGTTGCATCAATGTCCGCAGAAGAGTCCTCTACACCAACAAGACCGTCACCGGCCATGGTAGGATTAACACGCAGATAATTTTCAAAATTCTTTGAGACTTGCCAAGAGAACAATCCAATCATTCCGATTACTATTGCAATTGCGACGGGGACATTCATTTCAATAATTGCTGGCTCCATTTACTTTGCCTACTATCTTGAGGTAGTAGGGTTCAAATTTTTACACCTGTGAAGAGTAGGGATGGAGGATAATATAAAAAAAATTAAAGAAGCCACTTCAGTTGTACAAGAATATGCTGAAGAAGCCCTACGAATAACAAAGGCTGTTATTAGCAAAGATACATTAGCATCACACATTATTTCTGTAGTTGAAACATTTCTAGCAGAGAAAAAACGTATTATCTATGGCGGAGCAGCAATCAATGCTTTAATGCCTAAAAACTTACAATTTTATGAACCTGAGATAGATCTACCCGATTATGATTTTTTAACTCCCGATGCTCTTGAAGATTGTGCTGCCCTCATGGAAAAATACAAAATTGCGGGATTTAAAGATGTTGAAACTCGTCTAGGAATTCATGAAGGAACCTATAAAATTTTCGTAAATTTTCGCGCTGCTGCTGATATAACAGAGTTACCCCAAGATATCTATACTCGTCTTCATAAGAAAACCCGGAAACGAGGTAATTTATATTGTGCTCCACCCGACTGGTTACGCATGGCCTCATATTTAGAGTTGAGCCGTCCTGCAGGAGATGTCAAGGAACGTTGGGCAAAAGTATTCTATCGTCTTCAACTTCTTAATAAAATTTATCCACTTAAGCCATCTTCTTGTATGGATTCTTCAGCGGCGGAAATTACTCGGTTTCCTCCGCAGAAGAGGCGCCGACTCCATAGTATAATTCTTCAAGTACTCAATGATACACGAACATTCTTTGCTGGAGCCATGGTAGAAGGTGTCTATAAAGCCCTAGAAGATCATACAGCAAAGACGGAAATTATTCTCGGTCAATCACTTATTAAATATGACCCTCGGTATATTTTAACAACTGAGACACTTGATGAAACAACAGACTATCTAGCAGCAGAACTCAAGGCTAATTTTCCATCAACAGATATTACAATTAAAGAATTCATAGAGGTCGGTGAAATTATGCCAGAGCGCCGAGAAGTCTTTTTTGATAAACGTCGTATTGCTACAATATTTCCAACTGTAGCATGTCACGCGTTTCTTTCATTAAATATTCACATTCCATATGATGAAACAAAATATATAGTGCGCGTGGCAAGTGTAGACTCTAGCATAACTCTCCTTTATAGTATGTGGTTTGCTGGACTTCAAAAAACAGTTGGGCTACGCATTTTATGTGTAATCCAAGCATTAATTGATATTGAAGGTCATATGCGTCTTGAGAAACCCCGTGAATCTAAGTTTTCTCTTTTTCCATTTACATGTTTAGGGCACCAGCCTTCTCTGCCAGAACTCAAGAAAGCACATAGAAAACGCGTCTTGGAAAAGAAAGAGGAAGTACGAGCATATCTAGAAAAGGTTATGAAGCGAAGCAGAACACGTAGGTCTAAGATAAATGCGAATTTAAAAGTGTAAGCATGTTTGTTTGAGCATTGGAATATTTAAGTGCTATTTGATAATTTTTTTCAATAATTTCTAAATGATTCATATAATATGATTCATTCAATTTATGAAGTTGGTTATATAAATCTTGTAAGAAATTTTGTTCATCTGTAAGAACAATCCATCCACTTGTATCAAAATATTCTCCGATATTATCACATCCATAATAAATTGGAATTGTTTTTGTAATAAGACAGTCAATTAGTTTTTCACTAAAACAATTTAATTCACGAGTATTTTCTATAACTATATGATATTGATAATTCTCAAACAAAATATATTTGCTAGAAAGTGGTTCTTTAGGAATTAGTGGATTTATCGTTATTTCGGGAATGATTATATGTGCACTGCTTCTATAAAAAGTAATCGGAAACTGCTGGAAAGCTTTCTGATTCTGATATAGAAGATGACGTAAATAGTAAGCAAGACAACCCGTTTTCCATCCTGTAATATTTGAAATGGCAAATTTTTTTTTATTCACATCGATCAATTCATAGAATGCTGATTCTATCCAAGTATGACCAGCAGTTCTTTTATAAACATTTAGTTTTTGTAAACGTGATGGATCATAACAAAAAATTAAATCAAATAAGTGTGAATGTTCATTTAAATAATCATAGCAGCCTGAAATATTACCGGGTTCGCTTTGAATATATACTTTTTTATTATTATTTGGATGATACTCTTTTGTATCAACATAAATATCTACATCTATATTTGTATTAAATTGTTGTAAATAATCAAGATTAAGTCCATAAATCTGGATTGTCATAATTATAAATTATAGAGTATATTTATTAAAACAGCGAACGCATCGTCCGATAAAATTAATTTCAGAATTTGTAAGAAGTATATGAGATGGTAAAAATACACCATTTGTTGAAATATCAAGACTATTTACGAAATCACAATCATTTCCATTATACATTGGAAGAGCATGTAAAGCCGGATATGTTATACGTGTCTGAATATTATGTTGATTTAGAAAATGCATTAATTTATCGCGATTGGTAATTTTTAAATCAATAAACCAGGGTATCCATTCATTTCCCATAGATGGAAGAAGCATAGGAATATGTTGTGAATATAAAGAATATATTTCTTTCATTCGTTTAATTCTTTCAGGTAATTTCTTAAATTGTTCAATTCCAATAACTGCTTGAATATCTGTAAACTTAAAATTAAGACCAAATATATCATATTCTTCTAGTCCTCCTGCTTTTCTCCCAAAATTCTTAATTTTCCAAAGACGTGAAGCCAATTCATCATTATCTGTTACAACAAAACCACCTTGGCCTGTACTTATAATTTTAGGTGTACTTAATGAAAAACATCCAATATCTCCAAAAGTTCCAAAATGCTTTCCATTATTAAAACAGCCAAGTGATTGTGCAGCATCTTCAATTAAATAAATAGATTTTTCTTTACAATACTCCACAATTTCACGCAGTTCTTTTTCACGATTATTAAGTGAAACGTGGACAATTGCTTTTGTTTTTGATGTAATTTTTCGCTTTATTTCATCAAGTGTAATAGTAAAGGTTGTGGAGTCTACATCTGCTAATACTGGAACAGCGCCAAGAAGTTTTACTGAATTTGCAGTAGCAACCATAGTATAATTTGGAACAATTATTTCATCGCCCGGCATAATGTTAATTGCTAAATAGGCCAAAATTAAAGCAGATGTTCCGCTTGTTGTCATAAAACAATGTTTTGCACCAATAAAATTCTTAATAGATTCTTCAAGTTCAGTTGTCTTTTTAAATTCTGTTAGAAAAGGGTCACCAGTAGTCATATAGTCGTAGCAAGCCTTTGCTTCTAATTCATTGAATGAAGGACGTGTTTGGATAATTTTTTCTTTTTGAAAGTGCCAGTTAAGTATTTCTTCTATAGAGTCATCCTTAAACATAGACTGATAATATCCTCCAATTACCATCTTTACAGGTTTTCTTTCTCCTTGTGGATCACGTGGATTTGTTGTTGTAATAGTATCTTGTAATATATATTTCATATAATCATTCAAACAAATTACACGAAAATCAAAAGAAATACGTGTGTAATTTTCTTGATTAGTTTGATTATAATGAATACAACGATTTCCATTGAAATAAAAGAGATTTCCGTATTTTAAATTAATTCCTTGAAAATCGCCTTTTTCAGGTGCGGATTCAATAAATAGTTGTGTAGTATTTTTCATATCTGTAATTGGAATTAAAAAATTCTTTTCACCAAGAGGATGTTTGCCAATTGAATCAGAATCACAATGTGCTGGAATCGCTTTGTTACCAATAAATTGAAAACGAATACTGGGAAAACTCTGATAAATTAGCATGGATTCATTTGGATATAAGTGATTTAGAATATCCTTAATTAAATCACAATATGACTTTTTGAAAATATTATCCGACTTTATTGCAGTATAAAATCGTTTATGAAGATCAGCCTCAATGTCTTGAAGATTAGCAATATTTCCTTTTGTAAATTCAGTATAATCCTTTGAAATTGTATGAATTTGCGATAAATCTTCAATTTGAAAAATAGTTTGAAGTTGTTCTAAGAATCTATACTTACTTATATTATAATTAAGAATAGTGTGTTCTCCAATAACTTTTGTAGTTGTAAAATATGCTTCGGACATTATAATTAATCATTAATTACAGTTTAAATAGCAATTGTGAACACTGAACACCACGCTTTTCTAGACCGCATTTTTCATAAAAGGGAACAGTTCCTTCAGCACAAACAAGAGTAATTTTATAGCATTTATTATTTTGTGCTGTCTGAAACAAATGATCTACAATTTTCTTACCGTATCCTTTTCCTCTTTCAGATTCTAAAACACAAATATCTTCAACATGAGCATATGTAACTCTATTAAAAATAAGTTTAGGTTCATATATAATTGTTCCAGTTGCAACTAGACGATTATCTTCTTGAATAACCCAAATTTCCATATTTGATGGAAGATTTACTATATACTGCTGGAATTCCTCCTCAGTAAATTCAGTATGGCGAAATGAATTAATTAACGGATAATAGTTCGTATAATCATTCTTAGTAAGAATACGAATATTATTATTAAAACTCATAATATAGTCTAATCTACTTCCTCTACCTTAGGTCCCTTCTCCTCAGATCCATGCATCCCCGGCATATTTCCCTCTGCTGAACCCTCAGCTGATTCTTCCTTAGAAGACGCAGGATACAACTTCATCATGATAGGCCGGCATACACCCTCTACTTCCTTGTACTTATCTTCATATTCAAGTGCGCCCCGTGTTTCTTCTACTTCTAGCCACTGGAAACCATCCTTCACAGCATCTTCAAGTGTCTTAACTGCTTCTACACCTAACTTCTCCCGCACCTTCTCATCCTGCGTAGAGCCGCGGACCTGGTACAAATACCCCTCCAACTTGTTCTTCGCCTCAACACGCTCCATTGTACGCTTATCTTCCTCAGCTGCTGCCTCGGCTTCCCGAATCATCCGCTCAATCTCCTCCTTCGGCCGAGAAGAAGAATTGGTAATCTTGATAGACTGGCTCTTGCCCGTTGACTTCTCCGCCGCCGCAACTGAGAGAATTCCATTAGCATCCAAATCATACGTAATCTCAATCTGCGGGATACCACGAGGCATAGGAGGAATTCCATTTAAGTCAAGATCACCTAAATGCTGGCAGTCCTTTGTCATAGCACGCTCACCCTGAAAGACACGGATCTTGACTTGCGTCTGATTATCAGAATACGTTGAGAAGGTCTGGGACTTCTTGGTTGGAATAGTAGTGTTGCGTTTGATAAGCGGCGTCATAACTCCACCCGCAGTCTCAACACCTAGTGACAAAGGTGTTACATCCAGCAGAATGACCTGGTCCAATTTCTCGGATGTTGTTCCCTTAAGAATTGCCCCCTGTACTGCTGCGCCATAGGCAACGGCCTCATCCGGATTGATAGACTGGCACAAATCCTTGCCACCGAAGTAATCCTTGAGAAGCTGCTGGATCTTCGGAATACGTGTTGAACCGCCAACCAGAACAATATCATGAATATCCGTCTTACTCATCTTGGCATCCTGCATTGCCTGCTGAACCGGCTCCATCGCCTTGCGGAAGATAGATTCGCAGAGTGACTCAAACTTGGCTCTGCTCAAGACAATATTTAGATCCTGTCCCTCTAGAATACCGTCAACTTCCAGTGTAGCCTGTGTGCTAGTGGAAAGAATACGCTTAGCCCTCTCCGCTACATTTCGCAGACGCCGATATGCCCGAGCATTAGCCTTGATATCCAACTTAGTCTTCTTGCGGAACTCATCGCACGCCCAGTCACAGACCAAGTTATCAAAGTCCTCTCCGCCCAAATGTGTGTTTCCAGCAGTTGCCTTCACTTCAAAAACACCGTCGTCAATTGTTAGAATAGAAATATCGTGGGTCCCGCCACCACAGTCAAAAATCAGAATATTCTTCTCCCCTTGTGTCTTCTCAAGGCCGTAGGCGATGGCAGCAGCGGTGGGCTCATTGATGATACGCAAGACATTGAGACCCGCAATGACTCCAGCATCTTTCGTTGCCTGACGCTGAGCATCATTGAAATAAGCCGGAACTGTGATTACCGCATCCTTGACCTCTTCACCAACATAGGACTCAACCATCTGTTTCATCTTCTGCAGGAGCATCGCTGAAATCTCCTCGGGATAGAACTTCTTCTCTCCATCCTTCGTCTGAACAACAATCTGAGGCCTATCACTGGCATCTCCTACAACCTTGAAAGGATAGCGCTTAATATCCTCTTGAACAAGTGGATCGCTAAACTTACGTCCAATTAGACGCTTAGCATCAAAGACTGTATTTGCTGTATTTCCTGCAGCCTGACTCTTTGCTGCTTCACCAACGAGGCGGTCAGTATCAGTAAACGCCACATAAGAAGGTATACTACGTGCTCCTGACTCGGATGCCAGAATTTCAACACGGTCATTTTGCCAGAGACCCACGCAGCAATATGTTGTCGCCAAATCCATTCCCGCACAGTACTTTGAGGTTCCCTTTGTTGCCATACTGTATGAATATATACAACCACATGGCTTTAGATTCTTTTTCTTTGAATTTTTTCAAAGTTTATTAGTTGTTGTTTCTCCCATCTTAATATCGCTGTCCGATAATTCACCGCGTTCTAAACGATCTTTCTTATCTTTGAGTTTTTTCTGAATTGATTCGAGAAATGTTAATTCTTTTATCATATCTGGCAGATATTTCTCCGATTTTTCCAGCAAAGACCATAATGCTGTTTTATATTCTATAGGAATATCATCTTTCATAGGAGTGGCTGTAAGAGGGCACGAATCCATGAAACTCTGTAAAGGTGGCGATGTAACTACAAATCCTTCTACTTGTCCTGTTTTAGCAAATCCCCGGGTGTTTGGTGAAATCCATTTGAAAAGGGTTATAGATGCAATTCGTAGATTATGAAGGGTTTTACGAATATCCTTTTCTAAAATTTTCCAGTCAGCAATATCCTCAAAACATTCCATAATTACAGGTTTTCCATCACAATCATTTCCTGTAGCCTCTTGCTTCTGCACAATCATTTTATTTTTTGCCGATTCTTGTCTTTTAGGACGCCCGGCCTCAAATTCATCTTTGGAAACAAGACCAACTTTCACATTAAGTGTCGTCTCAAAGTTAGCAGCTACGCCAGTTCCAACAAAAGTATCCAAGGCGCAGACTCGTTTATAAATAGCATCCACAGACTTTTTAAAAGCAGTGGCTCGTGTGGTTACAGCCGAGAAAGTTGGCACATCATCAAAAGTTTCTTCACGCCGACAGGATGAGCCCATCGTAACAAAGATGATAACAAAAATTAGGATAGATAATAAATAAAATAATGAGATAAAAACTTTCTTACCAATATCGCCTTCTAAAAGATTGCTTCTCCACCATGGTGTATTTGCCATCCCTGACATATAAACAGAATATTTTAACGGCGTATGTAACAGGGATATGGAATCACTTCGAATTGCTCAAAAACGTCAATGTAATCGCTGCGTGCCGCCATTTGATCCACTAACACGAGTAGATTTACCACTTTTCTCTTGTCCTCCAGTCAAGACAAATGATAGACCTAATATAATAGAAAGTCAACGAATAATCCGAGAACGTTGTCAGCAGGTAATTGTGAATGGTACTTCCCGGACAATTCAAGGAGGAGGTCCAACTACATATACTCTAGTTGAATCTAAAAAATCCTCTACAACTACATCTGCGCTCAAGGATGCAATAACTGCGGTAGAGCCTCGTTTTTATGAGTTTATTAAGCCACGACCTTTACCCCCAGATTTCTTACAGGTTGCGCGTCAAGTAAGTAATGGCGGGGAACCTTTGGCTAAGAATACTGCTTGTGCTCTGGGTGAAATAAAAACAGTTGGATAAATAGAATGAACACGGATAGAAGTCAATCGGTCCGCACCCACAAGAAGAAAGCTGCAATTCTTTCTGGATACTACCAGGCGAATCTAGCAAATACTCCTGCTAATGCTGCCACAAGACCTGAACAGACAAGCCAGCAGAGTGGAGAAGATGTTGTTCTTCGGCGAACTGGATGCTTCATTTGTACTACAGCAAATTCAGCCAATCCTTACCCTCTAAACGAGCGTAATCCTGGTGCTAGATAAAGATGCAATCTTATTTAAAAATATAAATATAATAATCACTAATGTCAGTTGTTGTAGATACAGCCAATTACATAGGTGATGGATGGACAATAGGGAATCATTTTTTTCAAATAGCAAATGGCTATGCCTTTGCCAAGAAAACAGGCCGAAAATTAATTTTACCTCGTCATAATCTTCATCCTGAATATGAACATTATTCTAAACTATATGTGTATAATGATTGGTATGCTAGTTGGTTACAATATGTAGAAGACATTCCACCGGGTCAATTAGCAATTTATAAAGAACCCAGTTATTCATTCAGAGAAATTAATGATGCACAATATAATACAATTATGCTAGATGGGTATTTTCAGTCATCCAAATATTTTGCTTCTTGCAAAGATGAGATTAGAAATCTTTTTAGACCAACAGAGGAAATCAAGCAAACTTGCTTAAATAAATGGGGTCATTTGATGAGTGGAGGTGAAAACTTAGTTTTAGTTCATGCTAGAAGAACTGATTATCTCAAGCCTCAAAATATAGCAATCCATAATCCACTTCCCCCTTCTTATTATCATAATGCATTTAAGGAAATAATGAAATATATTCCTAATGCTTTTTTTGTATTAGTTAGCGATGATCCATCATACTGGGATACTGTAAAAATTCCTGGCCATCATACATGTATAAATGAACCAAACTCAGCTATTACACTTTATTTTATGACGCATTTCAAGAACTATATAATTGCTAATAGTTCATTTGCTTGGTGGGGAGCATTTTTATCTAAACATACAAATCCTTTGGTTCTTACACCAGAAAAATGGTTTGGACCTGCTGGAGTACAAGATTATCAAGATATATATGAACCCGAATGGATTAAAGTTGCCCAATAGGGTCCGATGTAGCGGGTCTAAAGTCAGTATGAAATACAATAATAAATGGAGTATATTGATACCTTTTATTATTGTAATTTGGAGCATCGGCCAGATAGAAAGATTGAATTCTTAGAGGAGATGAATAAACTTGGCATTCCAGCAGAAAAAATTCATCGGATTGAGTCTGTATATACACCTGCCTTTGGTGCTCTTGGTTGCGGAAAAAGTCAGATTTTAGCACTGAAACATTTCTTAGAATCAGGCAAAGAGATATGTGCTATCTTTGAGGACGACTTTATGTTCACTGAGTCAAAAGATACAATTCATAATATCTTAACACAGTTTTTTGAAAAAAGGGTATACTTTGATTGTTTAATGCTTGGAGGAAATATTCTTCAAGCAGTACCTACTGAATTACCGTATCTTAAAAAGGTATATGATGGTCAATGTTGTTCTTCTTATGTTGTTACGCGTCAATTTGCTTCACTATTATTAAAACTTTGGGAAGAAGCAATTCATCTACAAGAAGAATATACTTTACAGAATAAAAAGGTGTATCATTTTTACTGTATTGATATTGCTTGGAAACAACTTCAACCGACTCATCATTGGTTTATTGTTGAACCTAAATTTGGTCTTCAACGAGAATCTTATTCAGATATTGAAAAGAAAATTACAAATTATAAGGTTTAACCCTTCTGATAGATTGATACTTCATTTGTATATTGTAACAGAGTTTCATTTACAAATGTTGGGTCTTCAGTATGTAAATGTTTTATATGAGAAAAGTTTTTTGTTTTCATATATTCTAGACAAGTTTGATAATTACCAGTAGCACCAACATAATATGGTCCTACATCTGCTTCTGCTGTAACAAAAACTACCTTCTTTGTTAACCAATCACCTGCTCCTTTTAAGATATCTAAATCAGCACCCTGTGCATCAATCTTTATAAAGTCTACATATTTAATTGAATCTGGCAATAACTCAAAGAAATCTGCCAATGTATAAACAGGAACATCTATAACTTCTTTTATACAAAATCTTGTCTCTATTTCACTTGGCTTAAAAAAACTAGAATTTCCGCCATCACCATCCATCACATAAAATTTCATTGCTTCTTTCTTTTCTATTCCAAGGGCTACAGGAATAATATATGCACGAGTATTAATATGACGAAACTCCAAAACATCACCATTACCCGCTTGCAATTTATGATTAAAAGGAGAACAAATTAAATTTACTGCTTGAGGATTACATTCAAATCCAAAGACTAGTGTATCGGGCTCTTTAGTAAGCCAAATTTGCGCATGAGGTGCATTATAAGCAAGTCCAATATCAAGTTTAATATGTTTAGCCCATGATGGAATAACTATTTTTCCATTAGAATCAAACGGTACTCCACTTTTCTTTAAAATATCTGAAAAATTCATATATTTAAAATTAGTTCTTACATACTTTAAATCTACTGGTTTTAGTCATACCGTATCCATGAAGGAAGACCGAGATGTAAATGATTCCAATTACGATAATAAATTGTTCCCTTTGAAAAAAATGCCGCTGAATAACTTAGACAACTATGAGATATTAAGAGAACATCAGCAAAAATAAAACCAAGATGCGATTGTATTAAATCTTCATTTAAGTGAAATACAATATCATTTCCTTTTAAAAAGGAAAAATCTTCTTCTTTTCCAAGAGAATAAATATGAAATCGTAAGGGCTTAGATTCTTTATACTCATTTCGTATTTTTGTACAAAATTCACTATAATAAGAATCTGAAAAATCAGGATAATCTGAAGTTTGATATTTTTCAGTTCTGCGGATATGTATTGCTACATTATAAAAATTATTGTCATGTGGACTAGTTTTATCATGTAAAAAAATTTTGCTATATCTTCTAAATGGGTCACTGTTTTCCATTTTTAAAAAATCATTAACATAATAATGGTAAAAATCAATAACATTTGGTAAGGAGTGAATCTGTGTTCCAGCAGGTAAATCATCAGGTGTTAGATAGAATTTATTTATATTCATATAGTTAATTATTTTAGAAAAGTAAGTAGAATCTTTGTCCGCATCTTGTATTGTCATACTATTTATACCAGTATCAACATATGTATGTCCGTTCACTTCTACAAAAACAATAGCACGAATTAAATTAAGAAATTGTCCACCAAAACCATCAGCTCTTTGAGGAATAGTCATATACATTAGATATTATATCTAATATAAATAACTTTATATATGTGTCAACTTACATATTTGCGCCGATCGGAATGTAAGTTGTTTCATTTTTATTAACAGGAGTAAATCTACGATGGGGATCAATAATTACTGAGCCTACCGGAAATGTAAGATTTGTAAAGGCATCATGAGCACATGTAATAATATAAACCGAAGGTTTAGAAAATACTTCAGTAGTATTATTACTAATAGGATCATAGGTAGTAAATTCCTGCTTTTTCTCTGTTAATAGGTTGCATAGAAGAACAGCACATGATCCAGTTTGAATCGCGGTATTGGGTTTGAATGATAGACCAAGGACAACAATAGGAAGACCAGATTCATTCTTTTTCTGAATAACTAAGTCTGCTAGAAACTCAGTTTGTTTTTCACGTGCCATCATAATATTATCAAACCAATTAAAAGATAGTCCAAGTTTGTTAGAAAGCCAAGAAAGAGCAATATTATCACGAGGATGGCAGCCACCACCGTCACCCATTCCTCCACGTAAGTAAGCAGGTGAAATTAAACGATCTGATGCCATTGATAAAGCATCAATTACAGCATCACAGTTTGTATTTGGTAAATTATGAGATAACTCCATAATGGTATTTGCCATCGCAATCTTTGTACTAATAAAGGTATTATAACAAACCTTTATTAATTCTGCATTTTCTACTGTTGTGATAAAAACTTTGGATGAGCAAATAGTTCCATAAAACTCCTTTACCTTATTAGCAGCCTCAGTGTTATGATTTCCTAAAAGAATAAATTCCGGATTCATACAATCGTATGCAACTGTTCCCATCGCAATAAAATAAGGATTGTAACAAAGATGAATATAAGGAGAAAGTGTGGGAAGGATCTCTCTGCGAATTGTACCAGGTAATACAGTTGAGATAATAACAATAATAGTTTCCTTCTTAATTACATTGCATACATCCGAAAGTTCTTGTAAAGACTGTTTCAAATATAAATAATCAAAATCAGCCCTTTCTGTGGGAATTCTAGTGATACCTTCATATTTTTTTTGATGAGGCGTTTGAACAGCAACAAAAATAATATCACTTGATCTTAGAATTTCTTCCAATGACTTTGTGTGTCTATATTTAGAGATAAGAGGATTTTCAGAAAACCACTTTTGAAGTGACATTTTTTTTTCGGGACAAAGTTCTTCAGGATAAAGTAAATTTACAGGATCTCCGCCTGTATAGAATGAAGGATTTACATCATAGCACAAAAGATCATGGCCCTTAGAGCAGTACATTAAACTAACTGGCAGACCTAATTTTCCAGTTCCAATAAAACCAATCTTCATTTGTTTTGTATGCGATATTATACATATTTGTTTAACGCATAACAGACTTTTTGGCAATAAATAGTGTATGCCATCCTAATTCTTCTTTCATTTGTTTGAAAAATATTTCATCTATATTTTGAAAGGCGCGATCAAGAACAAAATTCTGTTTCTTGTATTCATCAATATCCCAGCAGAAAATATGATCTTTCCAAATTTTTGTAATTGATAAATCGGAAGTAATTAAAGATTTTACTTCTTCAAATGTATATGTTGATGTAACTGGACATCCGCTTTGTGCCTCTGAAAAAGTCTGAATTAGATCGGATGAATTATCAAATGTCCAGTTATTTTCATGCATGAGCCAAAATAGTTTATATGAAAATTTAGAATAAAGCATACACCGGATTTCTCCAGAATCATTTAAAAATTTCGGAATCTTTTCAAAAACTTTCTGCGGGTTAGGTGTATGATGAATAACTCCAAAACTCCAGATTAAGTCAAATGAATTTAGATCCTTTTCCGAGAGAATTGTATCAAGTTCTTCAATATTACCTTTATAAAAGACACCGCTCAAATCATGTAAAGCAAAATTCTTCTTGCATAATGAAATACCACTCTCAGTTAAATCGATACATGTAACATTTGCTCCTGCTTTTGCGAATGATACAGAATCAGTCCCTATCCCGCAGCCAAGATCCAATACTTTTTTCCCAGACCAATTTGTAGTATCCATAAAGTTCTTAATGTGGGGCTCAGCAGTATATCTTTTCTTTGCAATTTCATCAAAAAAATCTACAGTGTTCTCAGACTTAGTAGAGTGCTTAATATTACATGGCCTGTCATTCCAAAAACTGTAAACTGCTTGAATAGACGACATATACATTTAAAGATAAACGAGTCTTTAAACATTAAAATGTCTTTTTTAGATTCATGCTTACTTCAAGATTATGCTTTATTGGAAAAATACAAGATTGAATTTAAAAATCAAACACCCAATCATTTCTTTAGTTCTGATTTTTTTTCCAATATGGATGCTAAAACTATTCTTAAAGAATGGCCTTCTGCTGAAGCACCTTGGAAAACATCCCAACCTTTAATTAATTTTGGAGTAGGCAGAAAGAGTGAAATAAATGATTTTAAAGATATGGGAGACTATACGCAAACTATTTTCAAACTCCTACAAAGCAGGGAATTTATTGAGTCTATTGAATTTATAACCGGTATTTATAATTTACATCCAGATCCATATATGTATGGATGTGGTCTAGTAAATACACCGAAAAATGGTTTTCTTAAAATTCATGCTGATTTTAATTATTTGGAAAAAATAAAGAAATATAGAAGAATTAATATCATTATTTATATGAATGAAGAATGGAAACCAGAATGGAATGGTAATATTAATTTTTATTCCGAGGATTTGAGCACAATTATTAAAACGTATGCTCCTTTATTTAATAATTTTTTACTATTTAGAGTAAATGATAAAGTCTTTCATGGATATCCGGAATTAATTGATTGTCCGACAGGAATGTCAAGAAAATCAATTAATTTTTTTTATTATACAGATGAGCCAGATAAAGATCAGGCTTTAGAACCTCATAAAACCTTATGGAAAACGAATGAAGGTGATGATATTCCTTACTAGTATTAAAGATTATTAAACTTATAAACATATATGAGTTTTATTGTTGAAATTGTTCGTCTTCAACAAGGTGGTCTTTGTTACTGTATTAATAATTTGGTTGGACATTATCTCTTTGCAAAGAAAAATAAACTAGCACTCACTATAGTAGATGATGCATGGTTATTTAAACATAAACTTGGCCTTAAAGATTATTTTGATTCACTTGATACACATACGCCAGATAAGGCTTATCAAATGCCAGTCTTTCATATAGGAACAGATGATGAAAGAATTAATATTAATAGGTTTACTGTAAAAGAATATCAAGAAGGATTCGCATTTGTTACAAAATTGAATAAAAACATGGAAGAAAAAAAACAAGCTGTAATGAATAAATTGGGACTAGTAGAAGGGCAGTACGATGCAATTATGATTCGGCGAGGAGAAAAAATTTATTGTGAAAGTTATTATATTGATACTAAAGATTTTATCACAAAACTGGCCGAACGAAAAACAAATACAATTTTCGTACAGACAGATGATTATAATGGATATCTTGAAACAGTTGAAGAGGCTAAAAAGATTGATCCAAATATTAAGGTTATAACAACATGTCCTCCTACACAACATGGCATTGTTAATTTTAAACAAGCACGGGAAAGGCTTGATAGTCTTTATTATAATAAGATGAGCAATTTTGTTTCTGAGGAAAAAAATAAAGAATATTGCCAAGAAACACTTAATAAAATAGGTAAAAGTGTTGAAGAATATACACCCGAAGAAGTACAGGCTCATGCGGAAGAATCCATAATTGGCTTAGAAATCTGCTCATTATCTAGATTTTTATGTATGGATCTGCAAAGTAATGTAAATAGATACTTATTTCTAAAGCATAATAACATTGATAATATTATCATTGTTGAATCTAAGAATCCGAAGACTTTTCCCAATGTTGTTCCCAAATTGGATACATTAATTCAATATCCAATTTATGATTTTCACAAATTTCTCTCTCCAGATCTTCAATATTTGGGCCCCCCTCAAATGTTCCCATTAGAGTTTAGACAGCGCTGAAGTTTAATTCCGCAAAGACCCCCTACACATCCAGAACAACATAAATGTGGTTAAGCAGTTGACACCGATGCTGACAAGGAGAATAGCCGCAACAGAGAGATTCTTTGCATAGATTTGGCTGATTCCATAGAGACCAACGACTAATTGAATCACTGCAAGAAAGTAGAAGAAGTAGCAGTAGTCATAAGCCCAGGCTGGCGGTGTGGAAAGAGGCAACTGGTTCATTTCTATTCTTAATATTGACAAAAAAATATTATATTTTTATGTTAATGTTCTGTGGGTTTATGTTTTTGATATACCTAGGAAAGGAATTTACTTGGCACCGGCCTTCTTAGGCTGAGTAGCCTTCTTGGGCTGAGCCTTGGGGACAGGAACCGGTGCAACTACCTCGGCCTCATCATCATCCTCATCCTCCTCATGCACAGGAGCTGAAGCCTTCTTAGGTAGAACGGCTGCAACCGCAGACTCCTCATCGTCATCATCCTCCAGCTGGTTGAAACGATTCACGGAAGCGGAAGGCTTCTGCTGGGCACCACCAGTGTTTGAACGACCAACTGAAGGACCATCATCTACGAAGCCAAAGCCACGAAGACGCTCAGGTAGAGACTCAACTGAGACCTGCTCGGCCTTCCAGCTAGGACCAAACTTGGAGCCAGCAATCCAGATACCCGTGCAGCGGATGATGGCACGGATACGGCTGCCGCGGACAAGGAGTTCCTCAACCGGAACACCCTCATAGCGCTTAGGAGCACCCTTGCTGTCTACGGTATTCGGGTCATAGAACTCCGTAGTGAAGACGCCATCCTTCTGCTTGAGCGCAATCTTGGTCGTCGGAGGATACGGCTTGGGCTTGCCCTCCTTGTCAACCGGAACCTTGACCATCGGTGTGTAGAACGCACTGATGACCTCACGACTAGCGTTTGCTAGCTTGAACCAGGCCTGGGAGTTGGCCATTGCAAGCTCAATTAGACGCTCATCAAAGGCCTTAGCGAACTCATAGAAGGACTTAACCTTAGGGTCGGTCTCAGCATCACGGAAAGACAGATCAACGCTGTACTTCGGAGCCTTACCGTCCTTGTCAAAGATATTCATGCCATACGGCAGCTGCGTCACAGGAGTCTGAACCATCCAGAGACCACGACCGTCGAACTCTAGGTTCACGGCCTTGCCTCCATTGTCCAGTACCTTGAGCGGCTTCGCCGTCAGCTTTGAGGGATTAAAATTACTAGGAAGAATTGCAACAGTAGACATTTCAAGACACGATTATGCCTTAATCATCCTGAAAAAAGGGTAGTCAAATTTTTTTGAAACCGGACAAAAAAGACTAAACGGTTATATTTGCATGTATTTGAGAAAGAAGAGCCATAACCCACTGCTGGCTATCTATTGCAGACTCAAATAGCCAAGGAAATGCTTCTGCTGCTTGTGGACAAACCTGTGTTAATGCTGTTAGAATATACATTGCGCCTAGCACACGATCATTTCTATCCGCAGCAGAAGATACCAGTTTTTTCATAATATAACTATTTGTTGTCCTTATTGTGGAAAGTTGTTGAATCGCAGTTATTCGTGATATACCCCAATGAAAGAGTTGTTGAGGAGAAGGAACTATACGTTCTCGGTCAGTCTGAGTTAGACCAGCACGATGATGCCAGATATCTAGCAGATTTAGATAAAAACGTTTTTGGTCACTAAGAGAAAGCGCAATAAACCATTCGGGATCTGCTCCATATTGGAGTTCTTCCATTTGAACAAAGATTTCCACAACCTTCATTCGCCATCCCTGCTCGGGAGTAATTGAAACTGTAGGAGTCCATTGAAGTTCCATCTTTCTAGCACGTCTCCACTCAATAAGACGCTGAGCCTTTTGTACAACTCTTGCTGGAATAATAGATCTAGTATAAGGGTTTTTAGTAGGCTCATTCTTTTCAGTTGCTTTTAGTGAAAGCATGTTTAGACTCCGAATATCAAACGCATAGACTAAATTTTCAGATATATCTCTGTAACTAAAAAAAGAATTATTAGATATATCTTTTAAACCTTCTGTGCTGAAAAAATCCTCTGAATTTACACAAGCTGCACGATTATAGAAACCGATACCATGAAAGTGAATATTTCTATAAATCATTTTTTGTCTATACCATGATTGAATCTTAGAAACTTTTGGCGCTTTATCTTCAATTGATATCCAGCGAATTGTGTTTTTAAGATGAAGACCACAAAACTCTTTATCTTCTTTTGCACGATTTAGACACCTTTCTGTATGGTTCTTCTTATTTCTTACGGAAGCACATTGTAGTGTAGATTGTGCGGGCATCCCAATTCTACTCATTCTCTAGTAGTTTTATTTAAGCGACATTCAGAAAAATGTTTATGGACGACTTTGCCACAAAAAAGTTAGGCGGAATATCAAAAATGGCTCTTTTTTATCTGGTTCAAATAAAATTTGACGCCCTTTTTTTTAGGAAAGTTAGCCATTCCGCGTTCAAGTATGCCTGCTTCTTCCTCTGACAATAGTAATAAGATGCCTGCCCCCTCTGTCTCTGCTTCCGCCGCCAAGAAGACCACCAAGGCCACCAAGGCCGCCCCTGCACCTGCCGCCCCTGTCGCCGTCCCTCCTCCCGCCCCGGTTGTCCAGCACACGGCTGCCGCCCACGCCAAGACCCCCGCCCCTGTTGCGGCCGCTGCACCGGTAGCCGTCGCCGCTCCGGTCGTGGCCGCCGAGGTTGTCGCTGATGCTGATGAGTCAGTTGTCACCAACTTCGCTGCTCTCCTCGTCAAGTTCAACGCCCTCCGTGTCTCCCTCAACGAGCTCGCGCCGGAGATGAAGAAGATGGAGAAGCAGGTTGCTCGCCTTGAGAAGAAGGCCGAGCGTCGCCGCCGCCGCAAGACGGGCGCTGTCGGTGCCGATGGCGAGAAGAAGTCCAACCCCACGACGGTCTTCACCAAGCCGGTTGAGATCACGAAGGATCTCTGCGTCTTCCTTGGCCTCGCCGCTGGCACGCAGGTCAGCCGCTCTGATGTCACTCGTGGCGTCATGAAGTATGCAAAGGACCACAAGCTCACGGACAAGCAGGCCATCAAGCCGGATGCCACGCTCCGTAAGCTCCTCGGCCTCACGGAGGCGGATAGCCTTACCATCCTCAACCTCCAGAAGTACCTCAAGGGTCACTACGTCAAGGCGGCTGTCCCTACGGCGTAAATGCTCTAATATCCCCATAATCAAATAACCAATAACTTCAATATATTTTTTGTTATATCCCAAGGATGCAACAAAAAATTGAACCCCGAATTCAATGACTATTTAATTTAGTGGGCTTCTATCACAGTAATCAATGTCAGCAATTATGTCTGCCAGTAAAATTGGAATCAAGGGCGCAGATGTGTACGAGACGACAGGCGACCCGCGGGTTGATTTGTCAGTAATGCTTGTCCGTGGTCTTACTGCTGAGAAGATACAGATTGGCGTGGAGGCTATCTTGGCGATGCCTTCAAAGGAAGCACTTGAAGATCTCTGTGTTCTTCTCTTTCAGACACGCAATATCCGCGGCGGCAAGGGTGAGAGGACACTAGCATACGATATGCTGGGTGCTCTAGATAAGAAGCAACACGCACTCAGTCTGGCTCTTCTTCCACTCTTCTCCCACTATGGTTGCTGGAAGGACCTTTTCGTCTTAGGCCAAAATGCGGCATTCAAGGAGACTGTGCTTGATCTTACGGTAAAGCAGTTTGCTGCTGACAATGCTGCCATCAAGACTGAGGGAGGAAAGGTTTCTCTTCTAGCAAAGTGGGCTCCACGGGAGAAGAGTTTCAATGGTCTGCTGGCTAAGTGGCTGGCGAATCAGCTCTTTCCTCATTTTACTATCCTTTCCGAGAGAATGAAGGCATATCGCAAGATGGTCTCTGCTCTTAACAAGCATATCGACACTGTGGAGGTGAAGATGTGCGACCGTCACTTTGCTGATATTGAGCCCAGTCATGTTCCGGGTCGGGCTCTTCAGAAGTATCGCAAGGCTTTCCTCAATGAGGCCAGCACTTTTAGGGATGGCCATCATGACAAGTTCGCTCGGGGAGAGAGGAGCATGGAGTATGACCGCATTGAGGGTGCAAAGCATTTCTCGGAGCACTTCGCTGCTGGCGCTAAGGGAGAAGTAGCCCTCAAGGGAGCAGACACGGTCTATCCACATGAGGTTGTACAGGCTGTCTATCAGAGTCATGATGGCTCGGAGGCTGAGAAGAATCTCCGACTTGGACAATGGTTGGCATTTGTGGCTAATGCTAAGAAGGGTGGGGCTCTTAAGAACTGTCTTGCCATGTGCGATTTCAGTGGCTCCATGGATGGTCTGCCCAAGATGGTTTCTCTTGCTCTTGGTATGCTTATCGCAGAGGTTTCGGGTACAAACAAGATTCTGACCTTTGACTCTATCCCTCAGTGGCACACGTTCAATCCAGCAGATGATCTCTATGCGAAGATTGCTTCCATTGGCAACATCGGTCACGGTCTCAGCACGGACTTTCAGAAGGCTATGGATCTTGTACTGCAGGATATCAAGGAGCGAAGGGTAAAGCCAGAAGATGTTCCCGACCTCGGAGAGGGAGGTCGGATTGGCACGCAGAGCGCGACTGTACCCAAGGATCTCATCGTCTTCACAGACATGGGCTGGGATCAGGCCTGCTCGTCATCCGAGCAGTCACCTTACACAGGCAACTCATACAGGCACAATGTCAAGACTGAGCAGTGGCAGACCCACATTCAGATGATTCGGGAGAACTTCCGACGTGCTGGAGAGGATATGTGGGGCGTCCCCTTCGTGCCTCCGCGTATCGTAATCTGGAATCTGCGTGCGGCCTATGACGACTTCCATGCTCGTGCCGATGAGGAGGGTGTTGTCATGCTGAGTGGCTGGAGCCCCGCACTCTTTAAGGTTCTGCAGGAGAAGGGAATTGAGGTACTAACTCCCTATGCGGCTCTGCGTCTTCAGTTGGATGACCCGATGTATCAGCCTGTTCGGGACCTCGTACGCGCACACATGGATGCTAACAAGGGTATCTTTTCTCATTGGGCATAAATGCTAGACTGCTAAAAACAAATAAAAACCAAATATTTTTTTGCCATAAAAATTGAGCCTTGCTAGTCCTTTCAAAACCAGCAGAGTAAAAATGTCTAAGTGTGAAGCACGAATTTATGTCGCTCATCCAGCAACCGGTACTTTCCGAGCAGTACAATGTCGTTATACGGCAAAAACGGACTTTCATGCAGTCCCTATTTGTGGTATCCATAGACGCAGACTTATTTCGGGTAAAAAGTGGTTTGGATTTATGTTTCAACCAGAGCAGAAGATTACAGTGACCCATACGATGTGTGATGAGTACAATTATTGGGGAACGGCCATGTATTGGGAGCCTAAACCGGAATAATTAAGCAGGTGTCTCGGCGACAGGTTCCGTAGCGACAGGTTCTGTGGCGACAGGTTCCGTGGCGACAGGTTCCGTGGCGACAGGTTCAACTACAGCGGGTACTTCCGGTGTCGGTTCCGGTGCGACGACAGCCGGTTGCTCTGAGACAACTTCCGGTGTCGGTTCCGGTGTCGGTTCAGGAACGACGGGAGCAGGCTCAGCCACGGGCTCAACAGGTGCTTCTACAGGCGCAGGAGCAGGCTCAGCCACAGGTTCTACAGGGGCTTCTACAACCGCAGGAGCAGGCTCAGCCACAGGTTCTACAACCGCAGGAGCAGGCTCAGCCACAGGCTCTACAGGCGCAGGAGCAGGCTCAGCCACAGGTTCTACAGGGGCTTCTACAACCGCAGGAGCAGGCTCAGCCACAGGTTCTACAGGGGCTTCTACAACCGCAGGAGCAGGCTCAGCCACAGGCTCTACAGGCGCAGGAGCAGGCTCAGCCACAGGTTCTACAGGCGCAGGAGCAGGCTCAGCCACAGGTTCTACAGGCGCAGGAGTAGGCTCAGCCACAGGTTCTACAGGCGCAGGAGCAGGCTCAGCCACAGATTCTACAGGTGCAGGAGAAGGCTCAGCCACAGGTTCAACAGGGGTTTCTACAGGCGCAGGAGGAGGCGCATAAATTTCATTATGGCTGCCTCCGCAATAATATGAACAGACTTTACAAGTTCTTTTTTGATTGCAGCCAGCACAACTGCATGAAACCTTGCCCATTTACTATATTGTGCGATTTTTAGTCCGACGTCTTTTTTGCAGGGTTCAAAAAAATTTGACACCCCAAGGGCCAAACTACTTAAGGCGCAGTGGCGATAACAAAATGATGAGAGGCAATTAAGATTCCATACAGCAAAAACAATTGATTATATTCAATTTAGGAATCTGCGCCTTCCTTGGTTCATATAATTTCTAATTAATCTTAGCCTGCGAGCAAGAATTAATTGGAAATTATAAGTACGGGATGAAGTATCAGAGGATACTATACAGCAACAACTCTAAAAATATTATTAAAGGTATCGTACAGCAACAAATATATGCCTATATATTGATACCTGCTTAGACACAAGCCAATAGGCTTGTAGGCTAAGACCCCCCTCCCGAAAGGGTTGGCGCTATAGTCTAGTGGTCAGGACAGGAGGCTTTGAACCTCTTAACCCAGGTTCGAATCCTGGTAGTGCCATATAGTTCGTAACCTCTATTCAAAAGGTTGCATCACTAGGATGTCCGAGTTGGTTAAGGAGGCAGGCTTAAGATCTGCTGTTGCAAAACGCATGGGTTCGAATCCCATTCCTAGTATCGCCGAAAGGCACATCCGATATAGTCTAGCGGTTAGGATAGGGCTCTTTCACAGCCTTGACCCGGGTTCGACTCCCGGTATCGGAACTAAGTTTGTGTTTTCTTTAAAAAAACACTGGTGATCATGTTTCACCGCAACACTCATAGTTCAGTGGTAGAATAACGGACTTCCATTCCGTTAACGCGGGTTCGATTCCCGCTGAGTGTAAAAAGGCTTCATACAGCAAACAAAGTAATAATTTCCTATTATAACTTGAAGCCTGCTAAAACGAGGATGTCCGAGTGGTTAAGGAGACGGTCTCAAGATCCGTTGTTGCAAAACGCATGGGTTCAAATCCCATTCCTCGTAAAGAGTTTCCCTGTTCTCTAAAAACAGGGTGGTGGAGGAGCGGCGGCGGCTCCAAATCGCATTAGCTCAGTCGGTAGAGCGTCGGCCTTTTAAGCCGAATGTCGCGGGTTCGAGCCCCGCATGCGGTAAAGAGTTTGGTAGACTCAAATAACTACTATTTTTTTTTAAAAGGACTTAAATAGGATGACATATATATGGATAGCAATTGCCATCTTACTTATTATATTAGTTTCAACAAAAACAATAAAAACAGAAAAGTTTGCTAGTATGTGTAGCCGTAGTTGCCCTGTCCATAACACTCATTTTGACCCTCCTTATCCTCATTCGTTTCATTATGTATATTTAACTACAGGAAGAAATCGGGTATATGAATGCACTAAATGTCGCTGTGAAACATTAGATCCAGGTTCATATCCTACGAATGTTAATTTTTGATTACAAATTTGTCTGAATTTTAAATTTTAATTAAAATTTGAAGCCCCTTTTTCCAAGAGAAATAAGTTGCTGACAGTTTACCCCGTTCAAAGAACAGGGCTTACCCCCGTAGCGCAGTGGATAACGCGTCCGCCTTCTAAGCGGAAGACCGTGGGTTCGACCCCCACCGGGGGTATCAACCCCTTCTCCTAGAGATGTGGGTACAAGCCTCTATAGCTCAGTCGGTAGAGCACCAGCTTTGTAAGCTGTAGGTCCTGGGTTCAATTCCCAGTGGAGGCATTTGAGTTGAGATTCTCATTAAAAATCTCCAAGCTCTTATAGCTCAGTTGGTAGAGCGTGGTGCTTATATCTTAAGATATGCTTAATGCACAGTTCTGAAAGGAACGCCAAAGTCGCGGGTTCAATCCCCGCTAGGAGCAATTTTTTATGTCATTAGATGTCTTAAAAAATTAACGATACAAATTAGTCATATTAAGAGTACGATGGTCATCATAATATAATCCGTTATAAACTCTAATTTTTAGTTCCTTATGAATTTTAAAAGACGAATAGGGATCTACTTCAGACACACGGGCCGGATTACTAAATTGATTTTCAGCATACATCCGATATTTACTGCTAGAAAAGACAATATTTTTAGAAATAAGAAATTGATGATATGATTTATAACTCAAAAAGTCATGCCGTGTTAAAAAAATCTTTTCACCCGTTTCAGCAACATTTATTCGTATAATTGGTCGTTCCGAGCAACAATACCAAAACCAAAACATTTCTCCTAAGAAGCCGTAAGAAATATGCGTATTCCTTCACATACTTGTCCTGCAGCTAGATGCTGATTAATCCACTCCGGTTCAATAGGAGAGCCTTTAGCCAAACGTTCCTGCTGCTCAACCCTCAGTAAATCATCAAGTTGGTATCCGTCAATATTGAGTTCAGCCAAAGAGCGACATACATCCGCCTTTTTCTCATCAGTAAGTTTTAGCCGTGTCATAAGAGCATCAAGAGACCCCAGCACTTTAAAGCGCCTATAAAGAAGCCGTGAATTCAAGCCCCGCTGATATACTAGGCCCGGAGCATAATCAGTCCCTAGCAAACAAGCAAATTCGCGCAATTGCTGCTCTGTTAAACCCAACTCCATACAAATAGGATTCAACTGGAAACAATGAAAGGCGGTTCCTTCCAGATTTTCCGACGCTGGCACAAGTAGGTTCTTAACACCCCGTGCTAGAAAGTCATAATCGGTTGAAATAACAGCATCAATTTCTCCCCGATTCTCCAAGTAGGCTAGCAGAGAATCCGCCTCTCCTTGTGAATGAACAAAGGGTGTCCCCGTTGCATATAGCAGTTGCTTTATCTCATTGCGATCATCTGCTCGTATCTGCGGAACAGACCGACGCGAAACCTGAATACGTTGATTAAGAATTTTCCTTTGCTCGGTTGATAGTTCCGGTCCCTCCAGTGCCGTCTCAAGAGCATTACAGAACTTATCTGTATCTTCCCGCAGTTTCCGCCGCTGCGCCATAATTTCCGATTTTTCAGGTGGAGGAGAACCATCAAATACCACTACAAGTTGTATTTGCTGAGCCCGACAAGCAGCCAAGAAATGTGATAAGTTCCAGAGCAATGGGATTCCAAGTGAACGACTTCGATAAAGAAGACATAGAATATCAACTCCTATCTTCTTACCGGCCCAGTCTGCCAGACTCTGTTTTTTGATTGTGTTTGATGCTGTCCAAAAGAGAAATGAATAAAGACCCCGGATTCCCATCGGTAATTGTTTGTGTGCTAGTATTTGCTAAAAGAAATACGTTTCAAATTTATACAACAACAAGTAATATCTGAGAAATATCAAGAAAAACAGACTCTAGCAGAAGCGGTGTTCTATATGAGGCTGAACCTGCTAGAGGTCCAATTGTTCGCAAGCATTTAAGATACACATCTTCTTGAATACGTTTACTCAAATAGAATTCCGTTAATACTCTGAAGAGTAGTTCTATACACTCCAATGTGCTCAAATTAAGACCAAGCAGAGAATAAACACATTCCCGTGTCCACATAACAATTTCAATATCAGGAGGAGACTTTTCTGCTAGAATCGTCTCTATGATACTCCGCATATAGGGAAGCATTGGTGGTTCTAGGCTTCGGGGTGTCTTGGGACATTGGACTTTTACAAATAAGTCTTCTAAGAATGAAATGGCAGGATTCATTTCACGAGCAGATAACCAGATACAAGTTGTCGGATTAGCACCCATACAGAATTGCTCTAGAGTAGAACGAATTCGCACAGCTGTAGAAAGAGACATAGCATGAGCACGTCTAATAACAAGTAAGCGCTGTTTTCCCTGAAAATTTTGTACTACATCCGCATGCTGTGTTAGCCGAAGCAAAAGTTCAGGTAGAATCTGTTTTTCTTGCATAGAAAAATCGGATACATCAATTTCAATATGAGTCGGCGCAATAATAATCCGAGCCTTATAATCATCATGCATCTGAAGTTCTTTGACTTCAAAGGAAAAGCCTGTTATATCTGCTGCGGGAGAATCAGATGCAGCCGCGCGCCGAATTTTTTCCAATTTTCCAGTTCCGCCAATTCCCAGCCATAAAATAGGCAAATTCGTCTTTCGTAGATTAATTCCCTCTTTTGATGTCGGCATTATGCTCTATATTTAAATACACTACGGGATTAATCTCTAAATATGGAGTGTGCCGTTCCATGGCAACGATTTGAGCCTTCCAAATGTGTACTCGGTTTAAGACAACAGAATAAAAGATATCCTTCAGCCGAATACATGGCTGTAACATATAAAGATAGTATGATTGACATGCCCGCATTTCAAATTATTTCACCATGGCTCAGTAGACCAGTTGAATTTACAATTGGAGATATAGCCGAAATAAGTTGGTCTGCGACAGATCATCCCTTCTTCCAAAAAATAAAGATACTCCACGAGCAAATTCGTAATAATTTGTTAAATAATCATCGTGTTAAGGTAAATACACCCAATTATACTCTTACGATATATCTTGAAAAGGGCCGTACAATGGTAAAATCCGCCGTAACAAATGAAATAATATCAATTGAAGAAGCAACTAAAAATCCTATGCAGCAATACAAACTCTGTATTCGTCTTGCTGGAATTCATCTACAGCACGGTTGTGCTAATTATCGTTTTAAGTGTGTCGGTGTACTTCTGAAATAATTTACTGCGTTAATGTTCGCTTAGCATCAGCAATACTGGAACTTGCTGCTGCAAAACTAAATAATGCTAGAGGAAGATTGACTACAGTTGTTAAGAATAAGCAAATTAATATAACTGAATCAGGATTCGTTGAAAGAACATATACAAGTCCAAAAAATACAAATAGACCCATTGTAATTGAAGCAGCGCCAATTGACAATAAAGGACCGGTTATATTAGCATCCGCCAACTGGGGCAAATATACTAGCATTGCCGAGATATAAGCAATAAATAAGATTCCAGAAAGTAATACGGATATTACAACTTGGCTTCCGTCCATCCTAATCTAGAAAATTTTTTCTTTTGACTTAAGCTTCTATTTGAAATTTAACATTGAATATCAAATATGAGACAAAAAGGATTGAAATTACGTAAATTCCCATAAGATTCAGACTATATAGATTACGTCCAGCTTCTATGGAAATCGCAAAAATACTTATACCAATTATAAACATTAGATAAATAGGAAATAATAAATCCCAAAAACCATAAATTTCGTTAGAAGGCATCCCTGAAACCGCTTAAGATAAAAAAAACCAACCAGAACAGATGAAGAGTATTACAAATCAAGAAACGCTCATTTGTAATCCAGGGACAGTAAAAGATACACGTGACACATGTCTTCCGAAAGCAATGATTCATCGGCTTGTTAAAGAATGGAATTCACGGCATCCAGAGAAAAAGGTAGAATCTACAGAATCAAAAAGGGAAATGTGGGTTAATCTACGGCGAAACATGCAGGAATGTGAAACTGAATACTGTGCCATGAAAAAATTAGTTCCAGTGGCTTCCGAGCAGAAAGAATATACAAAATTCTTTAGACCGGAGAAGCCAAAAGAATGGCAGAGTGACCCTGATATGTGGTTAGCAACAGATGACATTGAAGATGTTATGGAACAATATGAGGATGCAATTCCTTCCTTCGAATTTATTGGCCCTGTACCACTTGATTTTGCGAAGAAGTCACCTGTTCCATCATGGGGTACCTGTATTATTGATGAAATGTGTAAATTAGACATTCAAAAAATGAAGAAGGGAGGCACTGAGCATATTGGAATCTGTTTTAATTTTGACCCTCATGATATGCCCGGAAGTCACTGGGTTGCTGCTATGTTGGATTTAAAAGAGCATGTGGCCTATTATTATGATAGTTACGGAAAACCGCCTCCCACTGAGATTAATGAATTTTTCACTAAAATGAAAGAACAAGGTATAAAACGTATAGTATACAATGATATTCGTCACCAAAAAAAACAAAGTGAATGTGGAATGTACAGTATTTTTTTCCTAGTCAGCATGCTACTGGGTAAGAAGTTCAGTGAAATCTGTTTAGATGAATTAAGTGACGACCGTATGCTTCTTCTACGAAAAATCTTTTTTAGCACGGAAAATGTTTCAAAAACCGATTTACAGAAAGCGTTTAAATATCTCGTTTAGACCCATGAAAGAAATCCTCATGAAAAGTAATGATGAACCGAATGCAAGCAGGACAATCAATTCAGCAGCCAGCGGACTTCTTAACTCAGCAGAATTATAACGCACTGCTTAATTATACACGCAAGGCCATCACAGACAAAGAAGGCATAAATGAACTACCGGAGAAAACAGAGCGACGTCTTGTTAGTGTTCTGAATCATTACATGAAAGAGGTCGGAAAAACGAACCCCGGTAGAAAGATTCAGGAATTAAATCGCGAAGTACTACGCGAAACCCTGACAAGCATTGATTCATGGCTTCGTCGGGGAGGTGAATCTACTAGCACGAATGCTGATACGTTTCGCAGAGATGATCCTAATGATCGTCTTTACAGCAATGTTGGACAGCAACTGGCGTCCGTTCAAAAGGAACGCGGATTAATGATGAATGCTACACCCGTAATCAAACCTGATTTTAGAGATAAGGTGGAAGAAGATGATATTGACCCATTAGCCCTCTTTGAGAAGGCGCGGCAACAGCGCGAAAAGGAAGGAATGCCCTCATCCTCTTCTACACAGCAGACAAATGTAACAGTCAAGAAACCCGAACTTATCCTGCGCGATGATTCTCCTGAGTATAAGATTCCGCAAACTTTGCCGCAAGATATAATTATTCGTCAGCAGGACATTGTCAAATACAAGGAAATTGAATATAATATTTTCCTGAACAGCAGCGATCGTAATTGGCTCTTGAATAAGAGTGAAAATCGCTATGATTTCAGCGTAAATTTCAATGTGGCCAATAATTCAACCGATTTCCCCTCATCGCCTTCCCTGCAGGAACGCTTTAGAAACATTACACGGATTGAATTCGTTAAGGTTATCGTTAGTTTGGAGGGCCTTGTACCTATAATACGGCGCACTGCTGGACCTGTTGTAAATACAGACGCAATTGTAAGTGTTCTTTCCTATCCTTATGTTGCCTTGCGCATAGCAGAGTTGAATGCGAATGGATTCGGTACAAATCCAACTCTGGATAACACATTTGCTGTAACACACCAAGATACAGCATGGACATCAGATACAACGCAAAAGAATCGCGGATTTGCTTCTCTAGCACCCAAGTATCTCAAATGCCAGAAAATTTACGCACCCACACCCCTTGGCTCCCTGCAGAAGTTATCTATTCGTCTGGAACGTCCGGATGGACTTCTGTTGAGTGATGCGCTTGATGTTCAGTATATTACAAATATCAATTTTGGAAACTATTTGAAAACCGCAAATAGTGGCGCTGATTTAACAACACTATATCAAAATGGATTAACACTAAATGAATATATCTTTATCAACACGAGCGCTTGGTTTTCCCGTTTTATGGTTTCAGATACTGACCGAATTGTAATTAAGGGTTTTACAGTTGCGACAACTGGGTCTGGATCACCTGACACAAACTCTTTAACTGATTTTACTAACTGGATAAATCGTGCCGAAGGACATTATGTAGTAGGAATTGGATATGCCAGTTCAGGAACCGATATTACTGATGGTCAAAATTCCGTTGGATATGCGAACTATGTAATTATCCGTAATCGCTTTAATGACCCTACTGTGGGCGGTGCTACAACAAGGCAATATTTTGGCGGAACTATAACCACTGATAATAGTTTGGGCACTCGTCTTGGCACGCAGGCAAGTCAAGCAACAACATCCGCATTTATTAATATGAATCATCAAGTCCATGTTGCTCTCCGTGTTGTCTGCCGCGAAATGGATGGGGCCAGTAATCTCCGTCCGGATAATACTTAATTAATTTATTTCACTAAAATAACTCTAAATAATTTCTTTATAGGAAATTACTTGGGCTGAATATAGAGAGACTATGAAGTTTGAACATATTTTAATGCTCCTGGGAGCCCTGACCCTGGTCTTATTTCTATCAGCGTATATGAAACAGACTACAGTGGAGAACTTTGACGGGGAACTTATTGATCATCTCCAAGAATTAGATAAAAGATATACTAACAAAAAGGCCCGGCGGTATAACCAGGTCAGTGACGGCATGAATGATTTTCTACAAGGATACTTGAACAACGAGGGCAATAATGAAGATCAAGCATCTGACCTTATCCAAGGAACAATGAATGGTCCTGCGATTGTCGGTTCAACACGCACAGCGAGCGGTAATCTAGTATTGGGCAATCGTTCATCTGCAACGCATGCTCCTAAGTCAGAAATCCACGAAAAAATCAAGTTCTGCGAAGCCCTTAAGGGTGACGGGCAGGATGTCTGCGAAGCTTTGGCTAGACCCGAATACAGTGAATGCGGTGTCTGCTTGAAACAGGCAATTGATAGTAAATCACGCCCCCATGTTGGAGGTTTGTTTTTTGCTCAGTATGACCGCTTGAGTCAAGATCAACTCCAAAAGGATGTTGATCCAATGTTTAGAAAGTTGAGACCTACTGTGGGTAAATGCACTGAAATTCGCAATTTCGTAACAACTAGGGAAAGATGTATCCGACGCAGAGAACAACTTATGTGCGAGGCTCGTAATGCGCTCCCTCGTCTAAATCCAGATAATTCTAACAATTGCTCCCAGTGTGTTGAGCAAGGGCTTACATTCTTATATCGCGGTGCCAAGGATAAGGAATTCACAGCAGTTCTTCACGTGATAGCAGAAGGTGAAATAAGTTTGGGTCACAGAGGTATACAACAAAACGCACCACCCGGAGGTTCAGGTCTACGCTATGCCAGATTTGTAATTGAAAGAACTAAGGAAAATGAAGTCGTAAATTTCTCTAACTCTGGAAACACAAGCCGAATCTTAGCAGCACAATGGTCTAACTTGGGTGAAACACGTGTCTTGCCTTTCTATGAATCAATAGTTGATAAGAGCAAAGTACAAATTAATGGAACAACAAATGGTGTTAAAGTCACACAGTCAATCCCTGCCAGTGAACGTCAACGTTTCAGAACTGGAACACTAACTGTTATGCCTGTCAAACTATATGAAGGTGGTGGAAGATGGACGACTGTTGGATATGAAGGTAATACAATAAAATTATCTGCTGGAGCCCGTATCCGTTTTGGTTCAGATAGTAGATGGGTTGAAAAAATACTTAACTCTTCAGATGCTTTCCAAGCCACAAATAATTATTTCGGAAATGACCCTGCGTATGGAACCTACAAGCGCGTAGAGCGCTTCATGACAGATGATAATTTTTCTCTACAACTTTATGTTCCCGGATTCTTGGGTGAACCCGATTATGATGAAGAAACGGCCTCTTGCCCCACTGGTGGTCTACTCGGAACTGACTTATCTATGCGTCTGAATAAATCAAATCCCTGCTATACTGAAAATGCCAATTCGCCTCTTTCACAAGTCTGTGTATCTAATTTATTCTTGGCTGCGGGCGGTAATGTGTTTGGGCAAGGATACCCTGTCAATCAAGTGAAAACAGACGCAATTCTGAAACAGATTTCCAACTCAAATAATATTGATCAAGTAATGAATTTTTTCTTAAACAAAATGACATTACTAAATACTGGACAAGATTCAAACGGCAATGATCTACCAATTGACGTAGTAAATGCAGCAAGTTTATATATGCTTGGAATTGAAGTTCGCAGCCCCTGCGATATTAATGGTGTTGCGGGTCCTTTAACTAATGCGTGCCTCCAGTATCTCTATGATAACAAGGGTGTTGGAAAGAGAGAAGGAGCAACCTATCAAGAATCATTCGGTTCATTTACCTCCTATTGTACACGCAAGGGCATGGCATCACCTATAAAAGCCGATGGTTCTGTTAATACTCAAGCAACCCTTAATGCTAAAAATCAGGGTGGTATCCGTGCTGTACAGTCCTATTTTAGTAATATGCACAAACTAGCAAATACAGCAGCCAATGCGGCAAATGCTGGAATTGTTATGGATGCTCTTGGAGCCTGCTACGGAATTGTTGTTCCTCAACAAGCAGCCGGAAAAACTGCGTGCGACCTTAAACTCATTGGTGAATATGATATATCCAAGAAACCCGTTAATAACACGCAGATGCTCCGTATGTCAATTGAAAATAACACAGAATTTGGTCCAATGACTGATGTAGATTTGATTCTACAAAGAAATTCAGGTAGTTTTACATTCAACAAGAACACAATTAATGTAGTACAATACGGCGGAAATCCGGGTGCGACACTAACAGTTCAATGTCGCAAAGCCCGCGCCATCAATTTCTGGATTCGCTGCGATAGGGCACAACCTGGTGGCAATGTGTATTTGATGGATCTTCGTGGAGACCCCAATTCACCTGATTCATATTTGTGGAGGCCGAATGATGGTGCTTTCTGGCCCAAGCAAAGTATGTATATTAATGGTGCTAAAGTAACTCAAATTCCTTGGAATACTCTTCTAAATAATCGTTGGCATATGGTTTCTATTATCTTTGAAAAACCATTTAATGGACCTATGTCTTTGTTTAGTCGTTATACAGGTGGCGAAGGTCTAGCATGTGAAGTTGGACCAATCCAACTCTTCGGAGACATTGCGGACCCTGCTGATCCTAAGAAGATGGTAACATTAACTGAATTTGATATAACATCTTTTTACAATACACGACCTGAGTGGGCTAATATCCCAACAGTTGATGGTTATGAATATAGGGGATGCTGGGGCGACAGCTGGTGGAGAGCCTTACCCTTTTTCCAAGGTGGTGTTGGAAATAGGGAACAGTGCGCTGCTCGTGCCAAATCAGTTGGACATAATACATTCGCTGTTCAGTACTATGGTGAATGCTGGACTGGAAACTACCCCACACACAATTATGAAATGTATGGAATGAGAGGTGACTGCCCTCCAATGGGTGGCGGCTGGTCTCAACAAGTATATAACAATCCAGATATCAAACCTACAATGAATAATTCAAGAGCCCAAGCACAACACAGTGGACGTTGTTTGGATATCTATGGATTCCAGCAAAATAATGGAACACGTGTAATTCAATATGATTGCCACGGTGGAGCCAATCAACGGTTTGATTATGATAATGACAGAAAAACAATCCGAGTCAAACATTCAGGCAAATGCTTAACTGTTGGAAGCGCCGATGCTTTCCAGAAAGTTGTACAACAAGACTGTACTGGTGCATGGAATCAACGTTGGGATTTAGAAGAAGATGGACATATAACATTGAGTGGAACTGGTATGTCAATGGATGTGTATGGAGGATGGACGCACAACATTGTTGACATAATCCTCTACCCGAGACACGGTGGCGGAAACCAGAAGTTCAACAAGATTCGTTAAGCCCTAACAGGAATAAAATATCTAATTTTTGAGCAATTAATGCTAGAAAATTGGCTATCCTCTAATAGAGAGTATGTCTACGGAATATACTAAAGTTCTTTTAGTAATTTTTGTTCTACTGGTTCTATCAGCAGGTCTCTGGATACTCCAAAGTTATGCGGCTGAAGAAAATCAGGAAACTGAAGAAACTTTTATCACAGATCAGACTTTTGCTTCACAAAAACGATTTATAGACGATAATATTGCGAAAGCAAAAATCGGCGATGGAGCGGTTGATGTGTTTTATCCGCCAATGCCTGATGATCTGAAAAGAGCCACTGAAGATATTGACTTGTTTGCGCAAAGACAGCGTCCTCCAACAGAAAAATGGTACTCAAATGTATATTCTGCTGATATCTTAAAAAAAGAGAAGAGATGTGCAGCAATAGAGAGGCCCGAAGATCTTCCCGATGATGCTACAAAGCAAAGAATGGATTGTGCTTGGATGTTTAATCCCGAGGGAAGAAGTGGTGCAACACTCTGTAGTATAGCAGGTCCTATTTTTTCATTTTCGCGAAAGCAATATCCTACAACTCAATATAAGTTCTTATGGAGTAAAGCTGAAGCGATTAAGAGGGAACGTATTAAGCAGTGTGCTTTGACTAAAAATTGTAGTTTGCTTATCCCTGGAACCGGATGTGGATTCTGTCCTGAACTTGGATATGCCGTCCCTGTAAATAGCGATGGTTCATCCACATATGGTGAAGCAAAATGCCCGTATAATCCTGTAACCGATACGGCTTGGTGTTCTAGACCACGCGCAGAAGGCGGCGCAGGTATCAGCGGTGCTGAAAATACGTCAATCTGTAATCCTGATTCACAAGGTCGTCTCAGCAAGTCCTGCTTATCTGCTCTAGCACGCCAAGCCAGTTGTACTGATTCTGGAACATTGCTACAAGCATTGAGTGACTCATCCAATCCTGAATTGTCATCTAAACAAGTGCGTGATGTTGCTGGAGTAATGCGTTCTTACAGTTTCAGTATACCAGATAGTCTTTTACAGGATGGTAATATAGTTGTTGATAGTGCTTTGAGTACCTATGTTAATATCTCTAGGGCGTCACAAAATAATCCAATTGGACGCGTTCGCAGAGCTGCTGGAAATCTATGTACAGGAACACCCTTCCAACAATGCGATTATGATGATAGTAGTAAAGAAAATTTTTCTCTTAAATGCCTTCAAGATTTATATCAACAGGCTGGTTGCCAAGGTAAGGGAAGTGATTTCCCTACTGCTACAAATTTACCCGGATTCTTTGGCAGAACATGGGGCAATATAAAGGCAGGTGTGAACGAAATATCCAACAGAATGACAAATACTCAAGGCAGATTTACTCCCGAACAACAAAAAGAGGCAATCTTAAAATGTATCGGAACACGCTTGCGTAAGAAGCCGATTGGATACTGTAATGAATTGGGTATTTCAATTAAAATATATTTTGGAGTTCACGATAAGGCGCATTATTATGGCAGAAGAATATTAACAAATCAGTTCTTCATGCTCCGTAATGATAGTACATTATGGGATTCTCTTGATTTCTTTGAATCATCATGGAGAAATAATGATGTATTATTGGTTATAGAAACAAATATAAATCCTGAATCGAATGCTGTATTAAACTTCAATCGTGTTGGAAATGCGCCGGATGTAATTAAATGGAATGATGTATCTAAGGTAAGCAAGTCCAGTAATGGATTAGCACAAGATCCTGTTCATGGATTAACTGTAACAAAGAATCGTCAAGGAGAACAGCGTCTAAAGATAGATTTGGTAGTTCCGGGTTCACAGCAAGTAAATAGATCTACAATTTGGTATATGACTGATGAAAATAATACAGCACCGCCTATTACAATTTGCCGTCTTCCTATGGAACGCAAAAATCCCATTATGAATATTACAATGAATGGAGGACCAGTTTCTGAAATTACAAATTCATTTAGCATATCATCTCAGAATATTCAAGAAGGAAATAGAGGTGGACGTTCCTGCACAATCTTCAATGGTGTTAATTCATTGGTTAAAATTAATAATAAATTGCGAAATAAGGCATTCAAGTCCTATACAATGAAATTCTACTCAGAATCTCTCGGCAACTGCACGAGATTATTCCAGTTCTATAATGGTGGCTGGAAACCTAGATGGCAGTGGTATAGATGGGGTTGGTGGTGGGGCGGATGGTACTACACATGGACTTATGACACTGAAGACTACGGAATTGCAGATGTAGCCTTAGATGTTGAATTTGGATATCAAAATACGCAGATTTCGGGTCAATTTAAGACACCTTGGTGGGGACAAATGGTTGGAACCATTGATAATGGTGTAAAATTAAATACATGGCAGCATTTGACTTTTATCTGGAACGATGATTACTCCGGATATTCACTCTATCTTGATGGTGAAAAACGAGCAGCTGCTAGTGGAAAGATAATACCTGAACAATTTACGCATGAGAATTTTATAGGAAAGGGATACTTTGATGGATGGACCGGTATGTTTAAGGGTGGTGTTGAATGGTTCCGTGCTTTTGACTATCCTCTAGGACCGGATGAAATCCAGCAAGATATGGATGATGATTGGTGAACATCCCATCTCGTAGAGATGTGGGTAAACTCTGCGACATGTAAATAAGAAGTAAAGATAAGTATTAATATAGGGTGATGGCATCAATCTATACTAAACCTTTAATGACTCTAGTAATATTACTAGTCTTAATAACTGGACTTTTATATCTTCAAATAAACCTGCAGGAAAACTTTATTTCAGATCAAACATTTAGTTCGCAAAAAAACTTTATTAATAATAATATTGCAAAAGCAAAAATTGGTGATGCGGCTATAGATATATCACATCCGCCAGCACCTGAGTCTGTAAAAAAGGCAATTGAAGATATTGATTTATTTGCAAAAAGAGAACGTCCAGCAACTGAAAAATGGTATACAAATGTTTTCGGCTCAGAAATTTATAAGAAAGAACAAGAATGTAGAAAAATAGAATTGCCTGAAAATTTACCAAGTGATGCCGTAAAACAACGTATAGATTGTACTTGGATGTTTAATCCAACAGGAAGAAGCGGTTCTACACTCTGTAGTATAGCGGGTCCTATTTTTCCGGCTTCCCGCAGAAAGTATCCTACAAATCAATATACGCTAACATGGAGCAAAGAAGAAGCAATTAAAAAGGAACGCATAAAGGAATGTGCTCTAACAAAAAAATGCGACTTACTTATTCCTGGAAAAGGATGTGGTTTCTGCCCTGAAATGGGAAGAGCTATTCCTGTAGATGCTGCAGGTAATTCAGCATATGGTGAAGCGCGATGCCCCGGTCCTCCTGTAACAGAACCATCGCTATGTAGACGACCCCGTTCAGAAGGTGGAGGTGGTTATGATAGTTTAACCTGCGACCCTGATTCTGAAGGGCGTCTAAGTAAAGCATGTCTTTCTGCTCTAGCAGAACAAGCCAGTTGTTCGGATGGAGGAACGTTGCTACAAGCATTAAAAGATTCATCTAATCCGGAGATTAGTAGTAAGCAAGTCCGTGAAGTAGCAGATGTAATGCGATCTTATAGTTTTTCTATACCAGATAGTCTGTTAAAAGATGGAAAAATTGTAGTGGATACTGCTTTGAATACTTATATAAATATTTCTAAGGCATCACAGACTGCAGCCTCGGCACGGGTTCGTAGAGCAGCAGGAAATCTCTGCTCGGGTACACCTTTTCACCCATGCGAATATGAAGATGATAGTAAAGAAAATTTTAATTTAAGATGTCTACAGGATTTATATCAACAGGTGGGCTGCCAAGGACGTGGAACTGATTTTCCTAATTCAACAAATTTAAGTTCATTCTTTGGTAAAACATGGGGAAATGTTAAAAAGGCGGTAAATGAACTCTCCGATAAAATGGTAAATCAAAATGGCAGATATAGTGCAGAAGAACAAAAGGATGCAGTTCGTCGTTGTATAGGAACTCGTCTGCGCAAACGTGCTATTGGATATTGTAATGAATTTGGTATTGTGATTTATATGTATTATGGAGGAAAAAATGGTACTTTCTTTGGCCGCAAAATTCTTACAAATCAATTCTTCAGTTTAAAGAGTGATAGCACATTTTGGGATTCTCTTGATATTTTTAATTCTCAATTTACAGGTGGACAAAATATCTATTTAGTTATTAAAACAAATATTAATCCCGAAACAAATTCAACATTAAGTTATACACGTACTGGTAATTTTAATGATGTGATTAGATGGAATGATAGACCAATGGTTAGCAAAAATGGAACCGGTATATCACAAGATCCAGTAAATGGCCTATCTGTTACAGTCAATCAACAGAGAAATCAACGTCTAGAAATTGAGATGTCCGTATTGCATTCCCAGCATACTCAACGCTTTGGCATGTGGTATATGGCAGATTCAGCCGGTAATCCTCCGCCTATTGGCATCTGTCGTCTGCCTATTGAACGCAAGAATCCCATGATGAATATTGTGATGAATGCTGGAAATGTGGAAGAGGTAACAGGAAATGTGGGTATATCACAACAGGGGTGCCGTGAAGGAAATTTAGGTGGAGAATCCTGCACAATCTTTGATGGCGGAAGTACATTTATTCGGATTGGCAATGGATTGCGTAATCGTGCTTTCCGTTCCTATACCATGAAGGTATGGTGCGATAATTTGGAAAATCGTGATTCTTTCTTCTCATTCTACAACGGTAAATGGGAGCAACGTAATGAAATCAAGTTTTGGATTGTTATTCCTCTTGGCTTATGGATATGGATTCCGATTCCAATCTATCATCTAGTCTGGCGATATGATGGAGATAACTGGTGGAAGAGCGGAAATCGTATTGGAATGAGCACAGGATCATATAATGATTCAATAAAAGCAAGTGTAAAACCTAATCAAGATCAAGGTGAAACAATTAGTGCTGAGCAGTCGGGAATTATAAAACCAAAAACATGGCAGCACTTCACATGGATTTGGAATGGAGATTATACGCAAATTGATATTTATGTAGATGGTGTTAAAAGAGCATCGGGAACTGGGTCTGCTATGCCTGAAGCAATTACAGGAGAAAACTTTATTGGACGCGCCGCACTGGATGGTAGCCATCGTCTTCATAAGGGAGGCATGCAGTGGTTCCGTGGATTTGATTATGCTTTATCACCAGATGAAATCCAGCAGGATATGGATGATGATTGGTAAACTCTGCTAAAGCAGAGTGTTCACCCCTGTTCTTTGAACAGTGGGTAAGCTTAACTCAGCAAATAACACATTTGTAGCAATCTAATTGCTAGAAATTTGTATTTTATATTAGTTCATTAAACTGTTAGTTTGGGACCAGCACCTTCATTTAGTCTTCCAGCATTAGTTGCCAATGAAGGAAATGAATTGTTTCTTAGTTCGGGCTGTGCTTCTTCCACCGCAGCAGGAGCCTCTTCTACCGCAACAGGAGCCTCTTCCACCGCAGCAGGAGCCTCTTCTACTACAACAGGAGCCTCTTCTGCCGCAGGAGCAGGCTCATCATCCTTTACTCGGTATTGCGACTGAGCTTCCTTAATATCTTCCTTATAATCCGGATGATACAAGAATAGAGGGCCGCCACTAGCAATCATAAAACAACTCTTAGAACCATGCTCCAGTGCATTCAAAGTACAATCAATCGCCGATGATTTCATTACTTCAAATATCTGTTCACTTAACCGGCGTTTAGTCATCATTAGCGTATAAATAATCTGGTCCGTAGTTAATCCTTTGTCACGTGTAGCAATTGTCTCATCCACCTTTCTATCCTTCTTCTGCTGCTCAGAAAACTTCATTAAATATGTGAACACTTCAACAGTTCGTTCAGCCATTGGCAAATCCTTATGAGAACAAATACGAATTGCACGACCTTGAACCTGCTCCAATCGCACATAGTTCCAGAAAGGCTCCATAATATGAACCTGACGAACATTCTTCAGTGAAATACCTTCAGCACCAGACTGCGTAATCATAAACATCCGGCAAATCTTTCCAGCAAAATTATTGGGATAGCCACCTGCTAGAATTCGGAGTTGTTTCTTGAGTGAAGCAGGAAGTTTCTTAATATCCCAATTAAATATATCACGGAGGATTTCACGTTTCTCAGCAGAATCATCGCCTGTATATAAAATATACCGCTCTTTGCCCTTGTTTTCCGGTGCCTTAAGTGATTCTGCTAGTACCCAGCCTTCTTCACTCTTGACAATATCTAGACGCACATATCCGGGGTCAGTCTGATAATCACACGCAGTAGCAAAAACACCTAATCCTTCAAGTGTCTTGAACTGAGAATAAATTAGAACCGGTCCCTTACTTTGACGTATCCTTTCAAGAATAGCAACATATTTGGGTGAGAAATCACGTAGTTTTTCAAGTGGAAAGACATCTGCTGCTCTAGCACGAAGTTGGTTAAGACTTTCTTTGAGTTGTTCACCATATTCAAGAGCAACTTGGCGAACTTCACCTTCAACTTCCGCCTCTGCTGCGGCTGCAACAGCCTGTTCTTCCTTTTGGTCGTCATCTTCTTCTAAGAAACTTTCTAATTTCACAGCCGCACGTGTTGTCTGACTAATTTCCAATTGTTGGGCCGCTCTTAGTTCCTTTGCCTCATTATCTCCATCACCTTCAACTTCACCCTCCTCCTTTACACCCAACAAAGCAGCCGCTTTCTTACTATCTGCCGGTCTAGGACGAACAATTCCATCGGGGAAGACAAAATTGCAGGAAGCACGACTGAAAATCTTAAATGCACTACTAACTGTTTTTACTGCTTGAGCATATAAATCCGCCTCAAAAAGTGTTAATCCCGCAATTGCTCTAGCACCCGGCGCTGCAGCCACCGGTTTTGTTTCAGAATCAATTTCATCTTTACGTTCTGCTAGATACTTTGACAGTTGCCAATCGGACATATCTAGCAAAACAACTTCATCCTTTGTCACTGTAGCAACAAGTTCCTTCTTTGACCCTTTGTAATACGAGATTAATCCCGTAAGACGAGCACGAAGAGATATATTATTTCTGATAATCAATTTCTCCTTATCAACGAATGATTCAACAAACTCCTTTTCTGTATCCGGTAATTGAGGAAGAGAACTATAAATCGGAGGCCCCAAAATGTTGCCCATTCCGCCCAATGAAGGTAGAACATCACGTTCAAACCACATGGGTAAATTACGTTCACGCATATCCGGTTCTTCTTCATCAAGACGCATAAATCCCTTGAATTCTCCATTTTCCGCAACTACTTTACGCATTCCCGAAGGAACAGCTGTAAGTGTTAATTGCCGGAAAGCAACACCATCCGCTGACTTTGAATTTGTAAAGGAATAAAAATCAATAGAAGGATTCATCATGAGTGTCTGTTCAAGTCTTTCTTCATTGACTGCGGGATTCAATGGCACCTTCGCAACACGACGATCTCCAGCAAGAATATTAGATAAAATTGCTATTTCATGCGGTTTATTGATAATAGGTGTGCCGGATAATGCGATAATTTTACAGCCTACCGCGTCGCACAGTAAACGATAGACACCATACGCGATTCTGTACTTGCGCGGCATGGCGCAAATCTTGGCATTCTCTTGATAATTGGCTCTCCAAGCAACATCATTCTTTTTATTTTCACGCGGTTCAGTTTTATAGATTGTATCAAGGTCGGAACCTACAATTGTTCTTATTAAATTGTGAACTTCATCAATTACAATTACAGAATTATCAAAGAGATTACCGGGATTAGGATTCGTAGCCGACCCACAAATCCATTCACGAACTTTTGCTTCACGCAGACCATTGTAATGAATAAATTCAAAACGATCGTCCATATGCGCTTTAATCTGCTCTTCAATTTCCTGCTTCTGAGCGGGTTCAAGTGTATCAAAGTTTACAGCTCTGCTCGGGTCCGCCACCCAGAATTTATTCTGTTTACGCTTACCCCATTTCTTTTGTAGATATGCTGGTGAAAGACCATATGTTGTAGTAAGAAATACAAATTGAGATGAAGAATCATCCAGACCATTTCCCGCATTGTTCTCGGGTACAGCGACTTGTTCCCAGTGATTATCCTTCTTAAAAGCATAATAGCCACAGAGAGACAATTCCTTGTGGTAGTTGCCTGAAAGAGTAGCAGGCGTCATAACAAAAATTTTCTTAGACCCGCCATATCGCAGGCCTTCCATTGTGGCAATACTTGTGCATGTCTTACCAGAACCGAGTCCGTGATAGACTAAAATACCACGATAAGGAGAGCCCCGCTGCATATAATCACGAACAAATTCTTGATACGCGAAATTTGTAATTGTAGAAGATGAAACCTTGCTCATTTGTTCACAGGCATTTCCAACTGGATCTTCGCGCGGTTTGGATAAAATATATGTTCTGTATGCCTCAATAATAAAACGATGAATTCCACGACGATTTATCGGCATGAAAATATTATCTTTAGGATGAACTTTGATTGGATCAGTAGATAATTTACTTTCTATGGCAGTTGCTGTCTCCTTAAATTTTTGACTTTCGGATGCAGGTAGTTCTTCGGGCTTGAATCCAAGATTAGCAGCTTCTGCTTCTTCAACAGGCTCGGCTTTTCCAGCAAAGAAATTGAATCCCTCATCTGCAGCATCCGCTGAAACAGGTTTAGATACCTTAATAGAAGGAGCTGCGGCTTCAGGTTCAGCACTAGGCTCAGCACTAGGTTTAGGTTCAGCCGCTTCACCAAAGAATCTATCTAGTAAGCCTGCTTGCTTCTCGGCAACAGGTTCCGCACCAGCCCCAGCAGGAAGAATTATTTCAACTGTTTTAATTGAACGTCCTCCTTTTACCGGTGCTTGTGATGATTTTTTAATATCTCTTGCTACTTTCTGTGCCTCTAATAATGCCTTATCTGCAACCATTGTAGGCGGATTTGCTGGAACCGGAAGAAAAGAAGAAAATTTTACTGGAACTTTTGATAAACTAAGTCCCTTTTGTGCTATAGAAGGTGGTTTTCCTTCGCCCTTCTTAGGCGGACCTGTTTTAACAGGAACAGGAACAGGAATAGAAGCAGATTCAGGTAAGGCTTGTGGTCCTTCAGAAGCCATTCTAAATATTCAACCTATTTTAAGTCTAGGAATCAAACAGAACACCAACAGAAACTAAAGCCAACCGACTTGCTTCCTGCTCAGCCTCCAACTTTTTCCGACTGATAGCAGACGCTAGAAGTGTGCGATTTGGCAAGTACACACCGATAGTATATATCCGATCATGCTGTGGTCCTTCAACATGAATTTCCTCATAAATTGGCGGTGTATGATACTGAGATTGAAAATACTTCAGAAGTTGATCTTTGTAATTGTGATTTTCCGAAATAACCTTCGCAAAATTTACATACTGATGAAGAATACTAATAATCCAATTATAGCAGACTTCAAATGCTGCTCCTTTTCCAGCAACAATCTCTGTATTTCGATATAATGCGCCTATCCATGCCTCCACCATAGATCCTAACAACCGAAGGTTTTCCCGTCCTTTACAGATTGAATCTACATGACGGCTCATAACTAGCCATTCAGACATACCCATTTTCTGTGCTAGAATACCAAGATGATCATTATTTACCAAATTTCCACGCAATGTTGTCAAAAATCCTTCACCTTCACCATCATAGCGATCTTGCGAATAAATTGCAACAACACAATTCAATACAGAATCACCAACAAATTCCAATTCCTCATTGTGAGCCTTCTGTAAAGGAAGACAATCAGAAGGTCTCTCTGAAAGTTGAATAATTTCACCATTTGGACCAGGTGTTCCAGCCGGTTTCTCTACATATGATTTATGTACACAAGCCTGCCGGAAAAGGTCAAAATCAAGATTACTCGGAAGATTTACGCCCTGTCTTTGTAAAAAATGTAAAATTTCAGAATTGGGAATGACTTTATTATTTGGATTCCACGGTGTTATAACTTTTACAACGGCTTTTGTATTAGAGGATGCCATTATATAATATATAGCGTTTTTGGTTTAAGTTGTTTTACTTGCTTACAGGACTAGAAGCAAGCTTAGGCTGCTCATCGTCTCCTTCCATAGAAGTCGTTTCCTGTGTTCCTATCCAATCATTCTGGTCTAAAGTCGGAGCAAACATTCTTTCAAGACCAGGTGTCCACTTGGCAAAATTATCATAGCGATAGAAACGGTCACCCTCATAATCTAGTACTCCTGTCTTATCAAAATAGGGGTCTTGTTTACCACTAACCTCCATCCGAGGTTGAATCTTTGGATTGCCGGTAGCCATTCCATTTTCAACAGCCTCTTTTACAGTTGGAACATGCTCATCAGCAAATTGCCCATCTTCCTTCTTTCTTTTGGGTATCAGTTTAGTCACTTGAAATTCACCACTGCTAACCTTTTCTACTACAGGGTCCCAGTCAGGGTCCGATTCATAGAGTTTCTTTACTAACACCTGAACATCATCTGTATCATGTTCCAATAAGTTCTCGGTATTCTTGGGGGAATACTGCTGGAGAATCGCCTGTTCCCGCTCATCTATTTCTTGTAAGTCCTGGGGAGCCATACTATCTCCAGCAATAGCCTGGAAAAATGGCTCTGTCACAGTGGGTGTAAATCCTTCTACAAGCCGACGTCCCGACATATTTTGTTCATTTGTAGCACGATGTTCACTATTGAATGGTAATTGGGACCAGTCAAATTGACGCTGTGATGTAAGAGCATTTACTGTTGTTCGCTCCAGTTCATTTCGTGATTCCTTTTCAACCTGAAATACACGAGAATATTCGTAATCATCCAACTTCTTAATTGGAGTCAGAGCATATGTCTGCTCATCCTCTGTAGAAACTTCAACACCTTTAGCAGGGCTATTTTTCAAAAGTGATTCATCCCGAGAAGGTGAAACAAATGAACATTGAAGTCCCATTGATGCCAGATACTTATAATATTGCTTGTAGGATTCTAGACTTGTAAAAATCTTTCCACCGGGCTCTGAAGTGATTAATCCTAATGAACTATATTGAGCTCTGCTAGGGCATTTGAGTTCTGCTTCTTCCTTCTGCTGCTCAGTGGCCTGTGTTGTCAATCGGATACCTACAATTAGAAGAATACCGATACACAATAAAAGTATTAATATAAAAAAGATATCTCCTGTCATCTATCCCTGTTTTAACAGAGTAAATTTTCTCTAAAGAATATAGAGATGGCACAAACTAAAAAGAAGACAAATAAATCCACTCTTGAAAATCGGTTTAGTCGTACCCGGAAGATTGTAAATGCCATTCGCACTGGATTCAAAGGTATAAGGCAGAATACACAGCGTGCGACTAATCTGAATATTAATACAAAGAATGAAGTTCCCGCAATGGATAAACTTCTGCTTCAACCTCAAGTGACCTTTGTTTTGATTAAGGCGGATTGGTGTGGTCACTGCAAGGACTATGAGCCGAAATGGGATAATCTAGCAAATGTCCCGGGGAGAAATGCGAATATGGTAAAGATGCCTGTTGAACTCCAACGTAATAGTCAGATTCTAAAGAATGTTCCGATTGAAGGTGTTCCGACGGTGCTGGAAGTTCGTAATGGTACAGTCAGAGCCGTTGGTATTGATCAAGCAAATGATATTGAAGTCATGGAACAGGAAGTTTCACGTGCTAGCAATGTTCCCATTAATCAACCGGCTGTAGCAAATGCTATTGTGAATGAAAATCCAAATGTTGTTGAAGAAGCTAATAATGAGCCTACCCAAGTTGTCCCCACAGAAGAAATGGTCCAAATGGTAAATCAGGTTAATACAAATCCCCGTGATTTGGGTGAGACGGATGGATCAAGAAAGAATGATCAGGGCGCTTTGGATTTGGCTGTTCCTGCTTCTGCTGTAGCCGTTGCTGCTCCTGTTGCTTTAGCCACTGTTGCTCCTGCTGTTGTACCCGCAAATAACACAATAGCCTCTATCAATCTAGCAGACTTGCCTTCTGAGGCTTCAATGTCTCAGGCTTCTGCTCCTACCCCTTTAGAACCTATACCAGCACCTGTCCCGGCTCCTGCCCCTACAGTCTCCGTAAATGAGACGCAACCTCTAATTGATCTCTCCGCACCCGAACCAGTTGCGGAACTCTTCAACGAGAAAGCCGAGCAATCCGCAAACTTAATTGAAAATGTTCAAGCAGAAGGTCTCAAAGCCACAAATGAAGCCAAAAAAAACGAAATCAAGAATGAAGTTAAACAACGGGGCGGCGCAAATAAGAGGTCAAGAAAAGCCAAAGGAAAACTTCTCAAGTTTCTCAAGACGTTAACAAGAAAAATGCGTAAAATTTGAAACAATACTTTCAACACTGAAAAGCAGCAAAAACAACATGGAAGATGACATTGTTTTCCAAGCACTGGAATTTAATGGAAAAGATCACTTTGAAGAAAGAGAAGAGCACGGAAAAACTTTCAGAGTAAACACTGGATATGTCGTTCAAATATTTGGAATGACATCTGCAGGAAAAACTGTCTGTGCTAGTATCACCGGATTTCACCCCTATTTCTTTGTAGGCATCCCGGAAAATAGCCCATCCTTTGTGGGAAAACTAAAAGCCGCAATTCTTGAACATGAGAAGATTCCGAAAGCAAAGCGGAATGAAATTATTATTGAAGAAGAAGAATATAAAGTCCTCTATGATTTTAATAATCATACAAAAATCCCCGTTCTAAAACTCAGTGCTCCCAACAAAAGCCTTTTCACCAAACTCAAGAATATCTTTCTTGACAAAGATTCCAACTTCCTCCCCAATATTGTAGACCCTAGAAAGCCACCTTTGAAAATCTATGAAGCAAACATTGACCCAATGCTCCGGCTTTTCCACGCCCGTGATATTTCACCAAGTGGATGGATTGCAGTTAGTGATTGGGAGCCGAATGATGAAGGACTTGAACGTGCCGACATAAATATTCGTGCTGGAGTCGCAGATATTGAAGCAAAGCCTATTCTTGAAGCTGCTCCGTTCAAAATCATCAGTTGGGATATTGAATGTATGTCCAGTCACGGTGACTTCCCCGTAGCAAAGAAGAATTACAGAAAGGTTGCCCGTGAAATCATTGAGGCAAAATGGTCAAATCCAGCAGAAGAAATTATCGCAGAGTTGGCCATTGCTCTAAAAGGAAAGTCTGCCGCACATCTATCTTTCATTGAACTGAAGAAACCACCTCCTGCCGGAAAATCGGTTTCATTAACTGTAATAAATCAGAAAATTCCCGAGATTCTTTCAATTATAAAAAATCAAACCGCAAAAAATGAAAAGAAGATTGATGAATTGACCGCAATTCTAAATCGGAATCTGCCACCCATTGCTGGCGACCGAGCCATTCAAATTGGCATGGTGATGTGGGTCAATAGCAAACCCGTAGAGAAATGGATTTACACACTTGGCACATGTGACCCAGTTCAGCACGCAGAGGATGAGGACACTTCAGTTCCTATCCACACATTTCCATTCGCTGACCAAGGAGATGCAGGAGAATCCGCAATGTTCTCTGCTTGGATTTCAAAGTTGGGTGATATTAATCCCGATATTCTCATCGGCTACAATATCTTTGGTTTTGATGAGCGATACTGCTGGGAACGTCTAGAAGAACTGGGATATATTAACTCAGAAAAGCATTTGGATCCTCGTCTAGCCCAGCACCTAAGTCGTCTTAAGACACAACCTGTAAGCCTAAAAGAGCAGCGCTTGAGCAGTGGTGCAATGGGAGATAACTTCTTCTATATTCTGGAAATGCCGGGCCGCCTGCAGATTGATTTGCTTCCATATATTCGCAGAAACTTCAATCTTCAGTCATATTCGCTTGATTCAGTTTCATCCCATTTCATGGCAGGAGCCCTCAAAGGAGCACTGCTGGAACCCACCAAGGGAACTCTCAAAATTCAAACAAAATCCACAAAGGGTCTGCGCGTTGGTCGCTATGTGGTTATTCTAGATGCTGAGAATGATAAACTAAGCGGCAAGATGGAAGTAGTCGCAATGACCGATAAGGAGATTACTGTTAAGTCCAACCAGCCTCTAGCAGAAATCCTTGAAAATGGTCGGCCCGAATTCTGGTGTATGGTAAAAGATGACGTTTCACCGCAGGATATCTTCCGTCTTCAGAAGGGTACAGCAGCCGATCGTTCTATAGTAGCAAAATATTGCTTACAAGATTGTGACTTGGTTATGGATCTCTTCAATAAATTGGAAGCATTCCGAAATGCACAAGCAATGGCGGATGTCTGCTGTGTGCCAACGGGATATATCTATATGCGCGGACAGGGAATTAAGATTGAGTCACTGATTTTCAAGGAGTGTATGAAAGAGGGCCAGCTCGTTGAAGTTTTGCCTAGCCAAGGATTTCCCGACGCGGAAGAACTTGAGTTGAAACCTGATGGCGATTCGGAAGCAGAGGAAGAGGAAGAAGATTCATATGAAGGTGCAATTGTCTTAGAGCCGAAGACGGGTATTTACTTGGATGACCCTATTGCTACACTGGATTTTGCTTCACTATATCCGAGCACAATTATCTCGGAGAATTTAAGCCATGATACGCTGATTTGGGTGAAGGATTATGCAGAAGATGGCACAGAGACATTGAAGGAAGGCAGTGACACTTATGATAATCTCCCCGGATACAAATATGTCAATGTGGAATACGATATCTTGAAAGCCGACCCCTTAGATACACGTAAAAATCCAACAAAGACAAAGGCGGGAACGAGGATATCCCGTTATGTTCAATTTGCTGGCTCGGAGAAGGGAACTATTCCTAAGATTCTGCAGAAGTTGCTAAAAGCCCGTAAGACAACCCGTAAACTGATTGAGACGGAAACAGATGATTTTAAGAAAGGTCTGCTAGACTGCCAGCAGAACGCCTATAAGATTACAGCCAACTCTTTGTATGGTCAGTTGGGTTCTAAGACATTTAAGATTCGCCGAGTTTGCCTAGCTGCGTCTACCACAGCCTATGGCCGAAAGCAGTTGATGTATGCGAAAGCAGTAGTAGAGGACTGCTATTCAGGTAAGAAAGACCCTCGTTGTGATGCAACCTATGTTTATGGTGATACAGATTCTGTCTTTATCAATTTCCGTGTTCGTGATCCAGTAACAGGAAAACCTATTAAGGGCCGTGATGCGCTGCCGATTGTAAAAACGCTGGCAATTGAAGCGGGTAAACTCTGTACATCAGCCTTGAAGCCACCGCATGACTTTGAGTATGATAAAATCATGTGGCCATTCTGCTTGCTGTCCAAGAAGCGTTATGTGGGTAACAAGTATGAGGATGACTTGGACAAGCCGGTAATGACTAGCATGGGTATTGTTATGAAGCGTCGTGATAATGCTCCAATTGTAAAAGTGATATACGGAGGTATCATTGACCGTATTCTACAGAAGCATGATGTTGTGGGTGCCTTTGAATATACGAAGGTTCTAGCAAAGGAACTTATTGCTGGAAAGTTTGGAATGACAAAGTTGACCATCACAAAATCGCTACGGGCAGAGTACGCAAATCCAGAGCGCATTGCTCATAAAGTCCTGGCTGACCGAATTGCTGCTCGAGACCCGGGCAATGCTCCAACCTCTTCACAGCGTATTGGCTATATTTATGTAGCAACACCAAAGGGACAGCCTGAACCAACGCTGCAGGGAGACAAGATTGAGACACCGGCTTTCATTACAGCCAATAAACTAACACCGGATTATTCATATTATATTGAGCGGCAGATTTCAAAGCCGGTGGCACAGGTATTTGCTCTAGTCTTGGAGTCGCTTCCAGGTTTCAAGAAGTCAATGATTCCGCCGGGTCTAACAGACGAAAAATTAGTGGTAAAGCGACAGAAGATTGCTGAACAACTCTTGTTCGGAGAAATCTTGTCAAATTGGAAGAATAAGCATTCGGGGCAGGTGGATATTCGATCTATGCTATTTCCTTCAAAACCGAAGGCCTGATAACAGAGCGGCTAATTGGTCATCGTTAGCATCGGGTAGGACTGAACCGTGGCCGAGTCTACTAGCATTCTCTTCTGCTCGTTCACGATTACGTAGATTACGAGTTCTATTTCTATTTTCATTTCTATTTCTATTTCTATTTCTTGTATTTCTATTTATTGGTTTTCGCTCTCTGCTACGACTTCTGTTACGGTTTCTTTGTCCACCAGAACCGTGTCCGATACCATAGCCACTACCATAGCCTCTGCCTCTATTAGCAGAAGCCAAGGAAGATAGATTTTTTGAGAATGTGGGAGATGTTCGCATCCCAGACCACCCAAGTTCAAGTTGTCTTCTCTGCTCGGGAGTTAGATCCATGTAGACAGTTACAAAACCTCTTTGAGAAGGTTGTTCGGATAATTGAACTGGAACTCCACGTTGGAGCAGACTTTGAAATGTTGACTCTTTCATAAGTTGATAGACTCTTTGTCTTTCTGCTTGAGCAGGAGGAGCAGGAGCATTAGGCTCATTCTCTTCAGGCTCTGCTTCTGGTAAATTGTTAAATCCAAATACCATTCTACATTTACCGGCGGTATTTGCGGGTCATCTTCCGAGATTTACGCGCTTTGCGTGTCTTACGACTACGGCTCATGCCATTGTTATTATTTCCACCCATACCCATTCCAGCAAAAGCACTTGCCAATTCCTGGCTGTTTGATTGTACTACAATTTCTCCTTCTTGTTCTCCTCCCCACCCAGCAACAGGTCCGCCGCCACCACCAGCACCGGCAGCCGCAGCAGCACCAGCAGGAGCAGCAGCCGCATTATTAGCATCTTCCTCTAATGCTGATGCTAGGTCTGCCATACTAAACATTTTTTTCTCATCAATTATGACCTTCTTAACTTTGGGTTGAGCGATTCTTTTAAGAACTTGAGTCGCCTTAAAGTAAGTCACTGTATTTGATTTTAACGCAAGTCTTGTACGGACACCAGTTTCAGGAGCCGGCTGATATCCTTGTGCAACAAGTTCAGCAATTCTAGGAGCATTATCCCTGCTAACTCTAGCATACTTAATTACCCACTTGAATCCTGAGGCAGGTTTAGGGACTAACGCACCTCTAGAAGCTCCACCACCTCCACCACCTCCAGCATTATTATTGTTCATTGCGGAAGACATATTTCTATTCTATACATATAAAATAGAATGTTGGTGACAATTTATCAGGTTAATAAACCAGTCATTTCCTTTGACGCATCCCCTTTTGACACAGTAGGTTCTATGCTAAGAAATATTAATAAATATCGGGGACCAGATTCTCAAATCCAAGATCTTTATTTAGATGCACAACGTACTAAAAAAGCAGTTAAAAATTCATGGCTTTTAATCAACACCATTTTTTACACATTAAGTGTCTCAGTTCCTTCTGTAGAATCCGGTCTTTGATAAAGTGTACGGATGTCTGCGCGACAATTCGGACAATGAATATTCTGCTCAAACCATCTATCCGCGCATATTTTATGAAAATAGTGCTGACAGCCTCGGAGTTTTCGCCACACAGTATCTGTTATAGGAACACCACTCAAATCTTCGCCAGGAGCAGATTGACAAACTGTACAAACTGTCCCTGCTGGAACACAATTTGAATCCATTAAAATTGTATTCCGGGAATATGCTCCGGCACTCGGACGAACAGCAACTGGATCCCACCATCTAGCACCGCCAGGAATTGTTACTGTAATTCCTGAGTGGCCTCTCCGAATAATACGGGGTTCTGGTTCAAGAGGACTTGGCGCATTAATAATCCGCCCTCCATCTGTTATATCAGATTCATCTTCTTCTTCGGAGGATGTTGAATCAGGAGCAGTAGCAGGAGCAGTAGCAGGAGCAGTAGCAGCAGTAGTAGCAGCAGTAGTAGCAGCAGGAGGACTAGCAGACGACACCGCATTCTCAGCCATAATTGATAGTAAAAGACCCCGTAAAAAACTTTCTGATACATTTGATTCATATGTCTGAACAACAGGCACGGTAGGAGGCTGAACCACAGGATTAGGCATACGTGAAAGACGCGTTGATCGGAACGCATGACGACGACTATCTGCTTGATCCCGCAAGTATGAACCCCGTTCCCTATGATAGGCCGGAAACATATGTCCAACCCTCTGCTGGAAAAAACGAAGAATGGGCGAATTAAACAAATCAGAATCATATAATGCCTCGGGCATTATTTCATGTAAATCATTTAATAGTGTACTTTCATAAGGCCGGTTGCGGTTTCCCCCTCCTCGGTTCATTAAACTATTTTACCTAACTTTTTTTAAGCACCCACTAAAAATTGAAACTTTAATTAGCTAGAATAAATTGAAAGCAAACGTTTGGAATATGTCTGAGAATATGGAATCTCCAAAGGAAACAGCACAGGAAGTAATTAAGGCAAATGGACGAATTGGTCTAGCAAATCTCGGAAATACATGCTTCTTGAACTCAGCTCTTCAACTTATGCGATACATCACTCCTGTTCGTCTATATTTTCAGAATACAGAATGGATTTATCATGCGAATCCAGCAAATAAGTATTCACCGATGCTTAATGCTATTAGTGAATTCTTTAATGCTATTTGGCGCACTGATTTGAGTATAAATACAAAAATTGCTCCTGGTCGTTTCTATCAGACTCTTACTGAGATTGCATCAAAAGTAGGCTACGATGATCTAGCAGTAAAACACCGTCAAGCCGATGCAGGCGAAGCGCTTCTCTTTATGCTGGATTGTCTCCACGAAGGCCTGGCTCATCCGGTGGAAATGGTAGTTACTGGTATTGCAACAACTCCTGAGGAGCGCCGCTGGACCAAGTCATACGAGCAGTGGATTCAGCATTATAAGAAGCAATGGTCTGTTGTAATTAAGACACTTCATGGACAGAAGATGACCGCAACAACCTGTAAGACTTGCCAGTATCATTCGGAGCGGTTTGAGTCATGGGGATCACTCAGTCTCCCAATTGTCAATGGTGATAAGCCCGGCACTCCAGCACCAAGTCTTCTTGAATGCCTAGAGGATTATTTCAAGGAGGAGATTCTTGAAGATTATCACTGCGATGTATGTGGTAAGAAGCGCGAAGCCGTTCAAACTAGTCGGCTCTCCATTCTTCCTAAGTATATTGTGCTGAGCATTATGCGCTATACAAACCGCGGAAATAAGGTTCGCGCAAAGATTAATTTTGACCTAAATTCTGTAAATCTTGATTTGTGGTTTATTGGTAATCGGGACACAACAAAGACAAAGTACCGCTGTACTGCTGTGATTGACCATCATGGAGTCATGGGTGGTGGCCATTATGTATCATCATGCAGATATGAGGATAATACTTGGCTTCGCTATGATGACGAGTCTGTCCACTCAATGCCCACTGAGCATGTAAATAATGGTGACACTTATGTGATTCTTCTAGAACAATGCCCTGATTCATCCAATACAACTCCAGCCGCACAGCAGATCGGACCTAATATGGATATTCTTTCGCACAAGTAGGATGAGTGCTAATCTAGGATTTACTTCAACAACAGCACCTGCTACAAATTTTGGCATTCGTAACAGAATATCTAATGTCTCAAATACAGCTTCACAGGCAGGTTCCTCTGTCTGGAGTTTCTTTTCTTCCAATCTTTTTTATGCTGGACTTGTTCTTTTTTTCCTAGCGGCAATTTACCTTTACTGGCATTATATTGGATACACGATAAACAGCAGTTATACTTCATTAGTTGATTTAATCCAAAAAAGACAGGAAGGTTCGGTAGGAATTAATTTATGGGGCGATGAAAAGCCTGAAATAGGAGCAACTGCAACCATACCCCCTCCGCCTCAAGAGGCTCCGATGTCTAAGGATGAATTACCTGCTGGAATCCCCGGTTCTCGTGATGCTCCTGCAGTTTCTCCGCTAGATTTACGTAACTCATTAATGCCTCCGAGAGGAGAAGTGTTTAATGTAAGTCGTAATATCTATACCTATGAGGATGCTTTACCTGTATGTAAGGCTCTTGGTGCGGAACTAGCAACATTTGAGCAGGTTCAAGAAGCACACAAACAGGGCGCAGATTGGTGTAACTATGGCTGGGTCAAGGGACAAATGGCTGTCTATCCCACACAGAAAGAAACATGGGAGAAGTTACAGCATGGTTCTGAGCAATACAAGGGAGCGTGCGGAAAGCCTGGTATAAATGGTGGACATTTTGATAATCCTGATCTTCGATTTGGCGTAAATTGCTATGGCATCCGTCCTGATAAAAAAGCAACCGATGAACTCTTATCTGAAAATGGAGCTGCCCTCCCCGCCACACCTGAGGAGATTGACTTTGATCGTAAAGTACAAAAATTCCGCGACCAATTGGATACAATGGTTGTTCTACCGTGGAATAAGGCTAAGTGGAGTGGTTAGTGACTACCCAACCATAGGAAGAGGTTAGTGAAGCAACCGCAGATCAAGGCTATTAACCACACAATATTCACAGTTCTTAAGATAAATTCCTGTCAATTCCTGAATCGCATTCGCATGACTTACTATCAATATACGAGGATTTGGTTTATCCTTGTATAATTCCGATAGAAATGCGCATAACATCCACATACGATATCGTACCGCGGTCGGATTTTCTGACCTATTCCATCCAGATTGAACATCTGCTAGATGCTTAGTTTCCCACATATTATAATACATTTTATCAATTTCATCACGTGTTGAACGATGATTACATACATAATTTTTGCCCTGCATCTCAATAAGATTATCGTGGAGAATTGTCTCATGAACATTTATTTCCTCATAAATTTCATTAGCAGTCTGAATGGCCCTTGTAAGAGGTGAGCACCATATAGCAGTCCATCCATCCATACCAAACTCTTTAACAAGTTTTTCCCCAACTGCGTGTGCTTGTTCAACTCCTAAAGGTGTTAGAGAAGCATCTCTAAACTCTTTATTGGTAAATACAGACACTTCATTTTCATTTTTTTGATGAAATGCCTCATTATGTGTAGCCTCTCCATGGCGTAAAAATACAAATTGTACCATCCTTAAATATTTAACTTCTAAATACTTTCATCAAATTTTTCTTACTAAACTGGATCACCTATTTCATCTGTAGCTGGCACCTCCAAAATCTGCTGTAGAAGAGCAGTTGATTGAGCCTCTTGAATAAGAGCAACAAGAGCTTTTGCTACACGAATACGCATTGCCTCTAGCAGTTCCGCAGAAGCACCCTGCCTCTTTAGTTCTCCTTCCTCGTTACACAAGGCAACCCATGCCTCCACAGTAGACTGATTAAACTGAACTGACATATTAAGATATGGTATATCATAATACGTCTTAAAACAATCAATTTTTAATCATGTTCTTGATATGATTCATATTCTCCATCAGAATACATATCTTCTTCAATATGGGGTAAATTATTACGAGAACGCATTGTATAATCTTGTAATATACTGGGTAAAGCATAACGCCATTTTATAATACGATTTTCCCATGATTTTTCAGGTCCCATGACTTGTTCCCAAAAGAGTGAATCAAAATAATGCCAATAAGCATCTCTCCATTCATTCTCATCTCGGTCACTCCAGTCATCCGGTTTAAAAATTTGGATATTTGTTTCTATTTTTTTTTGCAGATTATTATGAATAATTTTAAAAAGCAAAGAAAAATATTTAGTTACACGTAGTTCTATATCTGGCAGAGGCATTACAAATGAAAACTTCTTTTCCTTATAAGCCTTTCCTATATTTTGTACCAAAGAATGAATATATAGACGAGGAGTATATCCATCTACATCCTCTGAAGACCACCATTCATCAAAATTCACGACCATAACGTAAAACTTGTTATTATTAATCTTTCAGATTATGTGTTTAAGCATCTATAGTTTTTCAAGACTTTCGGTAATTTTAGTGGAACGCCGCATCTGTAAATATTTAAACAAATCATCTGCTGTTTTACCCCGAGTTTCTGATGAAAACCATGCTCTGAGATTATCCTGAAGCCAGGACCATGATAAGTTACTTTTAGTTTCTTTTCTTTGAAATTGAAGACGAGCACCATTTACTTCTAGCACAGCCTCTGATTGTTTCATTGCGAAGAGAATATCCTGAATCTCCTTTTCATGAATCTGTTTTTGAGCACGAGCATTTTGAGTCTGTTTATTAAAAGTATTTGCCAAATTATCATAATGTACCCAAGCACGAACCGACTGCTGGAGTCGCTGTTGATTTGTTGGCTCCGTTGTTACAAGTGACATCTCTTTAGAAAATACGATTTTATGAACTTATATTTTCCGCAGCAGCAGGAACAACAGATGCTACAGACGTAATGGCCGCCATTGTTGGAATTACATCAACGAGCGCAGTGACTGGATTATAACCAGTGGCTTTGAGTGTTACAACAAGTGTGACTACAGCAATAATAAGCAGTAAAACAAATAAAATAGCAGAAAATGCGATATATGGAAAGATAGACTTAATTATATGCTGGATCAATGGATCTAATACATTAACCAGACGTGCTTTATTCTCAGGTGCTTGCATATAATCCCATAGACTTGTTACCATTTGATTACCCATAGTACCGAAAGCCTGCTTATAACGGCCATCAGTGGCTGGTAGAGTTTGCGCCATTTAACCCTGAATATGAAATTAATCACAGCATAAAAACGCAATGCGGTAAAGACCACACCCAAAAATCTAAGGCTCAGCAAGAATGGAATTGAGACTTTCTGAGCCCGAGAAGACTGCGTCTGGCTTCTTAATTAGAGTAAGCCAAAAGCCTGCTCTACTCACTAAATGGGAAGGAGGGAAGTGGAAGAATGATGAAGAGTTGCTAGCGGTTGTTATGGAAACACGCCGTCACTTAATTGATATGTTATACGAAAAGCGTTCTTCCTGGTTTTCATCTGCTCCAACAAAGAGTATGTTAACAAAGTTAATGAAAGGCTGGGATACTAAGAATCTTGCAATGCCATCTGATACGAGTAAAAACTATTCTGGTTCTCAAACACTTACTGCTGTTCAAATTTCTGGTGAAGGAATTTTTCCGCGCTGGACCTCTTCTGTCTGGCAAGTGGATGAAGTATCAAAGATTTCCATGCCCTGGACTCAAGGTTCCGATGATGAATTAGAAGAAATTGATGATAGCCGAGAAATCAATATTGATGTTGATTCAGCTCCTGTTAAACTCAATCACCATGAAGACCGCAATTATTTGGACCGTAAGTTTGCAGCCAAGGAGCGTGTTAAGGAATCCCGCCTGAAGGCCCAAGTTGCCAAGAAAATGGCATTTCGTGAACTTAATTTCTTCTTTGAACATTTTACTCTGGATGACGATGAATCCACATTTTCAGATTACGATTTAACAGATAATGAAGATGATGAATATGAAGAAGAGGAAGAAGTTGAAGTTCCTCCCCACCCTGTAAGAAGCCCTTCAAAAAGATAAAATAGTTAATCCTGGATGTTTCGCGGTTTAATAAGAAATCTCCCCTATGTTATTAGTAGAAGCAATGGACACTCGTGATATCCTTTTAGCAATTGTAATTGTTGTCTTGGGTGCTGCACTGGTATATTTCTTAGATCCTACATTCGGTGGTCTCGTCAAGATGTCTAGAAACCATTTTACAATGCCTGAGACATTCGTTGATGCGCCTAGCTACCCGACGGCAAACCCCCCTGTTCCTAATGTTGCGGGCGTAGAGCAAATGTCTGGAAACTACAGCGGCAACTACGTAGAGGCCAGCAGCGGTCTTTCCCCGGCTGCGTCTGGATTTGAGTCCACTGAGCAACCGCAAAACTGCTACCCCAAGAAGCAACTCAAGGCTTCTGAACTCTTGCCCAATGACCCTAACAGCCAGTGGGTACAGGCGAACCCCATGGCACCCGGTTCAATCATGGACAAGAACTTCCTCAATGCTGGATACCAGATTGGCGTAGACACCATCGGCCAGTCCCTCCGTAATGCTTCCCACGATCTCCGCTCTTCCCCGCCTAACCCGCAGGTACAGGTCGGTCCCTGGAATCAGACCACAATTGAGCCTGACGTAAATCGCAAGCCTTTGGAGATTGGCTCGTAAATCACCAAGTCATGTAAATAAACATTAGACAACTAATTTAAAACAGTCAAACTGTTTGAAATTAAGCACACAGGATAGGGAATGTCAAGTCAAGAGAATATGTTTATGCTTCTCGTTGCTATTACGGGAACCGCTTTGGCTACGTATTATACACGAAAGGCACTCTTTGATATGTCTTATGTTAAATCAACCGTTGATGATAATAGTTATCTAGTTCGCAACCTGCCTGATAAATTAGAAGCCGCAAATCGCTTAGCCGAAGTTCGTAGTCGTATTCTCCGATTAATGACACATTTTAAGCAGTCAAAAACAGATAATCAAATTGCACTAGATATTCTCAAGAACTTTGATGCAGATCCTACACGATTTAGTGAATCTACGCCTGATTCTAGTTATACATCCTTTACACTAAATAAGGGCGAAAAAATACACGTCTGCTTGAGACAAAAGAATTCCAGCCAAGATCTTGTGGATGTAAATGTTCTTACATTTGTGACATTACATGAAGTTGGACATATTGGAACACGTGAAATTGGACATACTCCACTTTTCTGGAATAACTTCGCCTGGATTCTAAAACAGGCAGAAGAACTTGGTATCTATGAATTTCAGAATTTTGCCGAGCAACCAGTTCCTTACTGTGGAATAAGTATTACGGACCAACCGAAATATAAGGAAACAGCAATTAATGATTTAAATAAGAAGAGATAAAAGGACGATAGAAGATAGGATGAGCCTAGCAGACTTAGGTATGGAATTTACCGGCAGTTTCTTAGAAAGTGACGGTATTCTTGAGTATGTTGAGCATTTACGTGATGGAACTACTGCAAATTATGAATTGACAAATGTGTTTCCTTTCACAACTATTGCGGATTTGAAACGTATGATATGGATCGATGTAGGCGGTTCAGAAAGTTATACGCCGAATTTTGTGTTTCTAGCCTATGAAAAAGAAGGAAAGTATGTACCTATGGATTTTCACTGGCCAACTGAATCAAGTCTACCAGCAGAACTACCCGATCCATTAACAAATCAAACACCTCGCCCTGAACTAGTGGATTCTGCTGGAAATCGTACTGGTGCAACAGCAACTTTCCATATGTATGCTACAATTGAGGATAGTTTTAGATCAAATCACTTAAAGCAACCAACTCTTCATATTTGGCGTCTAAGTGAAATTGTAGGACCTGATCCAACTGCTATTAATATACAGTTATTTGATGGTTTTATTCGTCTTTATTTTCCATGGATTTCCGAGATTAGTAGCATTGAAGAAGCATATGATACGGATGAAGCAGAAAGTGAATACTATAAAATCTGTAAAACTTATATTACTTCGCGACAGGAGCAATTGGCGCACCTTGAAGATGCCCTCAAAAAGCATGGAAGTAGAATCGGTGAACTTTACTGTAGAGCAATTGAAAAACTAAAAATTAAAATTCCAGCAATTATTCCTAAACCCGAATCTTTAGAAATCCTTTTTTATGAACTCAAACTTTCTCAAGAACTCCCTTTCATTCGTTATTTTTCCGACCGTGGAGATCAAGAACCCATCTTACGCTATCTTAAAAACGCTTACATACCAGCAGATGCTATGGCTGCATGGCTCAAAGAACCTATCAGTAAAAAGGAGCAACTCATCCTAGGTAAAATCCTAATTCGCGGAAATCGTATCGCTGCTGGATCTGCTTTTGATGTTCTATTCTTCAAGGATAATTCCGCACGTGTTGAAATTCAATCACCCCGCAAAGACCACCTTTTCTTAGGTAGTCTGATAGAGGAAGGTCTTGTAGGCCTTCAGAAATTTGTCACATCTAATTCATTTGAGCAAATTGAGCCACCTTCTGCTGCCCTTGAACTCCTTGAATTACATGGGAAATTTGTGTGGGAACATCCGCTTGTAAGTTCGCCCCGTCCTTCTATTGAAGAAATTAAGGAGCGTCTTCGTAATTATTCCTATATATTTGAACTTGAGAAGGGTGAACCCGGTGTAATTAATCTTCGTTATACAGCATTAACCAATTATGAATCAAACAATAGTATAACTGCCTATATTTCGCGTCTAGCGGCCTCCGAATTTTCCGAACAGGAACTTTCACTCAAAGAGACGACAATCTTTTTTATTGAAAAGATTCAACGCCGTTTTAGTAAATCACCCAAAGAGGCCTCGGCTATTTTTCAACATTTTCTGGAAAATAAGGGAAAGCAGGAAACAGTTGCTCAAGGTAAAGGTGAAGAGGCAGTTCCCGTACATCACGATGGCGTTATTATAACAATTCGCAATAATCACCCCTCATACGAAATTGAAATTGCAAATTTATTATCACCGGGTGCGGGTGAAAGTCTCCGACGTATTATGACAGCTCTAGCAATTGTTCTGCTAGAAAAGACTGTTGTAAAATCTGAAGCACCAGCTGTTTTAGAAGCAGTTGCCTCGATTAAAAAGGAAGATGCGACTTTGGTCACAGAATCATCGGACGCACAAACACGTGCAGCATCTGCAACAGCATCGGCAACAGTAGATGCTGGAAATTTAGATTTTTTGAACTTTTTTGAAGGGGATGGGGAAGAAGCACAAGAGGGAGAACAAGAAGAAGCAGAAGAGAAAGAACAAGAGGAAGCAGGCCCAGCAATCGGTTCAGTTTCAGCAGAAGTTGTATCAGAAGCCGCACCTGTTATATTGGCATCTCGTGCGCCTGTTGAAAGCCCTGAAGTAGCACCAACAGCAAGTTCTTCCGATGAAGTTCAAAAGGATGTTTCTAAATTTTATATTACAAAACTCAAACAATTAGACAGCGACCTTTTTGGCTACCAAGACAAACGTGCTGGAAAGTCCAAAGGATATTCTTCTGCATGCCAAACATCCAACGGTGATATGCCTCATTCTTTATCTCAATCACAATATGCTCGTATCAAAGAAATCTATAAAGATAAAATCACGTTTATAGAAGGTCCTAAACCAAAGGGCTGGAAACTCAATGATAAACCTCCGTTGGGATATGGTCCCAAAGTATCATGGGACTTTGATAGTAATTTTACCCCACCAAGACCAGTATGGGTTACACTCAGAACTGGTTCTGAAATAAAACGCAATTGGTATATGTGTTCACTGTATTGGTGTCTTCGGGACGATATTCCTCTTATTGAATCAGAGTTTGAAGCTAAGAATGAGTGTCCTCAGTGCGGTGGTAAAAAGATTACGGGTTCTTCACCTTCACCTGGTCAAACTGTTCTTGAACGAAAAACTGAAAATGGTTTTAAGAAATATATTGGATTTCAAAGTAAATCAAAACATCCCGATAATTATCCTCTACCCTGCTGCGGAATAAAAGCGAAGGAAGATAAATTGGTGGATACAACACGTTCATATGATAAGGTTTCAATCCAGCCCGAGCAAGAACCCGAACAATTACAACCTAGCCAACTTGCCGCACAAGAGGAAGAAAAAGCAAGACAAACTAGGGGCGTTGTTCCTCTCGTTGAAATTAATAAAATCCTCAGTAGTCTTCCATCTAAATATATTAAATCAGTTGGAAAATACCCACTAGGACCCGGTGAACTAGGGGTAGTTCCCCCGCAGATAGATTCTCTTTTTGGACAAGATTCCGCTAAAGCAATTAAGAAATCTGGCCCCCAGCAAATGTTGTCTCGTGACCAAATGGTTTTTATTCGTTTTGGTCTTCAAAATACTGAGCAACCGGGAAATCGGTTCCTTAGTATGCTGGGATTTTGGTTGGGAACATTTAATCTAAATGATGTTATTGCACGAATGACAACACCCGCTTTTATTCATGCATTTGAAGATGCAAACTATGGCACTCTTGTTCATGAATTTGCGCGCCCCGACTTGCCCGCAGAACCTGTTGGCGATAGTTTCCGTAAATTTATAGAAGCAAATGGATATGCTCAAAATGAAGGTTCAAATCGGGCTAATCTTGTACGACTCTTCTATTCTTATCAGAATTTTATGAATTATGTGCGGGATGCGAATACACCCAAAGATATTCGCTACTTTGAACATCTTCTTATGATGCCCGGTGCCCTTTTAACACGTGGAATTCTTCTCTTACGTATTCTTCGGGATAATGATTCCGATGATTGGGCCGTCCAATGTCCTGCTTTTGGTATCCCGAGCACAAATGATAAGCCGACACCCGTTTTTGTAATTCATGACAGTAAATATAGTATTTGGGAGCCGTTGATTCTCTATGCTGGAACCGATAAGGCTATCACATCATTTGACTCTACAGATCTTTACGGAAAATTAGGTCAATCTAGCAGTGCTGCGATTCATAAATGGATTCTTGAAATTAAGAAGAAGGGGGTTGGATGTGGTCGGCTTCAAACACCGCCATATACTTGGCAACCTGCTAAATCAGCAGAAGCAGCCTCTATTCCTACAATAAGTGATATTCTCAAGCATTGCCGTTCTACTTCTGTAGAGCCGCGCGGTATTGTACGGGAACGTAGCAATCGTTTTGTTGGTTTTATTTTTGAGAATAAAGAGAATAAACGTTTCTTTGTTCCAGCACGTGATGATGGAACAAGTACTCATCAATGGCCGCGATTCTATGAAAGTAAAGCATTACTACCTGCACCGTCACTAGGTGAAATACAAACATTTTATACTGATAATAAATTCTTTAATTTGGATGGTTTACAAATTATTAAAATTCTCATTGCGGAAGAGCAACCCGCAAAATATGTTGCCATTCTCCTAAAAAGTGGTGTTATCTTACCCATTGATCCAACACAGGATTCTGCTGGATTTGATGTCCAACCTGTGACTGATTTCCCGTGGGATTTAGACGAAGAACTTTCACCTTTGCCCGTTCAGCATAACTCAGCATCTGTAGTAGAATCTGAAGAGGGTTTTATTAATGAAGCCTATCAATATCTGCGGTTAATTCTAGCAAATCATTTTAAACGAGACGCAGAGGGCGCGCGTGTTTTAATTCAACTGAAGGCGCTGCGTGATGCTAGAAATCTTCCACTTTATGAACGACGCAAACGCGTTGATACAATCTTGTATTCAGTTGTTTATCAATTTATTAAAGAAACACCGTACACTGAAACACTCAAAGAGTTACCACGTATTCGTAAAAATATTGGAAATCCTAATTTGAAATTGGAAGATTGTCCACCGGGAATTGCTTCTTGGTCCGATTCCCGCTGTATGTTACATGTTCCTTCTACCGCAAATATAACTGCTCGTCTAACAGATGAAATTCTTCGTAATCCGTGGGCTTTTGCTGAAATAGATACAAAACAGGTTAGTCGTGTTCGTCCTCTATCGGGTACAGTTGAAACTGCAACAGAAATAATTACAACAGATACATTTTCAATTGATAGTCAAGTCGGAAAAATACATAAAACAAAATATACACAGGGTTTACAATTTGCAGAAGAGCAACCGACAACAATGGAGATGCTTAAAGCAGTTCTCGGTGGTCAGATTGATGAATCATCATCACTGGTCCAGTCAATGACACGCTTAGAAGGAAAGGCATATCACTTAGATTTACCTTTATCATTCAAGGACCGGTATAAGAAATTTTCAGTTGTTTCTAACGCACAGGCAGATAGATTAAAACTTGGTCTTGTATATCTCTTTAGCATTCTTCAACAAAAACAAAATCCAACAATTGAATCCATTTATGCACAAGTTAAGAGAAAGCAAGAAATGTTACGAGTTCCAGCAGATATAATTGCTGGAGGATGGCGTAGTTCACCTTATGATTTCTATGCTCTTGCATTGGTAGCAAACTGTCGTTTGGCTCTAATCACAACATCTGTAACGGGGGCTGTAGTAATAAACTCATATTTTAATCCTCAAAATAAGCCGGATATCATTTTGCTGTGGGGTGATGGACCGGATTTGGTTATAGATTTGGATGGTAAAGCGACTCATCATGTAAATACTCTTCCGCCCGATTTATCAAATCAAATGGAACAAATGGATCGTAACGAAACATCCATAAAGAAGATTGAGCAGTTACAAGTCCCTATAGAATCTCTTGGTTCTGCAGTTGTAGCACTTTCTTCTACGGCTTCTGCTGCTCCAGCAGAACCTGTTGCTCTTCAAGTTGCTGAGGAAAGACCAGTTCCCAGTGAAACTGTATCAATTGCCCCTCCATCTCAAGATGTGGCGGATGTTCTTCAAGTTGCTGAGGAAAGACCAGTTCCCAGTGAAACTGTATCAATTGCGCCCACTGAATTGGCACCTTCACCGCCAGTAGAAACAGATGTTGATGAAGGATTTTTAAGAGAACCTATAATTCCAGCACCCGCGTCTCCTGTAGAGGAATCACTGCAAGAACCAGCAGTTGCTTTTGCTGGTATTGTAAATGATAAACCAGAAGAAGAAGCAGTAAAAATAGATTTACCTGCTGAAGAATTCGAAGAAGCAGACGAAGCCCCCGTCCAAGAAGCCTCAGTAGAAGAAGCCCCTCCTCAAGAAGCACAAGAAGCCCCCGCAGAAGAAGCCCCCGCAGAAGAAGCCCCCGCAGAAGAAGCCACTCCTCAAGAAGCAGAAGAAGCCCCCGCAGAAGAAGCACAAGAAGCCTCAGCAGAAGAAGCCACTCCTCAAGAAGCAGAAGAAGCCACTCCTCAAGAAGCACAAGAAGCCCCCGCAGAAGAAGCCCCCCAAGAAAACCAAGAAAACGAAGAATGGAATGAAGAAATTAATCAAATAGCAGCGGCTCAGCCGACCCTGCCGCAACAGCCGCCTTCCGAGCAGCAAATATCCCGTCCACCTCCTCCGGCATCATAGCCAGTTGAAGAACCTGAAATTTTGAATTAATCGGGTGCAGAATTACAAGAGCCAACTCAGTTACACGTTCTCCATAATTCTCTTCCAGAATCCGCCGGTAAACATTCAACTGAATAGAATAATGCCAATAATTTGTATCCGGCAAATGACTGACAGGTCCGAGCATATTATCATAGCGATTTTCAGTCTTAATTTCCTTTGCCCTCTTCCAATCATAGATTGCTAGAGTGCCATCGGGCTTCCTATACACCATATCAATAGAACCCGCAATCATCACAGAGCGGTCCCAAACTAGCCATTCCGTGCGATACGGCTTAAACTTAGAACCAATCTTACGCTGATATTCCAAGAACATTGTCCACTCCGGTGATTCCAAAGGTTCATAATTATCACCTGCTAGATTTCCAACAGGATTAGAGTTGTAATAATGTTCAATATCCAAGTGCATTCGTGTGCCTGCTTCCGATGCGACTGCTCCATTTGCATTCCATCCAGCCTTAATTTCTTCATCCGTTTTCCCATAATATGGCCCCGTAGCAAATTTCTCTTTATTCTGTCGCATCTTTGCTATAATCGCATCGGGGTCAAAATGCTTATAAAGATGACTGATAATTGTTGTACATGATTTCCAACCCGTTGAATCACCATCAATACTATAGGTGTGAGTTGATTCCTCAAATGAGATATTATCATCCCGCGGATGTTTATTTTCAACAGCTAAACGCTGCCAAGGTAGTGCTCCATCTGCTATTGATTGCGGCATCTTACTAACTTAAAAACGAGTTCCCAGTTTCAAATTTTTTATGATTCTCTAAAGCATTTAAGAAACTGAACAGAATCTATATTAATATGTCGTGTGCTTCTGCTCGTACTTGCTGCTTTCGGTCGCGCTCAGATCCTTACCTCCGCAACTTTGCTCTTCCTACGCTAAAGCAGCCTCCTCCCCAAAAGGATTTTGTTGGAACTCTTGCTGGCAGCGATACTGATAAACTAGAGGCTCTTCGCAAGTCCTACATTGGACAACTGACTGGCCTCGGTTATAAGGGTATCAGTGAAAGTGAAGTTTTCACAAATTTCCCTATTGAAGCATCCAAGAATAAGCAGCTCCTCGGCTGCTATGTTAGCAATATGCCTTTCTGTAAGTTTCTAGAGAAGGGGTCAACTCCGGCTGAACTCCTCTTGAAGATGGGGCAGGCATCCGCATGTGAAGAAATGCGCACACTCAGTTCCATTCTTCGTGAGAATCTCCAATTGCTAGATCTTACCATGGTTTTCACAGTGGATAGGACAAAGGTCAATGATTTTCTAGCATTGGATTATATTGTCTATAACGGTAAGCCCGTTGATGTAGACCATCCCATGTGGTTAACTCTTGTACAGAGTGCATTCACGGAACTCATTCTGCTGGTTTCTATTGAGCACGCCGTGTGGCATTTGATGGTTGCGCACATGGTATACATGACTAATTCCCAGCTCTGCTGCACAGAGATTCTTAAGATTTTTAACATGAGCAGCAAGAATGTCTTCATTAAGGCAGCAGAAGTTAAGTTTCTCCTATTTGGCAGCCCCCTCATTTTCAATCAGACCTTGAGCGACAATGAGCATTTCAAGCAGTATGTTGATGAGAAGATTAGTAATTTCATTGAGAACTTCAATATTGATACCGTTTTTGATACATATTTTAACACGGCGGCATCGGACCCCACCTTGAACTGGCTTCCTGGTATGAAGAGCAATATTCAAATCATCAAGAAGTTTGTACGCAGCATTGTCAAGAAGCAGGGCTATTCACTAAGCAATGAAAATGCGGCTCTAACTAAGTTTCTAGGAACGCAGTATGAGAATAATGCCCTTATCACAACAGTTCCTTCCGTAAAGACTATGCTAGAAATGCTTCTAGTTCTTGGTGCAGCATTCCATTCAACAACATTTGAGTTCACGAAGCTCCTCTTTTGTGATGTTTTTAGCAATCCCAAGATGAGCAGTCTTGGTCTCAGTGTTGCGATTGCCACAATTGTGGGTGAAATTAACACAGTGTTCGGGGATCCGTCTCTTTACAATGGAACTCTATATGCGGTAGAGGTTGCAACTCTTAACAAGGATATTGATGAGAACAGAGAAAAAGTAGCAAAGTCATTGAAGGGGTCAGTCTTCTCCAATGATGTGTATTCTACACGCGATGTTATGTTGACACGATTTGCGACAAATACGTATACAACATACATTTAAAATATCCCCGCCCTTAATATGTATGGAGTGGTCCACGCCGACAGTGCGATTATCTATAAGAATAAAAAAAGTTAATACGGAACCCACGCTCCATGACCATAGAACACCGACTCCAAAACAAAAACTTAAAAAGGTAAGTTTTGGTTCTGTAGATATAGTAAAGTTTGTAGCACTGCTAGAATTATCACCCATTCCTATTACAAAGAAGGCACCTGTAAGAAGATTTAGTATTTAGACTTTTCCTCCTCGTGTTCCACCCCGTGTTGCACCACCACGTCCGCGACCACGTCCCCTTGTTCCAGTAGGACCAGCACCGGCAGAAGGAGCTGAAGGAGGAAGTACAGGCAACACAACCTCCACAGCCGCAGTCACTGGCAGACCACCCTCTCCAACAAGAGCCGCCGACAAGGGTCCGTATGAACGCCGGCGATAGATAAACCACCGGTTTAAGAATGAATATTCGCGCAACTTGGGAGACATATTAAAACGTCCACCCATTTCATCATATAATTTCTTAAACATGCCAGAGGCCTCCTTAAGGCCCAGCCCAGTCAATTCTTCCGATGTAAGAACATCAATGCCCATCTCCGCTAGCCGACTACGCAAGTAGACAAAGTTCACCAAGTATTCCTCATGACCATCCCCGATGGTGATGAAGTTCACCTTAATTTTTCGGCCCAAGCCTCCATCGGAATCCGGCAGAGTCAGTTCATCCGGCAATGAATCGTAGAGTTTTTCCACCGACCACATCTCAGTGTCGCCCTCTTTTCCAGATAAAACTCCGCCAAATCCAAGAGGAGCCAACCTATTAAATACGGTTTCGCCATCAAAGCAGCAGCCTACAAAGAAGCCGCCCACCTTCAAGTTATCCGCAATATTCTGCAGGAATCCGTCAATCATAGTCCGATCCTGAAAGAAATAATGGAGCGTAAACATACTGCTAATCACATCAAACTTCTCTGCTGCTTTTCCAACTAATCCAGTTGCCTCTAGGAAAGGAGCAACTTTGCTAGAAGAGCCGGGTGTTCCATATAGCGCCCTCAGCAAACTCTGATCATCCGGTGTAATTCCAGAATCACCCGTGCCCAAAGGTCGTTCGCACCGACCTTGTACGAAAACCATAGGAGCAACCTCGGGGTATTCTAGTTTCTTGTTCAAATACCGGCGATAAGCACCATCCCGTGGATTAATCAGTGAATCCTCCGCTAATTCAACTCCAAGAACCCAGCCGACACGAGCAGATGACCATTTATGGAGATCACCGATTTTACCACATCCCATGTCAAGAAGAGCAGATCCTGCCTGTAGAGTCTTACCGAAGAGAAGTGTTCCCTTGATAAAGTTGTGGAAAGCCCGCAAATTCTTAACCTTGAATTCATTCTGCTGGTCAACCTTGTTCACATACGAACGCTCAACTGCAACTGGCGCAGCCGCTGCTTCAATTTCTGCAGCAAGTTCAACTTCACCCCGCACCATTTCCTCCGTGATAGGGTCGTGAATTGACGCCCATACAGAATCGGCCACCTTTTCCGCATTGAGTGAACCGCCAACAACACCGCGACGATATGCCTCAGTCTTATCCCATCGAATACGCTCGGGTTGCCACCGCCATCCAAGAGCCGCCGTCGGATTATAGGACATCTCAACAATCATATTGCTTGTAATTGGCTGCCCGTCCGCTACAGTGCGAATAACTGACTCCGCAATATCCGTTTCCCTACCATCTGTAATAATCGGAACATGGCACACTGAAGCATAAACATCCACCGGGTCCAGTGGATGGAATACAATTGGCCGATAGTCATCCGTATCCGCACCAGGTAGAGCAATCATCTCCAAAATTGTCTGTCGCGGATTCTTAAAGGCGGGGTCCCGAACACTGCCCACATAGAGACGCAAGGTCTTATAGGTTACCAGTTCATTTGTATCAGGGCGCAACTGAGTCTGAATAATATCATCTGCTAGAAAGTTGCCATCTTCATCCTTCTCCCGCTCAACAATGACAAGGAAATCAACCGTATTCTTCTCAACGGGCTTCCACTTGAACTGAGCAGACCATGTGCCTATTCCCATCGGTAAAGCCAGCGCATTTGGTGTAAAGATGAGTCCGTCCGTTTCATAGGGAACCGTCTTTGTAGTATCTAGCATGGCCGCTGCTTCTACGAAAATCTGTCGCTGAGGAGTTCCCGGTAAGGCAAACTTAAAATGCTTAATGCCAATTATAAGTTGCTGCATAAGAGGTAGCCGAAGTGACTGTTGTGCGGTAGAGAGACCAGCCACTGCTTCCTTTAGCAAGCGATAACGAGCCTCTAATTCAACGGGTGCTCCTTCACCGGCAGAACCAGTAGGTACAAGTGATGAACTGATGAAAGGAAGCGGCCTACAGTCCTTTCCGCCTCGTGTCCGCAAGATATCAAAACTGTAGAATGTATTATGGGGTTCCCCTTTCTTTGTCTGCTGGACCCATTCGCCGTCCAGCACAGTTCCCCGCCATACCGCCGGATCAGTTACTAGTCCAGTAGCATAAACATTCATATTCATGTCAATCAGATATATCTGTCCACCACCTCCAGTTTCATCTCCATATACGAATAGCAGAACACGCAGACCATCCGCCTTATCTGTTACATTATATCCACCATTCAGAGCAAGCAGACTAATCGTGTCGGGAGTATTCTCTGCTGGAGGCAACAAATGTTTCTTCTCCAGTGTAATTGCTTTCGGCCCAGGAAATTTAGTATTCTGTCCAAATAGACTTTTGAATGAATTTAGTACAGCCGCTCGTTGAGAGTTCTTGATAACTGCATGCGAACGCTGTTTTCCCTGTAAAACTTGACCGATTTTGCCGATGAAACTCAGCGGCTCTGTAGGAGCATCCTCCATAATGGCTTCAACCTCCACTTCATATCGCAGGGGTTGATTTAGAATATCTGCCTCCTTAAAAGAAGTTGCTGTTGCATATCTCCTCTGCTGTGTATAGGCTGACTGCCGGATAATGCTCAAATCAAAGCGGGCACCTTTTGCTGTAGAAAAGGAATACCGCCGAATGTATCGGAAACTTTTCTGTAAGAGCGGCCATTTGAGCATAATTTCCTGAAACTTAATATCATCGCGTGACACGTTTTGTTCACGCTTCAACTTGATTCGTACATCATAATCCTTTAGTTCAATCGGCTGAATATCACGAATATTTGCCTTCAGATTACAAGTGGCAGAATCAGGCAATTTGTTTGTTTGACAGTACTTACGAACAGCATCTTCTCCTGTAATAACACATCGCATTCCGCCTTCAACAATGATTGTAAGATAGGGTTGCTGAACCTCTTCTTGAAGACCAATGCTACGTAGCCGTTTCATGATATCCATCCATTGCGTAGCATCCACTCGTTGAATGACTGCTTCTAACTCTGTGTCCTTCAGACTCAGCCATGTGGACCAGAGACCTTTGATTTCTTCGTATTCTGTTTTACGGAGTTCCATACCTACAATATGCGGATAGTTAGTGCTTTCAATTTTTAATGAAAGCAGCACGCCAAATCCATCCCACTAATTCTTGCTTTGTCATTGTTGGCAGGCTGCCCTCTCCATCAGCAGAAATCTTCGCCTTGAGTTCGGTAATTGTCTCGGGAATTGACACCGATGCCGGTGCTAGCCACTTCCAGCCCAATTTAGAAACCAAACTCTTAAATTCTGCTCGTGTAGAATAAGGTCCAGCGGGACCAAGTAGCCAATTGCTGGAAGCGCCATCAATACAGACTACACGGTCGCTAACAGGACGGCCAGTCGGATAGCATACAATCCGCATCTGCTCGGGAAAGAAAACAGCAATAGTAATGCTGCACCAGACTGCTATAAAATCACAGACAGCCGAAGACAACTTATCCTTCAAGCAACTGTCATAATCCCATGACCACTTTTCTAGAGCCTCAGCTTTCAAAAACCAGGCTAGAAAATGTGATTTAATCCAGCCACGTGTCCGACCATTATTTTCTTTATACACATCATCAAACTTCTGCGAGAGTTCGGAAATTTGTGTGCGAATTCCGTTGGAGTGATTAATTTTATCACTGTATCGGAAAAAAGGGTCAGCATCTATACAGGGTATGCTGAGTGGATGAGCAGGAATACTTTCATGAAGAAGTTTCCAACCCGTTCCAGCCAGCCACGCCGGTTCAGATTCAATAATATGCATTGTTTGCTTTTCTAAAGTTTGAAGCGAACAATGCCTATTTGTATTTGAGTTTATAGCAGAAGACAAATTTTTCCAGGATGTATACGGTGCCATCTCTATTAAAATAATGTCTACTTCTGTTTAAATGAGTTAATGAGTGTCTCCCTTTCGGAGAGCTCGGTACGGTTCTTCTTTACAAATTCAATAAATTGTTCAAGAGAATTAAATGTTTCTTGGTCTAATGCGGCGATATCAAAAAAAACTCCGTTAGCATTTTCACTGTAGTGAATATTCTTCTTTTGAAGCAGACGAAGTATCTCAAGATATTCAGGTTCCCCGAGTTGCTTGAGAGCATTTAAAAACTTTTCGCGACGGGTATATTCAGCGGCATCCATTTATTTTCGGAAAGAACTTATAGTGCAATTACTTCCGCAGGAGGAGCAGGTACAGCAGCAGGAACAGCAGCAGCAACAATATCTTCAAGTGTTCCAACTGCCATAATAAATTCATCGTGTGACTGAAAGCGCGTTTTCAGAATCTTAACACGAATCTTATCTCCAATCTTGAGTTCATCAAAGTTTACATTTCCTTGATGAAGATCACGGGGCATAAGAACACGTAATGAATCCTCAAAGGCGGAATATGCGCCCATCTTATTTACTTTAAGAACTTCCGTATCTACAATATCTCCAACTGCTGGATACAACACATCGCACTGAACCTTGCACCGGAATGTAAAATCAGAAGTAAAGGTTCCGGACTTTGCCATTCCGAGGGTTCTACTCAAAAGTTTCAAACTATTTTCACGAATAAATCCCTGCGGTGAACAGCGTCCTTCTAGTTTCTTGCGAAGTTGAAGAGTTAAAAAGCCCTCCATGTCAATTGCGGCAGTTTCAAATTCTTTAGGAGTTAAGACGGCCTGTTCTTCAAGAAAACATGGACGATACATCTTATTTCTTCTTAAAGGTGGGATTTTAAGTCTTCAAATTTTACTCTTCCCTAGTCTTTTTAATAGGATGGCATCCCGCCATCATTAGATGACAATGTATGTCTAAAATTAAGACAAATTTTACTCTAACTATACTATAAAATGAAAACCCGAAGAATAAAGAAACATGTAAAAAATAAGACACGAAAGGCTTTCTTATTCAATCCAGAGAACCCTGACAAAAGTTTTGACGTATATATTGATAAAAATCCTAAAGATACAATACCAATAAAGTATACGACTATTTCTGATGTTGAAAATACAATTCGTACATTAGAACATTTATACAAAATCAAACGTTATTCACATAAACGGATATGGCAAGTTGGAATGATATTATATGTTAGATTAAAAGTAATTAAGAAGATAAAGCCTACACAATATGCTTTAGCATCAAAATATTTTAAGTTTTTAAAGCATCGTACAACGCTTCCAAATCATGAAAGATATAAACTTAATTTTTGCGATTCTTCCGTGTCTTGTTATTAGTCTTGTTATTAGACTTATTATTAGTCGTATTTTCAGATTTATTGGACTTATTTTTAGGCGTGTTTTCAGGCTTGTTTTCTTTCTTTGTATTTTTCAAGTACGTAAAATTTCTATTGCTCAAGACTTTTCTGGTATTAAAAGCCTTGATTGCATCTAAATCAATATTGAAATCCTTAACTAAGTGCTTCATTGTACGGATTACGGCTCCATGGACACGTAATAGATCCTCCTTGTGCGTAGAGTATTTAGGATCATTAACAAGTTCATAGAGTGCATCTTTCAGGTAAGCCATTCCATTCACTGTGCTTAACGCATAACTGTACTGAAGATCAGGGTCTTCAACAGAAACAATGCGACCTACGTGTTCAAGTTCTGAATTTGCCCACTCTAAAACACCACGCACTGTCGGATGATACTCTTTAGGGGATGCCATGTCTACTTTAGTATTACTTTTTCTTCATCTTAGGCCACTGAGAACCAGGCGCATCATAGGAACGTTTAAATTCAACATCATTCAAGAACCACCGCTTTCCGCCCACCCGACGAGCATCCATCAATCGGCAAATAAATTCCAAATATATACACAGCGTGGATTGCTTCATATCCGATGTTTCCTCAATAAAACTTTTCCGAGCAACTGATTTCTTTTCCGCAGCAATCGCCGCTACGGGATACATAACTCGTAAAAGGTCAGTATCCCCATATGTTTCCACAGCCTTGCGTAGAATTCGGATTCGCTCCAAATGCGGCTCCTTTTTACTATCACCAGCACAGTCTTTGCCATCAGTTATAGCGCCCCCCGGTGTATTTTCAACTGTCTTTGCGGATAAGATATTCTGCGCTGATTTAGCCACTAGAAATCCAAAGAGATTTCCACAACGCCGAGCAATCTCAACAATCGGTGCCCCAGCATGACCTTCACTTTCAGAAGCATCTGTTGTAGCAGCAGCAACAAAAGGAGCCAAACTGCTGGGACATGCCGCATATGTCATTTGCCCAGTTCTCTTGCAAAATGTATCAACTCTATTATTTTTAATATCTAATAAGAAATATCCATTAATATCTTCTGATTTGAATATATTTTTCTTCATTACAGGCGCAAATTTACTTAAATTTCCTGAATCCAATTTTCCATTCATATATGCTGTATATAGTCGTTGCTTTGTATTGTAAGAGTAAAAATGATCCCACCCAAAGCCTAATAAAACTTGTTTTGTTTCTACAAGTTCTTTAAAACGAAATGCAATAATTCCTAATTCATCCAACCCTTTCATTTTGGCTTTTAGGTCCGCAGAAACAGGTAATTTGAATGGGTCTGTTTGAACATACACACCTTCAACTAAGTCCAACCATTCAATTGGTGACTCAGGTCCTGCTGGAACACTTCTTGATAATGATGTAGTTGTTCTAGTTGTTGCTACACTTCCAGTATTTTCTTCTTGAGTCTCTTCACCGGCACCAGCAGCAAGAGCCGCAGCAACACTACTCGGTCGCGTTGCACGTGCGCGGTCATCAATATCCTGTGTAAAAGGTCCAACCGGAGGAAGAATCTGTTTTGACCATAATTTTCCATCTACAGTAGAATCTGACCGTTTGTAGCGAAGTGCTAGAGGAATAGATGTATCCGTTATTTCACGCGGCTGAAAAATTACGTATCCTCCACGCAAGATCAAATACCCAGGTTGGCCATTGGATCGCAATTCAAATGATCTATTATTAATAACCACAGAAAGAGCTTGTGTTAAGACTTCTGCAGGAAGTTCCTTGTAAAGTTGTCGGACTTCACTGACTGGCCAAAAAGGCTGAACTGAGAACATTTCCCGCAAAGAACTCTCCCTCAGTAAAATATAGGCCCGAGCATCACGAGCAGTAAATGTGCTCAAGTTCAAATCGTCTTCTCTAACAGATTTAATATCCAACCGACACTGAAAAGAGCATTCTTGATAATCACACATGCTAGAATTTGCCTTATCTGCCAGTTGTATTTCCCCTAAATCCTTGCCCTGCGCATCAATGTGATGCTGTTTTATATCACCCGTTAGCAGAATACCTTCGTGATTTAGAGCACAATCCCACGCACCCATTTTGAGTTGACGCTGAACTAGACCAATTGATTTAGCCTTTTGAACAGCCAAACGATAACTGTATAAATCGCTTGTCTCATAATCCTCCAAAAATAAGCAATATAAATGAATTAAGCAATTGCGTTCTGTTGCTGGAAGTTGTCTATGCGAACAATAACGAACACCGCGGCCAATTACCTGCTCAAGGCGATTTAAGTGATACCAAGGATCTAGCACATGGATTTCACGAATACACTTCAAATCCAGACCTTCACTTGCGATTTGACTGCCAACTATAACCTTGACCCGCGAACCACGAGCAGTTAGAGCCACCGGTTCTGGAAACGTTGTCGCATAAGCAACTGTAGCTCCAACATTATTGGGTGTATAATCACTCGTTAACAATACATAATTTGCGGGCTGAAAACCGGGGCATTCTTCAGGTGAAAGAGGTCCATGCTGTTTTCTAGGACACATCGCACATTGACGCACAACCGGAGAAGAACCACGCAACAGAGGCACCGGTTCTCCAGTCGCATTTACACGTGTATATCCTGCTCTTTCTAAGGCGATACATACAGGTAAAGCACCCGGCTGAACATAGCGGGAATAAATGAAATTGATTCCTTTGCTCGTCTTCACACTATCCAAAATCTTAGCAATCTTTGGTCCATGATTGGGTAAAGCAGCCGGACCAAAAACATCATCGATATTTGTATCACTCCGCCATTCAACAGTTCGTTTATCTTCGCGGAAATATTCTTCCCATCCTTCTTTTCCAAATCGTTCATTCGGGTAGGTAAAATTACCAATCTGTGCCCAAGCATCTAGCACGTTCTTGCGCCGACCAATTTCCATAACATCCTCCCCTGTTTCTTCCTCTCCTTCTGTTACATTCATCTGAAAACGTGTGACCTTTTCGCAGATTGAACCTGCCACCGGAGCAACCCGCTGAATGGGTAGAGCCGCAATCCCCTGCTGGATTTCTTCGGGTACATCAATGTCTTTGCCTCCCTGTAAAGCAGATCTTTCAGGGTAAGGAGCATCTGTTATTGCATCTTCGCCTACCTCGGGATGAAGCCGAATAGGAAATGTAAAAGGATTTTCACCACGCATATAACTGACATAGCGCGTAGCAATATCCTTGATAATTTTCTCAGAATCCGCTTTCAAAAATCCTTTTGAATCAAATAATTCGCCTTTAAGCAAATCAATCTGTTTCTTGTCGTTTAAAATGAGCAAATTCAATAAAAAGAGAATCTCGGGTGCTGTATTAAACATGGGTGTCGCAGTCATTAATACCAGTCGGCAGCCCTCAGTGAACATGAGAATATCCAGCAGAAGTGGTACTATAGCCTTCGCCTCTGCTCCTTCCTCTACTGCTTTCACATCCGGATTTTCATCGGGAGCCAATTCGTCCGCTGACATTGTCTTAGGATCTTGCCGTAGATTATGGGCTTCGTCAATTATGATTAATCCATCATTAAAAAATCGGCGAAGAATCTCATGTTTACGACGCCGGATTTCATCCGCATCTTTTATTGTAGAAGGAATTTTTGCATACTCTTTGTCAATTGAAATCTTAAAAGCCATATATCCCTTGATACTGTAGCGACTTCGTTTAAGAGCTTCAATGCGAAACATAATTTTCTCCTTTTCTTCCAAATCATTTGCGTTTGATAATTTTAAATAGGTTGTCCCAGTACACTGAGCAGAATACCATCCCTTATAAACATACCGACCAGGATCATCCAGAGTAGCGCGACGTAAAACATCGGGGTCAAAAATCGTGCGTTTAAAGCCAGGAGCAATTGAACGGGGAACTATAATATAGGCACGCTTCATAGGTCTCTCTGCTAGAAAGTTCTCCGCAATTGAAATCGCTGATATAGTTTTTCCAACGCCCACACCGTGATATAAAAGTAGTCCGAGAAATGGCGTGCTAGGATTCATAAAACGACTGACGAGACGCTGAACGGGAGATAATGTAAATGCTTCATAGGCTGCTAACGAGCAAGCATCGCCTTTCTCTGTGGTGGAAAAAGGTTGGGCCTTCGCATCATAGAATTCCTTCTTTTTTGTTAATTTCTCAGAAAATTCCGGATCTTCAATATCGGGATAAAGACCCGCATCTTGTTCCCGCTGCGCAGTCCATTCAGTAGGCATAATACCTTCTCGTGTCATTATCCGTGAAAGAGTACTTTCAGCAGTTCCTGTTTCTTTTTTCTCCGCCCATTTACTGAGCACATCTTCGCGCCTTGATTGTAAAGACATCCTCTAAGGTTACTTAATAAAATCGCCCAGTCTATTCATCCGCTGTTAGTGAATTTAACCAAAAGCAATAATTCCGCAAAATGGAAGAAACATGTAATAGTAATTCCTTCTTTTCAATATTGTAAGGTCTAATATGTTCCATTGCATCCTCCCCTGTAAACCATTGAATTGCGCCAATTTCGCGTTCTAGCACAGAATCCCCCGCAGTTATCACAGGATTAATCGCATCAAAACAGAACGCAATATAATATTTATGCCGGTAGTGAACCTTATTAGAGCCAAAAAAACTCTCTTCAAGTGGGAAAATATTCCGACTTATAATCACTGAATCAAGAGGAAATCGGGTTTCTTCCCAGAATTCGCGAATTGCGCATCGCATCTCCGATTCATTAGGACCACGCCTTCCTTTAGGAAATCCCCATTCGGGCTCAGACCATGATGTCCTAGAACTAGTAATGGCCTCTGTTAGAATCGTCTTTTGTATTGTCTCAAACTTTATGCGTGATGGCTCATACTCATGACGATACGGTTTGCTTACTGGACCATTCCACAATTGCTCCCATAAACGCGGATAGTCCCATTCTAACAAACGCTGCCGTTCAAGCATACATGTCTGATCCACTAGAGTTTGAATATATGCTCGGTCTTCTATATCATATTTTCCACGCAATAATTCAATGTATCCGAGACTATCTTTACGACGAATCATCAAAAAACGAAAATCCGCATCTTCTAATCCATTAATTGTAGTATCATTTGCTAGATTCTGAACAAAGTCCTCTTTTTTCATATTTAAGATTTGAATAAGAATAATTCCAAAACTTGTTATTGGCTCAACGCATACTTTATAGTAGTGACCTGGTTTGCCACAGTTAGTACATACAATTGACATTTCAATTTAACCCTATAAAGAAAAGGGTATTGTGTGTTTAAATAGACTAGTATAAATTTCCATTATAACATAGAGCAAAACAGATGCCATTATCAATGCCACCAGAAGTATGGGGTCCAATTTTCTGGGCAACAATTCACACAGTTGCATTGGCATATCCCGATCAGCCGAGTTATCCTCAAAAAAGAGCAGCGAAGGAATTCTACATGAGTTTAGTTGAACTTATACCGTGTCCTATCTGCCGGAAACACTATGCTACTCATTTGAAGACCGCACCTATTGAACCATTCCTGGATAATCGCGCCGATTTAGTGGATTGGACTCTTAAACTTCATAATAAAGTCAATCTAGATTTAGGTAAACCAACTGTAACTCGTGAACAATTTATGAAAGCCTATGAAGAAATGTGTGACCGTGGTCTTCCTATTCCTCCTTCGCCTTATATTCACAAAATTTATGAATCCGCCGACGAACGGTCCTATTATAGAGGAGCCATTGCTGGAGGTGTAAGTGTTCTAGGTCTAACCGGTATAGGTATCGCACTTTATAAAAGTTACGCATAAAAAACACAGTGAAGAATAGGGTATGCCTCCACCAAAGATTATTGAACTTAAAGCCAGCATGTCTGATGAAGACTTTAAGGCCAAATATGAGGGCACACATTTTGATGAAGCAGTGGCAAAACTAATTGTTCGTGAAGACTCAGATATCTATGGTCTAGAACCAGATGGAACACGCAGACTTCTAGCAAAATTTCGCCGAGGAGTTATTCCGCCCTCCACAGTCCAAAATGGCTGGGATTCATTTCGCACATTAGCAATGCCTGGTCGCAATCGCGGTGCCGCTGCTGGACCCATTGATTTTAATTCACCCTATTGGAAGAAACGCGACCCCATCAAGGTAAAAGATGATAAAACCTCTAAGTGGGCAGTACGATACTATGTTAAAAATAAGGATAATAAAGATACAAAAAAGGTCAGCAAGATGCGGGTAAATAACTTAGTTGCTAGTGGTGTAATCGGATTCTATGAGGAAACACCCTTTATGAAGGCAGCCTGTCGCATGACTGTTTATACGCGCAGATATCTTCATCTTTTCTTGAATGGATTACCATTCTTAAAAGCAATTGATAATCAGTTCAAAGCATTAGTGCCAAAAGAGCATAGCCGGCAGTTAGAAGCAGTAAAAGCAAAGAAGAATTATCAGATTCCCGGAACTGCTTTTAGTACTCTTACAGTAAATCTCAATTTCCGAACTGCTCTTCACAAAGACGATGGAGATTTTAAGGGTGGCTTCGGCAACTTATCTGTAATTGAATGGGGCAAGTATCAAGGCGGCTATACTCTATTTCCCCGTTTCGGCGTGGGATTTGATGTACGAACAGGGGATTTTATTGCGATGGATGTTCACGAATGGCATTGTAATACTCCAATGTATGAGTCGCCTGAGGATAAAGTCTATAATATGTCACTCCCCGACATCCGATCAAGGGATCCAACAACAGGTTTAATAGGCTCGGAGGCAAGATATCAGCGTCTAACATTCGTCTGCTATTTCCGCGACCGTCTCCAGCAGTGCGATGAAGGAGAAACAGCTGAATATTATGCTAGAAGTGGATTTGATGAGGCGGCAGAAATAGAGAAAGCCAAATCTAAACCCGTCAAGAGCTTGCTTTTGCCGCAATATAATGATATTGATGACGTTGAACAATCCGCATCAACATTTGCTAAAACATATCGTCAAAGAATACCTGGGGGTGGTACAAGACGTCTTCAGAATTTTATGTCGGGATCTGAAAATCAAACAAAAAAACGTAAGAGAAATCATTCTTAAACTATAGAATGTCCCCACGAAGTTGGCTCGTAGAAGTCGGTTTCATAATTTTCATTATCTCATCGTATGTGTATTTTTTATACCACGATGCTATAAATAGTGGGCTACAAAATGTATACAAATTCGGTGCTTCTGCTATCACAGTTATTGTTGTAGCAACAGGTGTATATTATCTATATAAAAATCCCGAACAAGTTCCATCGCTCCTTACAAAATTTCTTAAGAAAAAGGCATAAAGTAGGGAGACATGCAAAATATCAATCGTGATTTAACTGCCGCAGATTCATTATTCAAAAATGTATCAGGTCGTGGGAGTGGTATATTATCAAGAATTCCAAAGCCATCATTATCTTTGCCTGACCTGGGGTTTCCTCCAGCAAGTGAACCTATTAAAAGAGTTCTTACAGTTGTAGGACTCATTATTTTTTTATTAATGGTGGGTTTCATACTTTTATTTATTGTAAATTCCCTTTTTCCTTTCACTGCTTTTTACGATAATGGACTTTTAGCATCTCTGCCGAGTTCTAAACGTTATTGGACAAATTTAAAGATACCCACAGGTGGCGACCCACCCTCCGGACTTTATGTTAATAAAGATGATAGTATTGCAAAGAGACCAACTAATTACAGTGTAATGTTTGACTTAAACATTAATAGTTCAAAAGCACCCGGCATGGGCTCATATCGTCATATTCTTCACAGAGGCAGTGATGACTTTAACCAAGAAGTTGGCTCTGGCATGACACAGAAGGTGACTGGAAATACGAGCAGTGATGCAGCATTTGAAGCGTCAGCCGCAAGTAGCGCATCTGCTGGAGGCATCCCTCTTCCTATTTATATGAACCCCGGCGTTTTCCTTCATCCGTACCGTAATGACTTAATCTTCTTTTTTCAGACTGAAGCTGCTCAAAAGACCGTAGTTGGCTATGATGTTTTATATCTTGAAAGTCTAGCATTGGAAGATATTCCGCTTAGGGAATGGTTTCGCATAACAATTGTTCTGAATGGCACTATTGTTGATGTTTATAAAAACGGAGAATTAATGAAATCCATTATTCTAAAAGGTGAGCCCCGTACTGTTCCAGCAGATTGGTATGGACGCAGTGGACCAATGGCTGCATATGGTGTTCTTCAGAATATGAAAATCTGGAATGGAGCACTAAATCCCAAGCAGGTAAAAGATGCCGCAAGTATTGCGATGCCCGCAAAGATTGTATTAGCAGAGGCAGGAGAAGCATGTGAAGCATAAACGCCGTATATAACAGGATGGAACAGTCAATGACACCTTTAGATGTAGCGAAATATATTGGTGTTGCTGTCTTAATATTTGCTATCATTGGTGTAACCGCGATGTATTTACAGTATAGGAAAATGGAAGGGAATCCTGGACCGTGGAAATTTACTCCGGCTGAATTTCCAATTGTTCTAACGGGTGTTCAGTTGAGCACAGTTACTAAAGGAGCATATACGCTTTCCAGTTATCTCTATATTGAAGGTTCAAAAGAGCAACGTGTGAATCCTCAACCTCTCTGGAGATGGGGAATAAACGACCCTATTCGTAATGCGTATGCGACAATGCTTGCTTCCTATATTCCCGCAGAAGAGAAGATTCGTTTTGATTTTAGAACTGCACCGACGGGCGATGAACACGCATCTGCTTCCGAGACTAATCTTAAAAAGATTGTATCGATTGATATAACCAATATAAATCCGCATAAATGGTTTCATATTGCTATCACAGTTGAAGGTCGTAGTGTAGATATTTATGTGAATGGCCAGCATTCTAATAGTATTCAATTACCCAATATTCTAAAACAGTCCACAGATGGCATACAAATGGTTGGAAATTCGGGAATCCTGGGCAAAATGGCTTTATGGAATATAACTGAAGGTCGTCTATCGGATAAAGAAGTTTTAGCACAGTACAAAAGCACATCTGATATATCGGGCCCTCTTTTACCTGTTGATTATTCATTCGTATTTAAATTTCCAAATCTTAACTTCTGTCCTGGAATGCCCTGGTGTGAGGAACTTAAGGGCGATTGTAAAACCTATGTAAAATACGAATACGCTTAGCAAAGTTTACCCAGTTTTTGTATTTGCTATTCTTAGAGAATGAACAATGCTAGAGCGGCTCTTTCAGGTGCGGGTGGCGGAAGTTTAACAACAAATGTCATCTATGTTCTTGTGTCATTTGTAATTGTCTATGCGGTTTATCGCCTTGTTTATCCGCAGAAGGACCCTCGTGAGGCTCTAGTATTGGAGTTCAATGATGGTGCAACTGCACAATCAAAGACAACTGATACTGACCAAGACAACTTGCCGCTCCTCTTTACGGGTGGAGAATGTACTCTGGCCTGGTGGATGTATGTAAGTGACTTTGAAGTTCGTTCCGGCCGCATGAAGCACTTAGTTACATTGAAGGGAGCGGGAGCAAACTATAACTCAATCGTCTGCGGTATTTACCCCCTTGAAAACAAACTCATGATTCGCGTCCGCACAGCCGGTACAAATACTCCCAGTGGTGTTGGAGCCAATGCGGCCAACACAGTTACAACTTCTGGCACTGAGTACACTGATGTAACTGCCTATAACAATCTCTTCGGTCCCCAAAATGCAGGCATGAAGGATTTCATGAACACCGTTAACTACCCTATTTGCGACTTACCTGAGTTTGATCTCCAGCGCTGGGTTCACGTAAATGTTGTTGTCAATGGACGCGTCTGCGACGTATATCTGGATGGTAAGTTGAGCCGCAGCTGTATGTTAGACAATGTGATCCAGTTCCCCAAGGCAGTGGGTTCTGCTGGTATCACAGTGGATGCCTGCCAGTTCGGCGGATTTGGCGGTGCTTTGAGCAAGGTCCAACTCTTTAGTTATGCTATCACGCCTGACCGCGCCTACTCCCTTTACCAGGCCGGCCCTACCCTGAAGAGCAATACCTTAGTTGACAGACTCCTGGCCCTCTTTGGAATCAATCTGACTTACAGCGCCTACAAGGTCACACCTCCGCAGGCCTCCTGCTCAAGTTCAAAGAGTGTTAATGTGCCCGGTACAGTCGCGAATGCCCTGGATTCCGCTGGCTTGACAACCAGTGGTACATTAGGAAATATACTGTCAAATCCCATGGCTGCTGCGGGTGGACAATAAATACTAAAATTCAAATACTAAATATATAATTTCGCACAGTCATACTGTCTGAAATTATTACACCTAAGATAGAGAAGAGATATGGATGCCATAATGCCCAATATTGTTGGTACTGGTACTTTAGATCAAGTTCTACAGGCGGTTGTTGTAGTCCTCTTCATGTATGTATTTCTTTCTATTCTCAATAACCTGGGAATACTTTACAATACATGGCTGGAAATGAACACGATCTTACAGCCTGATACGACAACATCTAGTGATACATATACACAAGAGCCCAATTTGGATTCATCCAAAACGTGTTTTATGAGCAGAAATGAAGTAAATGGCACAGAATTCACATACTCAGTATTCCTAAATTTCCGTAATTCAAACTTCGGTAAGGAGCAGAATACCCTTCGCCACGTCTTCCACAAGGGTTCACCGCCGCCGGATGCTTACCCGTTAATTTCCCCTGGAGTGTATACATTGAGTGATAAAAATACTCTCCGTGTCTACGTGGGTTCTGCTGATAAGTGGGATAACTTCGTTGAAATCCCGAATATTCCGGTGGAGAAGTGGTTTCATTTGGTTATCACATGCAAGGGGCGCAGCATTGATGTTTTTATCAACGGCAATGTAATCCAGCGCATGAATCTATCCTCTGTACCCAAGCTCAACTTCGGTGATGTATATGCCTTCCAGAACATTTCAAATGAAGACAACCGCATTGATGTTGCTCCTGATAGTCGTTACAATGTAAATGGTAAGGCGGATGGTATGATAAGCCGTTTTAACTATTTCGCGTATGCCTTATCATATGCGGAGATTGACTCATTGTACAGACAGGGGCCCTCATCCAAGATTGTCAGTGCCCAGAACCAAATCCCACCGTATATGGCGGATGCTTGGTGGGTACAGAGCTACCAAGGCATGTAAACACAATATACAACCCCTAATTTCCAAACCCTGAATCTATGAGATTCATAGTTTAAGAAGTTCTATATATTCCTTACAGATAAAACAGAGATGCCCGGTGGCTTAATACCTTTAGTTTCATTTGGCCGTCAGAATATTGTTATAAACGGTAATCCACAGGTTACTTATTTTTACAAGACATTTAAACGTCATTCCCACTTCAGCGAAGAGAATATTACAATTCCACTGGATGGTCCTCAAGAATTGAATTTAGATATGCCTATACGCGTTCGCACCAAAGTTCAACGTTTTGCTGACTTAGTACGAGGTATTTCTTTGCGCGTGCGTATTCCTGATATCTATAGTAAAATCGTGGCGGGAAGAGCCAATCCTCATAAATTCCAGTGGGTTCATCAATTAGGCTCCCAACTCATTCAGTCCATTGCTATCTTCGTCGGAGGCTCAAAAATTCAAGAATTTACTGGCGAATGGTTGGCAATTCGTGCTCAATTGGATTACAACACAGATCATTATAGTAAATGGCGTATTCTAGTGGGTGATACTCCAGAAATGAATGACCCTGCAAATGGAGTTTACTCGGCAACAACAGGTAAAACATACCCAAATGTTACACAAGCATATACAGGTGTTGATCCAACTAGTCCACAAGTAAATAATCCCAGTATTCCCGGTCGCTATCTCCTAATTCCGCTACCTTTCTGGTTTAGTGAAGGCCTCGGAAATTCCCTACCTTTAATTGCCTTACAGTATCACGAAGTAGAAATCCAGGTTACATTCCAACCTCTTCGCAATATTTACACCGTAACAGATGATCAAGGATTCCGTGTTCGCTACGGATATCAGAATGTGGCCATTGTCGGCACCAATGATTCATTTAGTGCGAGATATCAATCCTCCAATGATCCAAATGGAACACCACAGAACTTTTATGTAGATTATGGAGTTACTGTTCCCGCAACAGAATATTTTAATCTACAGCCGTCTCTACAAGTGAACTATATCTATCTTGCTGATGAAGAACGAAAATTCATGTCCGGACAGACATTCCAATATATTACCACACAAATTCAAGGATTTAATTACCAAGCAGTCAACAGCCGCACAAAGTTTGATTTGGACGCGCATAATATGATTCGCCGAATGGTTTGGTTCGGACGCCGCAGTGATTCAATTGTCTATCGTAATGATTATTTAAATTGTACAAACTGGAAATATGCGGATGTTCGGCCAGTTCAAGCGGGTAGAGATTCTAGCAATGTTCCTATTGCTGGAAGTTCGGGAATCATAGTCGCAGGAACACAACATGATATTCTACAATCTGCTAGAATCCTGTGTATGGGCAATGAGATTTTTGAAGAAAAACAGGCGGAATACTTCAGTCTCCAGCAACCATATGATAACTTAATCGGTGCGCCCACTGGCATAGTAGGAAAAGATTCAATCGGTCCTCTTTATGTATATAGTTTTGCGGTCAAAGGGTCAGACCTTCTCCAGCCTTCTGGGTCACTAAATGTATCCGTCATTAATAACTTCCAACTAGAAGTTAATCCTTATCCCTTACCACTCAACGCTGAATACGATTACGATTTCACAGTCTATGTGGAAAGCGTAAACTTCTTAATTATCACGTCGGGTATGGGATCGCTACAGTTTGCTGTCTAAACTACTGGTTTTGTATATCTACGCAAGGCTTCCAAGCCAAATTTCCTCTCCCCCGCAGGCCGAGCATCACGCAGCCGGAGTTCCAAGTACCCCGACTTCTTTGTTGCATTTAATTTCGTCAAATCAGGGAATGCCTTGTGCAAGGCTTCGGCTGACTTAGTGACCCGATTCATAGTACGTTCTTCCTGCATACCTCCTGCTTCCTTATAATAGGCTGTCTTGGGAGCCACTGTACGGAAACGAAGAACACCGCCATCTGCTACATACATAATGAGAGACCGCAAATAATCCTCCTTATCATCGATTGTAACACGCAAGACATCAATACCTGGATTAGTAATTCCCCAGAAGGCTCCAATAATATATTTCAAATCAGTTGTAGGCTCTCCCGCCCGCATGAAAAATCCGTTCGGCACAGGATAGATTCCCCATAAGCGAAAACCGGTCTTCGCAGATTCAGCAAATGCTTCACGGATAAACTTATCCAAGTCCCGGAGAGGCATCTCATGTCTTCTAGCAGTCTCAGAATATTCCAAAAACCCCTTAATATCATCATCCATATTGACAATCTGCTGGCCAACAGGATAATGCTCAGTGATAAAATTCCGCACGGCTGCCATTCCCGGGATGGCAACTATTAGTTTCCCATAAGTTCCAGCCTCAAGTGTGGCCGCATAGCGTTCCTTCTCTTCTGGAGTAGCAACGAATACATGGATTCGTTCTGCTGGAATCTTATGGTCTTTTAAAACTTGTAGAGTCTTATCCCGTAGAGTTTCTGCTCGTTTATAAGAAGGAATTGCAACAATATAGTTGGCCGATCCTCTTTTCTTACGTAAAGTCTTTCGTATAAGAATTCTACTATTTCGTGTTTTATGCCCAAGCATTCTCTATTTAGAATATAGGATTTATGGCAGGCGAATCATTACAAGATCGCTCCACATTTGACTCGGAACGATTTGGCAAAAAACTCGGAATTTACGTTGGTGCGTCGTTTGTAGTTGTTCTTCTTCTCGGATTTATTGTATTATCTCCCAGTTTGATTATGAATGATTTTATTTATAAACCTCCTTTGATGCGAATCATTCTCGGTATTTATGCTTCACTGTGTTTTCTTTTTATTATTCCGTATTATATTTTTATTGGAATAACAAATAATGCTGCATCACCTAAAAAATATGCTCTTTTTCCACTTTCCTATGTTGACAAATATGAGTGGTTCATTTCAAACTATTTATTTGGAAGAAATAGTTGGATAAATACACTTTGGACACCCGATAATGATGTTATTAAACAAATGTCATGGTTAAAGCCGACACCGCATCCTAAAGATATAAATCCTATCCCGGTGACACTTGAATCTATTATCGGTTAAGCCTTCTCATAAAATGCAAGAAGTTCCGGCTGTCTCTTAATAAAATCCTTCATCTTATAATTTGTTAACTTCACAAAAGGATTAGGATTTTCCCGCATCTTTTTCTTATCAAAGGTATTCTCTGAATGTGCCATTACAAGCATAACTTTGAAAGGATCAAGTTGAAGCATCGGCTCCGTATATTTATTAACAAATGATGTTTCTTCTGCATGAGTCACTGTTTCATCGTAAGTATGTTTCTCTAGGAATCGCCGCCGATAAGCAAATGTACCATTCGTAGCATGATTCGGTGCGTAAGGTCCAAACTGATAAATCTTCTGAATATCGGTATAATACATGAAAATCTGCGAAGAACCGCAAATATCGTACTTTGGATTGGACATTAGTTTCTTTACAACATGTTCAACCCGCTCTGGAGAATAATAATCGTCATCGTCCATACAGACAATAATATCTCCTTTTGCGGCCGCGTTCAGTTTGTTACGCTTCATTCCAATATTCATCTTTTCATCTTCTGCTAGATATACAATATTTGTCAATCCAGACGCATCTATTAAGTCTTTAATCTTATCGGAGCCATCGTCTAAAACAACGAGTTCCATGCGATTCTGCGGATATGTTTGAGACAAAAAACAGGCAATCATATGCGGAATAAATCGTCGGCGATTATATGTTGGGCAAACTACACTAACAAAAGGTCTTGACATCTTATCACACTAACACAAGAAGGCGTTAAGTCCCTTCTTCCGCAGTAGCCTTCCTATAAAGTATGTCTTTCAAAGTACGCTCAAAAGCCTACGGTTTTGAAAAAATTTGAATAACAGCAACCAACCCCAAAAAGCCAAAAAGAATTAGAAATGGACTACGCATTGAAGACCGTTGAAAATATTCTGAAGAATTCACTGACAGGTGAATCCGAAATGGCTCCTCAGCCTGCCCATATTAGAATTCCTCTTAAGATTCACCAGCGTGCTCTTCTAAATGCGGCCCGCAAACTAGAGACGAACCGACCTGCTGGAATTATCTGTGAAGATGGAGCAGTTATGTATACAAAGTATGGTGTTATTGCAGACCGTGTAGGTTCTGGCAAGTCCCTCGTTGCTCTTTCCTTGGCCGGAATGGACCGCCCCCAGACAGAAATGTTCACCGCAGAGGCATCAAATAATCACGATGTTGTTGTGATTAAGAAGCACGATGATAATAAACGGCTTCTAGCACGAGACTATATTCTAGCAAATACATCTCTGCTTGTTATTCCTCATTCACTCGTAAATCAGTGGGAACGCTATGTCAAGGAACAGACAACTTTGAAAACCTTGATGGTGAAGCAGCGCAAGCAGGCATCTAGTACCACAATCAAGGAGGACATTAAGAATCTTGATTTAATCATCGTCAGTTCAACAATGTGGAAGGATTTTGCCGCGCAGGAAAATGTAAATAAGATTTGCTGGGCTCGTCTCTTCATTGATGAGGCAGATACATGCCCCGTCAGTATCACAGGCGAAGACTCAGTCCGTGCGGCTTTCTATTGGTTCATTTCTGCCAGTTGGCTAAACATGGTCTTTCCCTCTTTCACAAACATCTGGCGTCAAGAGGCATCCAAACTACTCTATCCACTTGCATGGGACGCTTTCAAGAACTCGGGAAATTATATCCGGATTGAGGGTGTCCGCCGTAATAATATTGTAAGTCGCATGTGTGTCTCTACAACACACAGCACTCTTCGTACAAATTACAGTTGGCGTCTAATTCTGCGCAATAATGAGGATTTTATCCAGCAGTCCCTCAAGATGCCCGAAATCATTCATCACAGGTGGATCTGTGCTGTCCCGCAGAATGTCCAACTTCTCCATGATATGATTGGCCCACAGGTTATGGAGATGCTTCATGCTGGAGACCACGAATCCGCACTTGAAGCCCTCGGTATCCAAGAGGATTCTGCCACAAATGTGGTGGAGGGCGTAACTAAGCATCTCCAGCAGCAACTGGATACAGCCATCAAGTTCCGAGACTATCGCATGTCAACTGCCTTTCCTTCCGAGAAGGCCAAGCAGGAAGAGAAGGAAAAGTGCGACGGAAAAATCGCCGAGATTGAGGCAAAACTGGTTGCACTAAAAGAGCGCGTAACTGAGTACAAGGATAAGTCGTGTCCAATTTGCTTCTGTGACCTGGAGAAGCCTACACTAACTCCCTGCTGTAAGAATCTCTTCTGTTTCGTCTGTATGGTGGAGTCTCTCCGCCGGAATCCGGCATGTCCCCTCTGTCGTGCAACCATTTCTCTCAGTCAACTCAAGGTTCTAGGTGATAAAGCACAGCCAAAGGAAAAGAAGAAGGAGGCTAAGCCTTTGACAAATGAGGAAAAGACTAAGGCAGTCCGTCTTCTAGAGTTTCTTGAAAGCAATAAGTATGCCAAGGTTTTGCTCTTCAGCAACTACGACAAGACTTTCAACAAGCTGACGCCTATCTTTGAGGAGAAGGGTATCACATACAGCATGGTAAATGGGACTTCTGCTCGTATCCAGAAGATTATTCGTGAGTTCGGTGAGAGCAAGCACCAGGTTCTTTGCCTGAATGCCCGTCACTTTGGAGCCGGTCTCAATATTGAAGCAGCAACCCATGTCATTCTGTTCCACAGGATGGCAGAGGAGATTGAAAAGCAGATTATTGGTCGCGCCTATCGCTTTGGACGTCAGGCAGAATTGGAGGTTATTCATCTACTCCATGCGAATGAGACTGGAACAGCCTATGATTCAAACCATTTTCTGGCTGCACATGATCAAGGAAATGTTATTCTTCACCTTTAACTTTTGTAGCCTTCTTTCGGGGTACACGAACTGTTGGAACTGCTACAGCCACCGGAACTATAACACGAGATCCATGAATCGGACGAACAGTTGGTGGTAATAAAACTTCTAACCATTTTTCAAGACGTTCGGGTGGAGGCATTTCACGAACACAAGTTAATTCAAACCATGCATTTGCTGTCTTAGAGGAAGCAGCAAACGAAATTAAAATACGATATGCTCCTTCAAACCCCGCATTTCGATGGGGTGATTTATGATTAGACAAGAAATCGCGGACTTCACCCAAATATTTAAACTGATTAAAGAGCCAGGATTGACGACTCAGAACAGCAGTATAAACCATTGTAACATCCTTCACCGGTTTTTTAATACTATTCATTAATTCAAAAAATAGACGGGTATTAACTGCTTGAAGTTTTGCGGTATAGGAATAGGGAAATAAATTCCAGTACTGGAAGAAAAATGTATAATAATCAATTCTATCAGATTGAAGGATGTCATGTAAAAGTGTCCTATAGTATTGATATGATTTGCGCGTATCTGTGATATTACTCTTTAGCCAATGAGGAAGTGTTTCATGTAAGTGAAGACCCGCCAAGTTCATATCGTTATTTTCTAGAGCCACTTCACGCATAATATCCACTTGATTATTGAGAATCTGCATTACAGCTGCTTTTAGGTTTTCTAAGCGACTAATCCGATTTGTACTTTCAATTCGCGGTTTAAAATCACCGCTTTTAGTCAATCCGTATTTCTGAACATTAGTACTCCAGATTTGAAGAATTTTCCGTAAATCTCCTTGGTGAAGAAGTGATAATTCCGTTACTGTATCAGGACTGGGTGTAACTGTCGGATGCTTTTTAATTAATAAATTCTGAATTTCGCTAATAGACGGCGGGATGATTTCAAATGAAAGACATAATCTCATCAGTGGACGATATTTCTTGTCGGCCCACTCGTTACTAATACAGAAAATCGCATTTACACCCGTATATTCTTTCAGGGCTTTGATAATTTCAGTTAAACCACCACGGTCACCAGAAGACATTCCATCAATCTCATCCAAGATTACGCCAAGAGGACGATGGCCTTCAGGGCGGAAAAAATCTGCAACATTATTACTTTGAAGCAAGGGCTGAATTATTTCCGCAACACCTGCACGGTTTCGTACATGGCTAGCATTACATTCTACTGCTCGTAGGTTAGAAGCAGCACATACACGATATGCTAGAGTTGTTTTTCCTACACCGGGACCTCCGTATAAAAATACAGCAACGGGATTTCGTCGTCCTGATTTACTTGCCCATTCTACAAGTTTTAGAAATATGTCTTGATGAATTTCTTCAGCCATCCTGCTTTGATTTGTCCGTCCATGTTTTATATGGGCAGATAAACTTAGATTAAGTATACCACTATATTTTTACGCACAGCCTGTTCCAGCAGTAATACCCGCCCATGAAAGACCGCGGCTCAGAGCATCGTTACACTTCTTCTGCTGGGTGTCAGTTGCAGATGTTAAGAAGATGTAATCTTTCTCCTCAGGTCTGGGGGGTAGGAGAGGATCTGACTTCTTCAGACCGTTACGACGAGAAACACCGATGAAATCAACGCACATCATTTTGCCGTTCGTATGCGTCCCCATAAAAGTCAGATAGTCAGGGCAAGATGAAAGATACGGGGGCCAAGTGGGGTAAGTAAACTGCGATGCTGCTACAAACCAGCGGACATAGAACATCCAGAAGAGAGCCATTAGGAATAAGCCGGCGCCAATTGCCAAAAACGGACGCCCCTGTTTATCAAGGTAGGTTCCCGTTAATGCAACATAAACGAAGAAGATTAAAATGCCAAAAGCAAGTGGTGTGTATATCCGAGCAAGAAAATCAAGAGTTCTCTTTGATATAGCCATCTCTACTTTACCTTATAAAAATTATACTCAATTTCTGGCAGTATAAATGCCCTGAAATTTGTATATTAACTAGATTTCTATATTTAACCAGTACGCGCCCAAACAGAGTAAGAGCCAGGGCCCGCAACTGCACCCTGAGAACCCGTGCTGTTTCCTCCCGCAGCACCATCAAACCAGCCGAGTTCAATGTAGCCGGTCGCGAAGTCCGTGCCGTTAGAAGTACCAGACTCGCCGAAAGCACCGCCAACGCCACGAGGTGTGACCAACTGAACCTTACGGTAGACAGTTGACTGCGTGCTGACAAAGACAGAGCGGCCCATATCCTTTACAATAACTTGACCAGGGGTGCTAACGTTATTGTATGCCACAAGAGATGAAAACCAGCCGGCCTGACTATTCAGTGTAGTAGCAGCACCAGTTGTGGCATTCAGAGAAAAGATAGCATTGTGGCATGAGGATACATTGATGAAAAAACGAGGGCCAGAAGACTGAGAAGGAGAGCGCATAACAGAGGACATTCTTATATAGTATAAACAGATTTTTTTTAATCCTATAACTAAAATAGAGAGAATGAACGGTCGTGTAAATCTTGAACCTGCACAGAGCCCAACTGGGTCATTTAATCAGGTTGCTAGTCAATTTAGTTACACAACAGCTCTAAATTCATCAGTAGCAGCAGACTTAGTAAGAGGTAATGTTGAAAAAAATACACTCAATACGACCTTTTTTAGTCCAGCAAATGTACAAATAGTTCAAAATCGTCTTCAATATGAAGTTTATACCAGAAGCCAAGGAAAATACCGTGTAGGTCCTCAAAGTGCTGAAAATCTACTGATTATCATGCGTGCTATGTATTATCAGTATGGTAAAAACTTAGAATGTAATATAAAAGAGCAAATTCAAGAATTAAATACATACGTTGTTAACTATGCAGTTCCTAAGATTCTAAGTGAAGTGGATATGTATCATCAGTATCGCAAGGATATAACAACTCTTCCTGTTCCAATGTTACAACCGGTTAATATAAGCCGTGCTGGAACCAAGAGTCTACCTCTTAAGCCTTTCTTTTAACAATCTTCTTCTTAGGCTTAGGACCGGAAGATTCCGCCGGAACATTAACTTCCTGACGCCATTCAGTGTAAGGGGTCCAAGCCGCCATAAACTCATCCAAGTCATCTAGCCACAACTTCTCGGCTGTTGTGCCCTCTAGAACACTGATTTCCTCTTCCACACCCGCAATTTCTCCCTCCAATGTGATAACAGCGGACGCCTTAAGACGGTCAATGCGCATTCGTAGCAGATATTCATACCCATCAAGACCATCGCCCTTAGACAGCGCAGGAAGTTCCAACTGCTGGAGATCTGCTAGAAGATCCAAGTCCTCCGTCTTACCAATAACTAGTGTCCCATCAATCACAGCCATAATGAACTTACGCTTGGCCTGCATATCCAGAAGATGGCTCTTCAAAGAAGCCAACTTGTGGATCTTTCTCTTAACATATGCTCCTAGACGGGTACCAATGAACTCTTCAATGATTTCACCCACACTTGCATACCGCCGAATCTTTCCAGCAGAATCAAATGCCACCATATTTGTCAGCCTGAATGTTGAGACAAGTTTGAACTTACTCATAAATTCAGTCTCGTAGGCGGGTGTCTGCCGGAAATGCCAGTAGGATGACTCTGACAGTGTCAAGATAAAGTCCACATCTACATCATTATACGCCTCCTCAAATCCCCTCAGTGTAAGTTTTCCTCCCTGCTCATCCATTCCAGCACATTCGCCGGCCAACATTCCCTCCAAGAACTCCTTATAGTCCCGCGTCCACATTCCAACAGGCAGTTCCTTGATACGAATCTGATACTTCTCATCATCCCACTTGATTATTCCTGATGTTGACCATCCCTTGCCACCTTCCATTGCTTTGACAGGGCCGCGGAAACCGAGCCACCATGGCTGGAAAGAACGCTTTGTTAGATCATTGACAGCGCCAGAAAGCCGATCCTTAATCGCTGAGACCAAATCTACCGGATTGTAAGGCAGGATATCTGTGGAGAAACCCGTGCCAATACCGATGCTGCCATTGACTAGAAGCATTGGAATTGTTGTGAAATATGTCTCCGGCTCTACAGCAACACCATCATCATCTACATGCTGGAGAATCGGCTCGTCCTCCTTGCGGAAAATCGTCTTCAACACTGGCTCCAGATGAGTATGGATATAACGAGGAGAAGCAGCGTCCTTTCCACCCATCAGACGAGTTCCGAACTGACCATTAGGAGCCAGCAGATTAATGTTATTGGAGCCAACGAAGATTTGTGCCATACCAATAATCGTGCTGGTTAGTGATGCTTCACCGTGGTGATATGCGGCCGTTTCGGAGACATATCCCGCCAACTGCGCAACCCGAATCTCCTGTGTTAGATTACGCTTGAAGCACGCCCACAGAATCTTTCGCTGACCCGGCTTCAGACCATCTAGAATACTGGGTAGAGACCGAATATTATCTGCCGATGAGAAATGAATCAGTTCATCGTTAATAAATTTCGTGTAAGGAATCTTTGACCCTCCCTTCTCAACTGAGAGAACACGCTTTGCATCGTAGGATGCCAACCAATTCTTGCGGTCATCAGCACGCTTCTTGTTGAAGGCCATGTCAATCGAGCCGTCAGCACCCGCATCCCACTCAAAGTCGGCTGTTGTCATATTCTCAAAGTATTCACGGGCTTCGGCCGCCGTAGAAGTACCCAATCCCTTATAATACTTGCTCTTCCAGCCACGGCCTCCATCATTTGCGGCGGACCACTTATCGTACTCCTGCTGGCTGTAGAAAGACAAAGGATCCTTTCCACTCTTGAAAACCTTGAGAAGCGGAGTTAGCAACGAGCAGAGAAAACCCATCTTGAGAAGTTCGGGCCACTCCGTGTGAAAGAGATTGATGAGAAGACCCTTAATGTGTGACCCATCTACATCCTGGTCAGTCATAATCATTACACGACCGTAGCGGAGTTGCTCCAGTTTAGAATACTTCTGACCGTATGACAAACCAAGAATCTGCTTGATTTGGTTGAGTTCCGCATTCGCATTTTTCTTTGCTAGTGCCATATCTTTCACATTCAAGAGCTTACCACGCAAAGGAAAGACTCCATAGCGTTCACGGCCCACAACCTTCAGACCTGAGATTGCAGTAGAAGCGGCTGAATCTCCCTCAGTCAGAATGAGTGTACACTCATTGGACTTCGCCGTCCCTGCCCATAGAGCATCCTCCAGTTTCACGATACCACGCACTGAAGCCCGTTTCTTTCCATCGGTCTTCTTCGCATCCTTCATAAGCCGAGCTGCTAGAATGTGCTGGGCTTCATCTAGCAGACCAATCTTTACGAGGGATTCACAGAACCGGTCAGAAATTTTAGGTTTAGAGCCGAACTTGGTGGCAAGAGTTGTTAGCGACTCCTTTGTCTGAGTATCAAAACTAGGATTGACAATGACAGAGCGAATAAACCATGTCAGTGAATCCTTGAGAAGCGGAGGTGTAACTTCAACCTTCTTCTTCTTGGCTAGTTCGCAGAACTCCTTAAGAACATGAGTTGCAACATAGTCAACATGCTTGCCACCCCGCCGAGTTAGAATACCATTCACAAATGAAAGATGGCGATCATCGGGCGGCTCATCCTTGTAGAGACGGCTTGTTAGAATTGCACCAATTTCCCAGCGTTCACCAGCATCCTCGTATGCGATAAGCGCATCACGCCGCTTCTTGGGTGTCAACTTCTTGATGTCTTCTGGAAGACTGGCCGTGTCTAGCGGAGTAAAGAGTTCCATGTATGCTGCCATTGAGGGAATGGGAAGTGGAGTCCCGTTCAGATAAATCGCACAACCGGGCACACAGACAGCGGCCTCGTAGCATCGGGTCTTCAAGACATCAAGCATATCTGCTGGAATCTCCGTGATTTCATCACCGTCCTCAGACCAATGAAATCGTGACAAATCCGGCTTATAAGTAATCATAGTTTTCGGCTCAGTTGCCTTCATCTTTTTTGTTACCGGATCCAACTTGACCTTCTTGTTATTAGTCCAGGTGTAGGTTGTTAGAGTTTGTGCTTTGACACTAACAATTTTCACTGAAAACTCCTTGCTGAAAATATTCGTCAACTTCGCACCATAACCATTCTTGCCACCCACAATCTTCTCTTCCTCCTTGTTGTAGTTTCCACTCGTCAAGCACTGGCCAAAGATGAGTTCCGGCAGAGGAATCTTATATTCGGGATGAATTTCTGTTGAAATGGCATCGCCATCGTTGGAAACTGAAATCTGCGTGGGTGAAATATCAATCCGAATCTGCGTTACTGGATTGACACCTGCCTCCTTCTTGCGAATTCGTTCCTGCTGCCGAACATAATGGTCTGTCGCATTTACGAGAATTTCATCAAAGATCTTGAAGAAACCTGGACAAAACTGAGTCTTCTTCCATACCATGCGTTTGATTGCGGGATCAAAGATCCAACGACTCTGTGTCGCCGTATCAATTGACCCAATATACGTATCGGGGAGCTCCAAAATGTGCTCCTCAAGTTCCTTCTTAGTATAATTTTCCGGATTCATTCTGTCTTACGTTTATAACCGTTCCTTAGGGTTTCAAATTTTTAAGTAGTGGCGGAGCGAAAGACAATGCTGAAAAATTTAGACAAATTTTCAAATCCATAGGTATTTGAGCAATATAAATAATATTTGTTATAAATAGAAATGCCTTCTGCTAGAACCCGTAAGCAGCGCGGTGGAGCAGCCACATCCCTGCCTCAAAGTTATTTTGCGCCTACCACATCTGGTCTGCCATCTCTCCCAGGGACTCAAGTCTCAACGAATGCAACCTCCTCAATGATTCGCCCGGTTCTTATGAGCCAGAGGGGAGGTTATAAGAAGCAGAAGCAGCAGAAGCAGAAGCAGCAGAAGCAAAAGCAGCAAAAGCAACAGAACCGTACCCGCAAGATGCGTGGTGGATTTTCCCCCACAGTGATGGGACCCTTCTTGAAGAATGTTGAGGCTCTAGCAGCCCCTCTTTCCATTTATCTGGGTTATAAGTTGCTCCAAACCCTCAAAGGTAAGAAGGGCATGAGGAACCGTATTTAAACGCAAGTCGGCAAAATCAAATTAAACGCAATGGAAAATGAAAAACACGCATTCCGTATCCGCACGGTAAAGGCAAGTCCTTTTCGTATTTTGATTGAGGCTCTGAAGGAAATTCTTACAGAGGCTAATCTGGAGATTGATCCCAATGGTTTAAAGATCATTGCGATGGATGGAACACAAACAGTCCTAGTTCACTTGCGTCTTCATTCCGAATGGTTTGAGGAATTCTATTGCCCACAGCGTCTTATTCTCGGTCTTAACATGATTAATTTTTTCAAGTTGATTAAGACTGTAAGTAATAATGAGTCGCTCATTCTGAGTATGGAGAAGGAGGATACTACGCGTCTCAGCATCACAACACTCAACGGTGAGAACCAGAAGACCACAAAGTATCACTTGAATTTGATTGAACTTGACATTCATCCGATTGAGATTCCGCCTGTTGCTTTCCAGACAACAATTACAATGCCCTCCACAGACTTCCAGAAGGTTATCCGTGATATGTTCTCCTTGGCGGAAACGGTAGAAGTGCGTTCTGCAGCGAACGAACTGGTCTTCAAGTGCCGCGGCGACTTCGCCGAGCAGGAGACGGTTTTCCATGTTGGAAACACAATGACGGTCAAGCAGAATCAGTTGGATATTGTACAGGGTCACTTTTCCCTCAAGCATTTGAATATGTTCTGCAAGTGTACATCACTTTGCTCGGACATTACGCTCTATCTCAAAAACGATTACCCCGTAATCGTAGAGTATGCGGTAGCAGGTCTGGGTGAGATTAAGTTGGCGTTGGCTCCGCATAAGCAACCTGGTAATAGATAGCCATGCTATCTATAACAGCAGGATTGTCCAACAGAGTTGGACTGTACCTGGCAATAGGTAATAAAAATTTGAAAGTATATTTTTGCTGGAAGGTAAGGCACGCCAGCAGAAATGAACTATAATCAGAAATGGACTCTCTATCACCACGACCCAGATAATGAAGACTGGTCGGAGGAATCGTATAAGAAGATTGGCACTCCAGCCAGTTTTGAAGAAATGTTTGGAATGATGAAGGAAATCGGCAGCAAGAAGTTCTTGGAAGGCATGTACTTCTGGATGCTAGATCCTTACCCTCCCATGTGGGAGAATAAGATGAACAAGCGCGGAGGCTCTTACAGTATTAAGGTCCATCAGGATCAGGGTCTAGAGTGCTTTGAGCGGTATATGGCTGCTTCTGTCATGTCACTTGTATCGCTGGACCCCGAGAATCTCATCGTTGGCGTAACTATTTCACCAAAGAAGGGATTTAATATTATTAAGTTGTGGAATCTCCAGTCACTTACATTTAAGAAGGAGACAGATGTGCGGGTTCTTCTCCCGTCACTTACATACGCGGATATCATCTACAAGCCGCATGTTGATCAGAAGATGTCTTAACGCCTATTCTTACGACTTTTACGATTCTTTCTCTTTAATTTTCTAGATTTTTTACGGCTGGCTGTACCTCCACTACCACCATTCCATTCAGGGCGTGGATGTAGTTCTCTACTTGCACCACTTTCGGCGTTGGGAGGAGGCCATATGAATATACTTACACTTCTATCGTCAATTCTAAAGGTGTGTCCAAGGCTTACAATATTTCCATCGCCGTCAACAATATCGCCCGTAAATTCTTTTTCGTTATTAGGTCCCCCAAGATCACGAACGCATGTGGCAAGACTATATTTGAAATAAAAAAGAGGGTTAGGATTGTAGCCAAACATTAAATAATATTCTTTACCAACCTCAACATCATCCAATGGCACTAGTTTTTGTGTCTGTTGTTTGAGTATCAGAAATTCATCCTTTCTAGGCCAAACTCCAGCACCCGCAAAACCAGCAGCAGCCATATCCTATTTAATCCCAAGAAGAATTCCATTCTTCTATATCATTCTCCTCCTCCAAGTCCGCGCCAAATACTTTTTCATTAACTAAATCAGACCGACAATATACACGAAAAATGGCCGTTCCTCCAACATAGAGGCCGAGTTTCTGTGTTAGAAGTGTCCGAATAATCATAATGGAAGGCAAAGTTCCGTAAGGAGATTGATAAGTCAATCCCGTAAAATGGTCAGAAACATCAATCGTATTCCCACCCTGTTCTAAGGTAACAGCCATCCAAGGAATCCGCCGAACAACAGATACAGTGGATTCAGCCACACAAAGAGAAAGACGATTTGCTAGAGCATCATAGAACCAGCAGCCATCATTATCAGATTCCACCGAAGGAGCAACAAGACTTGAACGCCCATCGTCCCAAATCCACACATTTCCATCTAGTAAACGAAGAACAGTAATTGTTCCAAAACTTTTTTCATAGATAAATCTCTTAATGTAACTCAAAGCAACTCCAGCAAAAAGAGTTATTTTTGTTAATGGATCCATTGCTTCACTTTATGTGCGTGGCTTTAGGCTTAATATGCCTTACCTTTCATACAGAAGGCTCCATGGCATCCAGGCAAGACTGATGTTTGAAGTCTAGCAATTGTCTTTGTGTACGCAAACATTCCAGCAACAATTGTTATGTATATTACGGGTAAACTTAAGAGAACCCATGAAACAACGGGGCTCAAGTTTCGGCAGAGAAATTCTAGCGCGGCAACACCGAGGATTCCGAACACAATTGCAATGAGCGCACCTGTTAGATTTAACTCAAAAAAACAATAAATAGTCCATGCGATTGCGAAACACATATAGGTTGTAGCGGGGGTACAGAACTCTTTAACGTCCATCTTCTATTCTATAGGGGGAATTTTCCCTAGAGGGGGAATTATAGGGGTGCAAGGGTAGCAACACCGTTGACAAGTTTGTAATTCGCAACAAGGTCACCGACTTCACCGTCTGCAGTAATAGCGTAGACCTTTCGTGAAATAGTCTCTAGCCAATAATTGGTCTTCTTAATGCGAATCTGCTCGTAGTTCTCTTCAGGCTCGGGCTCATCTTCCTCCTCTTCATTATCAGCCTCCTCAGCCTCCTCAGCCTCTTCCTCCTCTTCCTCCGCCTCTTCCTCTTCGGGCTCATCTGCCGGAGGAAGAGGAACAACAACCTTAGCCTTTACAGGGGAAGCCTCCTTTGTAACTGTAACACGGCTTACATGAGCGACTGGCTCAAGAACCTCAAGAAACTGATTTGAATGCTGGATAGTTGGAACTACCTGCACATGTGAAACAGGAAGCTTCTCGGTAATTTCAAGAGAAACACGATGAGACTTTTCCTTTTCCTCCTTGAGTTTTCCCTCAAGACCTTCAATCTCCCGAGAATACTCAGCCATGCGCTCCTCAATCACACGGCGAAAGTCAAGGAAATTATTACGATTCTGGTCAGCCATCTGGAGCGGACCTGCAAGATAGTCAAAGCATTTCAGAAGCCACCACGAGTCATTACGTACCTTATTAGACAGCATTTTTATGCTTACTAATATGGTATTTTGGGTATCAAATTTTTTGTTTATCAAGGAAGCTACTTGATACGCATACAGAACTCCAGTGTATTCTCCTTCTCCCGAATGGGCTTAGAGCGCCTCAACCTCAATCCTTGGATTCCTGCCTTCTGTAACTTCTCCCCATCATTCTGGATGAAAACATTCTTCAGAGCCGCCTCATAGAAGTCAATCGGCTTAGTGTCCATCGATTGGATAATACTGACCATCGGGGGTGTTAGCACATCTACACGAATGGATGACTGCATCAACAGTTCACGATACTCTGTAATATCTAATGACCCGCCGAAGATTCGCAGAATCTCTCTGCTAGGAGCCGCTTGAATGCCCTGTGATGCGGATAAGCAGAAATTATGATACAGCCGATTTAACTTACTATAACGTTCCCACTGCTCCCCCGCATCTAGACGCTGTGAAAATAAATAAGCCGTCGCACACGAAGGAGAACAGAAGTTTCCATATACGCGCCACACGCCATCCACAATATTCGTAGGAATTACACACGGTGTTCCCGAAAACTCATGACAGTCCCAATAACAGTGAATATCCGTTTTCTCAGGCAACTTCTGCAAGCGATTCTTATCTTGGTACTGAACCATCAACTTCTCGGAATAATAGCAGGGCAGCGATCCTCTAGCAGGAGCCGCAACTTCCTCCTTGTTCTTAGCCTGCCACATACTCTGCTGCTGGGACGGCGGCGGGATAATATCTAGTGAACCGAGATGCTCAACATCTTCGTCTGCTGCTCCTGCGGAAGAAGAAGCCGGTAACTTCTCAACAACTACAGTTGTATCAGAAGATCCAAGAGGACCCAAATAACTTACATTCTCATCCATCTGATCAAATGGCACAGGCTCTCCAGCAGCTCCATGATTATATTCAATCTGTGACATCGGCGTCTGTTCTTGAAGTTGAGCCGTTCGCACTGGTAAATAGGCGATTAAAGGACGCTGTGCGCCACTGAGTGAACCCGTTACGCCAGCAGGAGTAACAACCGCGACAACTTGAGGCTGCTTCTTTCGCTGCTTGGGGATTTTCTTTTCACTCATCTTACTTTGTTTTTATGTCCGTTCTTTATGTCCGTATTTAAATACGACCCTATGTTTCTATTGATAGATGTCTGTAACCGAAGTATGGACTGAAAAATACAGACCGCGAAAACTCAAAGATATTCACGGCCATGTATCTATTTGCCGTTATCTAACCCGCATCTTATCAGTGAAGCCATCTGCTAGACCCCATCTATTATTCCATGGACCGCCGGGCACAGGCAAAACGACTCTAGCATATGCTTATACGGGTGAACTCTATCCCACTTTCTCAATGCCGCTGTATTCCATGTATTTGAACGCCAGTGATGAACGGACGATTGAAGTTATCCGTGATCGTATTATTGATTTTGCAAAGACGAGTTGGCCGGGCATAGACCGCAAAGTTATCATTTTTGATGAAGTGGAAACAATGACTGATTCTGCTCAGATCGCACTCCGAGCCCTGCTCGATGAATATGATGAGAATCCGGATAAAGCCCCGCAGTTCATTTTCATATGTAACTGCTTGAGTCGCGTACAGAATCTAATTCGTAGCCGTTGCCTCTGTTTCTACATGGGTTCATTGTCACCGACACATATGCAGAATATGTTGACAGATATCAGTAAGTTGGAGAACAGGCAAGATATTCCATCCAAGTTGGGTCTTTATTTGACACGCGGCGATATGCGTCAGATTGTTATCCAGTATCAGAATTGTAATTTAATAGACAAGAAACTTCAGTATGTAGTTCGTCTTATGAATGCTCCACGCAACAAATTGGATTTTGTCTTGGATGACATCCTCCAGAATATTTCACAGAATCATCTGCTTATGGCTATTCTATCCGTTTTGCGATGGCTAGGCTGGGACAATCATTCGCCGGAAGTTTTCACTAAACTTCTCCACGGATGTATGTATGTCAGTCTTTTTCCGCATTCTACTGAGCCCTTGAAGCAGTTGCTTCATGAGACATTTGATGCGCAGGAAAAGAAATTTATAGTATAGGATGAAGACGCGTCGTCAACAACGCGGTGGAATGAACTGCGTTCGCGGAATGTGTAAACGCTTAACAAATAAAGTTAAAAGTTACTTACCAATACCTGAATTTCCAGCATATGAAAAGCCTACATTAGATAATGAACCGCCCGGTGTAGAGTTCTATGAAAAATTATCTGAATATGTTAAACAAGTTAACTTCCTACAAAGACCATCAGAAATGATTGAAGCATTTAGAAAAATAAAAAGATTTATTGAATCAACTGATGCAGACTCTGATATTTTAAACGAATTGAAGAAAACCCAAAGAACTATTAATGCTATTAATGATGCTTCTGAAAAAGCAGAAATAATATTTAGAGATTTGACTGTTCTTCTTGAAATTATAATTGATGAGAATAATGAAAATCCAAATCAACAAATTTATTTTATCGGATATGAATGGGCACCGCAAACAAAGGCAAAACTCTATGCTAGAAGTGGACTTGCTGCTGCTATGACTGCTACTGGTGGAAATCTGGGAGAAATTGTACCTGGTGGACCCGGGCCTGAAGGAATTCTAGCTGAATATCTAGGTGGTCGCCAAAGAACAAATAATGTTATTGGAACAACAAGAAGAAGAAGACACAGTGTTACAGCACAAAATCAAATTGCTAATCTTAAACGAATTGGCACTGCAAAACCGGGAGAAAGTGTAGGTAAAGGACGGTATATGTTTGGGCAAAATGGAATAATCCAAAATTCAGTAATTCATTTATAACACACAGATTTAAAGATTAATTGCGGCTAAAACATAGATTATGGCGGAAAAAATATGTAGAGGTGAAAATATTAAGTATTCACTCGTATATATTAATGAGGACGATATTCAAAATCTGAAAAATCTTGAAAAGAAGTATCATGAGATTGTTGGGTATGGAATTGTAAATGATAATGGATATTCATTTTATTCAGTAGAAGATAACTATACTAATTCTATTTTGAATCATTGGACGGTGGATATTCTAAATGAATATGATAATCATCTATGCTGGATTGTTCTTAAGACACACCCTTGTAATCTATACGGCATTATGATTGACCTGTGCAAGCCGAGTAATAGTGTATTTGATGTGAATAATTTTGATGTGTGGAAGACAAAGGAAAAGGATTGTCTTGTGGCAGTTATAACAGATATTGATATGGATTGAAAACTAAACCTATGTATATTATAAAATGAAAAACTTTTTTCTAATAAATCTTTTACTTCTTTCTTCTTTAGCCTTGCTTTTATTAATTACTTCTGGGGAACCAATCAGTGAGCATTTTGGGGAAAAATGTAGGTATAATGGTGCTTGTACAGGATCAGAAAAATGCTATCAAGGTATTTGTACACCTTATTATGGTAATGCTACTAATTTTACGTGTAGAGTAAACAGTGATTGTACAGCATCTCAATGGTGCTGGAATGGTTCGTGTAATACTAAACCAGCAAATGCACCAGCTCCTCCCTTCCCAGCAGGTGAAAATGATCCAACGTGGCTTCTAACCCGTCCAAACAATAGGAATTTTTGTCCAGGTGCTAGCACTGCTTCTAATAATTTTTGCCAATCTAATAGGCCATATTGTATTTACAAAGGCGCAGAAGGTTATTATTGTAGTTATACTCCCAGTTAATAAGTCAAAAATTCATAAAATTTGTCTAAATTTATATTAGTTCATTGTCATGAAAATGATGGCATTGTGCCATCCTATTTTAATGTCTGTAAATTGGTGTAAATTTGTCTAATTTTTTTCAAAAATTGACGACCAACTTAAAGCCTCCTTAAGTTCAAAGGTTAGGATGGCGCAAGTAAATACAGCACAGGTTACAATCACACCGCTAAGAATTAGCACTATGACTGTTACGGGCCATATCGGCACCAAGATTGATATTCCAAAGTTGTGGGCAGCAGTTCCTATTATGCCTTATTGGAATCTAGCAGAAGGTATTTTGAAGATGGAGCATAATATGAATAAGAAGGGAATGTGTCGCCACGATATTATGCTGAAGCGCAAGAAGCAGAAGAAGAAGTTTTACAATCAAGCAACAATTATTGTCCGTCTTGCTACAAATGCGAATGAGTGGAAGGAAGTAAATGTCAAGTTGTTCTCAAATGGCGGAGTCCAAATGACTGGCATCTTGTCCGAAGAGATGGGAAAGCAGTCAATTGTAGTTCTGCTAAGAACACTCAAGGATAAAGTCCCCGCCGCTATGTACAAGGAAGTATTCCCCGCAACAGCAGATTATCCCGAACCCATCCTCTACAGATACGCAATTCAACTTGTTAACTCTGACTACAGCATTGGTGTTCCCATTCGGCGCGACCGTCTTCATAAGATTTTCGTACAGAACTATAAACTTTTCAGCACATTTGAATCAGATATTTATCAAGGTGTAAATACCAAGTATTTCGTGAATGAAAAGCGTCCAGCAACAACAATGCCTGGACTTTGTGGATGTCCCACCCTTTGCGTAGGTTCGGGCACAGGTACGGAACTTGGATCATGTAAGACAGTTACAATTGCGCCATTTCAGACAGGTAAACTTATTATTACCGGTGCTCGGACCCTGACTCAGATTGAGGAGGCCTATAACTATGTGAATATGATTATCACAAAACACGCGGAGGAAATCATTCGCCCCCTGCCTCCTAGCAGACCAATGCCTGAGAAGATTGTATCAAAGAAGAATGAAAGTCGCTGGATTTCTCATCCGAGCCCCCGCCACATGCAGACATTTACATTTATGACCGCGTAAAAAAAACCAAAAAAATGAAACCCCTAGTTTTAAAGCCAGATGAGCACGACAACTAGCGCAACACCGGGACAGCAACTTGCTCTGACAAATCAGGGAGGTATTCCTACGACTGAGATTCCGGGCGATAAGACGATGGCCCACGCCGCGCGTATCGCCGTAGAGCAGGACAAGCCCATTCTGCTGGATTACTACAACGATACCAAGAATTCCAAGGCTTTTTTGGGTGAGGATCCGGACACCAAGGAGCGTATCCTTGTGAAGAATGCGGAGGAGTACACCAGCCCCATTCAGAAGATTTTTAAGGCGGCGACTGACTATATCGTCATGACGGAGAACTCCATCTACATCGTCAGCGGCTCTATCAAGAAGAAGGTTATCACAACGGGCAACTCGGCTACGCCTTCTTCATCGGGCAGACCTACAACTGCGACTGCGTAAATAATATTTTAAAGTTTAAATTAGAGTATGGCATATCAGATAGTTGATAATGTAGGGGTTCAAATACCAGGATTAGTTGTTGGAAATTTTTATTCACCTTCTGCGAATCCTCTACCAGGTCCAGGTCAAGGTAATCTACCTATGCCCGGTGACATTTTTAGAGTAATTTTTGTAGTTGGTCAAGATGTTGCTATTATTCATGTAATGCAAGGAGCCCATCAAGGCCAAACGCATTTAGTTGGAAGAACTTATCCTCCTGGTACACGATTCTATAGACACGCACTTCTTGGTGGACAGATGCCTAGAGGAATCGCTGGTGGGGCTGGTCTTCCTCCTATTGCTCCTGTGGCTCCTGTGGCTCCTGTTGCTCCCGTTGCTCGTGTTGCTCGTGTTGCTGGAGAAAACAATTCCATGGGCAATAACAGACCTAACAATAAAAGTAGCCAAAGAAGAAGAAAACACTCAAGAAAAAATCGCAAAACACACAAAAAAACTCGTAAAAATTGAGTCTTCATTTGCTAGTAGCAACAAGCAGAATGTCCCTAGATTCCTGGCTAAATTCGGCTAAAACGGAAAGTGAAGATTCTTCATGGACTCCTGCATTACTAAACACAAGACCAGCAAGAAAAATTCTTGGTGTTCTCGGTGGTCAAAAACGCACTGATTTTCATGATTTTCAAAAGAGCATCATAAATGATATTCTTGTGAAAATGGGAGCCCCACCTGACCTCGTCCTTTTATCGGATGAAGGCAAAGATACAAGCGGAATGATTTATATGTGGTGTGAACAGAATAATATTCCGCTCCGCTATATGAAAGCGGATTGGTCTGCTGGAAAGTCTGCTGGAATTCAAAGGGATACCCAAATAATTAAAGAAGCAAGCGCGTTTATTATCTTTGAGCAACCCCGCAGTGACCGTTATGCTAAAATTGCTGCTCGGCTACAAAAGAAGAAAATACCTGTCGTATTAGTAGGATAAATGTCATCTAAGTGTACATACAGGAAGCGTTCGCAAAAGGGAGGTGCGGCAAAAGTAGTCACTGGATTTAACAGTATTCCATATGCGGCCGCAGCAGTATCTGGGCCAAATAGCCAGGCCGCAATGATGGCTAAAATTCCTCGTACTATAACAGAGCAAGGTATGAATTTTCAGAGAATGACATCCACTTACCATCGTACGCGCAAACAGCGTGGCGGAGCAGCCCCCGTTGAGACAACTGGCGAAGTTCTTCCTGCTAGCATGACTGGTCCCATGACAACTGTTGCGTCTGGAATCCTCGGAGGCTCAGCCACTGGACGCCTGGATACTATGTTAAGCCAGACATCATCGTTGGTCAAGCAGGTTGGAGGTGGCAGCCGCAAGCGTCAGCAAAAGCAGAAGCAGCAAAGGAAGCAGCAGAAGACCCGTAAACAGAAGCAACAGCAACAGAAGCAACAAAGAAAGCAGCAAAAGAGCCGCCAGCAGAAGCAGAAGCAGCGCGGTGGCAGCCACCAGCCTCTCGGTTTCGGTCCGGCGGCTCCTACGTCCGGTGACTACACACTCTTGAGCCCGCAGGAACTCAAGGCAGCCGGCCTAAACCCCCAGTGGTTTGACGAGAACCAAGTAAATCCTGCTTTCGGTGGAGCAATCACAGTTCCCGGGGGCAAGCTCAATTAAATTAATTTAAACCCGTGTTAGAATACAATCTCCTTCAGCAGTCGTTTTTTGCGATTCTGTAAGAGCTTGCATAAGAAGTGCCTTCACATTCACACCCACATCCGGCTGTGTTACCTTCACAGTTACAATTAAATCACCGAATCCACCAGCGGAATCCGAGGGCATTCCAAGTCCAGTCCCACGTAGTCGAGCTCCATTCAATAAGATATCACCATTCCAAACAATCGTCCTTGGCACTCCAGATGGATGTTCTGCTAGAACCCGAGTAAATCCCGTTACAGATTCCACCCAAGACAAAGTAATCTCATGTCCCAAATCATTGCCTGTCCATGAATAAACAGCAGTATCTGGGCATTTCAGAACTAAGATAACATCGCCTGGCTGAGCAAAATCAATCTGGTCCGAGCACTCCCCAACAAAGGTAAACTGATGACCTTCACGCATTCCTGGTAGAATTTTCACATCAAGAGTTTTCTCCCGATTCAAGACACGAGCACCCGAGCAGACAGTACAAAGTGGCCCCGGCTTCCGGCACTTGCCTTCACAGTCACGACAGGTTCCTCGTGTTTGAACATACATTCCGGGCTGTAGTTGAATTTGTTGAACATGAAAACCACGCCCACCGCAGGCTCCGCATTCCACAAAACTAGTCACTCCATCGCCTTTACACGCGTAGCAAAAACGTCCCTGATTAAATACCAATCGTAATTCACGACCCTTGTAGAACTCCATAAGATTCATGTTGATCTCATGCATCTTGCTCTGCCCTTTACCTGTCCGAGGTGGCGGACCTGTAGGCGGTGTCATAGGAACACCAAAAAATCCCTGAGCACCCGGCGCACCCTGAAACATCTGCTCAAACATTCCCCCTACATCTACATGAAAACCCATTCCTGGTGCTCCCGCTCCAGCAAAACCACGCATCATATTCTCAAAAGGATTCCCCATTCCATGACCCATCTGAGGCCCTCCTTGGCCCTCTTCAGACCCTGTCACATCATACATTTGCCTTCGCTGTGGGTCAGATAGTGTTTCATAGGCCCGTTGAATTTCCTTGAACTCTTCTGCTGACCCGCCCTTATCGGGATGCTTCGTACGAGCAGCCTTAAAATAGGCTTTTTTAATGTCATCCTGTGAAGACCCGCGTTCAATTTCAAGGGTTTCGTATAAATCCTTCGGCATCTAATTCATTATGGTATTCCGTATTTAAGCACCATCCAAGAATTCCAACTAATGGAAGAGGTTATTGGACAATCTCATATCGTAGAGTATCTTCTTTCATGTAAAGGCGATTATCCACATCTTCTCCTAACAGGTTCAACTGGCGTTGGTAAGACATTCCTCTGTCAGCAGTTTTTGCAATATGCCTTACGTGATATTCCTGAAAATGAATTAAATCGCTACATCTTAAAACTTTCCAGTTGTGATGACCGTGGTATAGCAGCCTTGCGACAGAAACTCGTGGAATTCCTCCGTTCCAATCGTAAGTATGATATATTTGCGTGGGTCTGGATTGATGATGCGGATAGTCTTCCCGTCTTAACACAACAGGCTCTCCGTCGTCTAATGGAGCGCTATGAAACCCATGTTAAATTTCTTTTTTCATCCTGTGCTAGCCAGTCCTTTATTGAACCGATTCAAAGCCGCACAGTAATTCTTCAACTTCTCCCTATAAACCTGTTTGAGCACACTGAAGTATTCCAAAAACGCTATTCGCCTCATATTAGTCTGACACAAGATGCCAAGAATTGGATAGTAGGATTTTGCTTAGGAAATGCGCGGCAGTTCTGTCTTCTTCTGCGACTGCTGGAGGCTGTTAAAACACAGGATTTAACTCTACAGACTGATAAATATGAAATAAACCTTCAAGAAATTCAAACGTATATTACACCGCCGCCTGTAAATGCTATCCGTGAACTCTGTAGTGGAATTCTTAAAAATGATGTTTTCAAAATATTTCAACATCTTCACGATCTATTGCTTATTGGATACACTGTGGAGGATATTCTCCATTATATTCAAATTATCACACAAGTGTATTCCTTTTTCAACCCAATTGAACTAATCAAAATCAATGAACGCTGCTCGGAAGTTCACATTCGGCTCATCCAACGACGCTTCGGTTTCTTTGAGACTTTAAAAGTATTCGCTGGAGAAATACAGAAGGATGACCTCTTTCCGCTCAGAATTACCACCGGATGTTGTGACAGAATGGATAAAAGCATTCGGTTTTAAGAATTTACGTGATAGGCGGTCTCTCCAATTTCCAGCACAGAATCCTGTTACGCTTGACGCATTCAACGCGATGATGAAATATTACTATCCCAGCAGAAGGCCCACGACCTTTGATTATCAATCCTGCAAGAAGATCTTCCGACAAATTATTAAAGCATCGGAACACATTCTAGTTAGTAAAGAAATTCGCATCGGCCCACTCCGAACACATGAATATAGTATTATGCCAACGAAACAGGAATCGCAAGATGAGCCCACAGAAATTTGGCCTCTAGGAGTTGATCCTCAGAAAGACGAAGAAACCACGCATTAGGCACTGATCGCTCAAGAGTATCAGGAAGCGGGACTGCTACAACACTGGAGCCCGGTAATTCAATCCCTGACTCATCCGAAGGAATAACACGTTCTACCAAATCCTCAAGTTGTATTGCTTTTCCTGATTTGAATCGCGTCCATTCTGCCACACTATTAATCGGTACTTGCCCGGATAAATGTTTATCCTGCAAATAGCGAATCGCCCTGCGGATTTTGGCGGCATTCCATGAAAGAGGCCCACCACGCATCAGTTTCTGTAAGTCTCGAGCATAACTCTGCCATAAGCCGCAACCTTCCTCAATCGCCCAGCAGATATTTGTATCAGATGCTCTGTTTCCACGCTCTTCATCGGGGTCAGTGCCAAATCGCATTGCTTTCATGGTGCCAAGTGTCGGAATAATTGACTTAATAAAAAGTACACGGCTATCAACCCAAAGACCACCCACGTAGCAGGACATATGAGCTGATGCCCAAGCCTTCCATAACCAAGTAGGCGCAATATCGGCTTCTGCTGGAACCTCCACGCCATGTTCGCGTAGGATGCCATGAACGTCATTGCGGCCGAGAAGAGGAGTAACTACAAAATCTTTATCGTGGAATTCACGGCACCGTCTCAGATGAACATTCAAAAACGGAGAGCGTGTTCGTTTTTGGAGACGTGATCCCCAATCCAACCATTCACGAGAATTTCCCTCTAAGTCATCTACGACCCACCAGAGACAAACTGACTTGCTGCTTTCAAATCTATCTGTGATAACTTCGGTTTTATCTTTTACGATGTATCGTAGAGTTGCGGCTGAGAAAATTAATATTAAAAAAACAAAGCCAGTTAATTCACCTTGTGAAGCAGCGGCCATCTTCTCTATTACTGATACGGCTAATTATTTACTAGTAAATTTCGCTGAAGATTCTCATGATAACGACCGGCCATTTCATCTTGCTGTGCCATGCGACGAACACGCTGATCTTCTAGCATCTTTTCCCTATCCTCTGCTGCTCGTACACGACGCTGCTCATCGGCTGATAAAGTTACAGGAGCAGAACGAGCACGTTCCATATCTTTTAAGTTACTAGGCCTAGATCCGAGTGAAGCCGCTGCAGACGCTACATTTTGGCTGAATGTTGAATCGGATGTATAGGCGGATTTTAAATCTGTAAACTGAGTGCGAGAACCATAGGCCGCTGTAAAATCTGCTGGCTTTTCTCCACCGAGTGTAACGCCCATTGTAGGCTGAAGGATTATAGCAGAAGGGTAGTAGGCTCCGTTGCCGCCACTTGTCTGTCGCGATTCCTGCTGGAATGTCTGATTAAATGTATCCAGGGCAAATTTCTTTCGTAGACTGGAATTCTCTTGCACTGTATCACTTTGCCCTGTAGTTTTGAGCCAATCACCGTAGCCATCATCTTTTTCCGGGTCCGGTAACTTATTTTCCTCAAAGAGTTGGTTAAAGAGTGACATATCCAGTTTCTTGGGGGATAATGCCACTGGAGCACGGTCTTGGAGTTGAGCAACTGCTCCTGCTCGTTGTTGTGAGTAATTATCTAATTCCGCCTGTGTTTGCGGCACATGGGCGCTGATGGCCGCCGCCTGCTGTCTTATTCCGGAGACACGGTCTACGATTTTCTGAAGGTAAGCAGATGCTCGGGTAACAGCATCAAAGAGTACGGGATTTCCGCCACGGTCAGGATGCGCTCGGATAGCGGCTTTCTTATAGGCGGCTCGAATAAGTTCGCTTGAAAGCGGCTGACTTTCATCAATTGCTAGAAGGTCACAGCACTCGGTGAAATAGTCGTGGGCTTTCTTGGGAGCGGGGTGTTCTATGAGTTCGTTGCCGTAATTTTGGTTCTGTCTTTGCTGTTGTCCTTGCTGTTGCCCTTGCCCTTGCGAAGCTGGAAAAGCTGGCGAAGCTGGAGGTTGTTGTCTTTGCTGCTGACCCGAAGGAGCGTAGGGCCACTGATAGACTTGTCCACGATTATAACCAGCCAACCACTGCAAGCAGAATGAATGAACGCCCATTTGTTTCAAAGCATTGCGGTATTCAGGCGAAGCCAACAGAGTTTCCAGCATTTGGGCCTTTGTTGCGGGATTTTGAATTCCGCACAAATTATTCCAGATACGTACGTGCGAAGCATCAACGGATTGGTTAGCTCCCATCTGTTGAGACTCCGGATTTATGTTTTAAACTTTCAACGAACGCGGCGAGTCAGATTTCTCTTATGTTTAAGTTTACGTGTTCTTTTCCTTTGAATTCCGCATATATATTTTATAGTTCCGTCAACAGCATTTGTAAATCGCCTACATAGTCCTCTGCGATTCAAATCATTTTCTGTATTTCTAAAATTTCGTTCTGTTTCCATTTTGTTGTATTTATCATACTCTTCAGTCCACTGCTTATTAGTGAAATATCTCCTGCGTTGTGCTTCTAAAGTTCGTCTTGCCTCAGCATTTGTAGCATAAGCAATATGATTTGTAGGATACGGGCGTGCTAAACTTGCGGAACTGGGTATTCCTATGCTGAGTCTCCTTGGAGGCATCTTATTTTATGAGAAGAAAATTCAACAGGGTTTTAAAGAATTGAATCATATCTTCTTAAGACATCTAAGATGAGTAAAAAGATTTGGTATGCACCAAATGAATTTGAAGCATACGACCAAAAAGAAATTGATGCAGTCAATAATTGTCTTAAAGAAGGATGGTTGGCAGGAAATGGAAAATATACGATAGCATTTGAAAAGGAAGTTGCTACGTATTTTGGCAAGAGGTATGGTCTTTTTGTTAATTCGGGTTCATCCGCCTGTCTATTAGCATTAGCATCATTGAATCTAGCAGAAGGAACAGAAGTTATTACACCTGCTTGTACATTTGCTACCACAGTAGCACCGATTATCCAATTAGGATACAAACCAATTTTCTGCGATGTTGAGTTAAACGGGTATGTTCCTTCTGTAAACGCAGTCTTAGAGAGGGTTACATCTAGCACAAAAGTTATTATGCTTCCTAACTTAATTGGAAATTGCCCGAACTGGAAGAAACTCCGGTATCAATTAAATAGTCTGGGACGATCAGATATTTTTCTAATAGAAGATTCAGCAGATACATTAGTATGTACACCAGAAACAGATATTTCAACTACGAGTTTCTATGCTAGTCATGTTATTACAGCATGCGGTTCGGGTGGAATGGTAATGTTCAATGAGGATAAATATCTAAAACGCGCAACTATGTTTCGTGATTGGGGCCGGATTGGAGATAATACAGAACTTGTAGTAGAACGTTTTAATCACAGTGTTGATGATATAAAATACGACTATAAGTTTCTATATGCATGCCTTGGTTACAATTTCAAGTCATCAGAAGTTAATGCAGCCTTCGGTCTAGAACAAATGAAGAAATTACCGACTTTCTTAGCCATCCGCCGCCGGAATATTGAACGATATATGAATAATCTCAAAGACATAAAAGGTATTCTTCTACCAAATGATACTTCATCTACAAATTGGCTAGCATTTCCTATTCAAGTAGAAAATCGGTTGGATTTAGTAAAGTATCTAGAAGATCATGAAATTCAAACACGTGTCATTTTTTCTGGAAATATCACACGGCATCCTGCATATCGCTCTTATCTTGTGGTTTTTACCAACGCAGATCTTATTATGAGGAATGGTATCTTGCTGGGATGCCATCATGGAATGACAGTTGAAGATGTAGATACTGTATGTGACCGAATTAAGGAGTTTTTTTTGCAAAATACTTAAACATAGATAAAGATTAATACCAATGAATCGTGTCTTAATTACAGGTGGAAATGGATTTTTAGGTTCTAATCTTACTCGTTTTTTCTTAAAAAAAAACTATACTGTAGCAGTAATTTCTAGAAAATGTTCTAATATAAATGATCTACTTGAATATATTGAGTTTATTCAACATTCAAAGTCTGGTTATAAACATTTATCCGAACAAATTATTAAGTTTTCACCTACAATTGTGATCCATTGTGCATGGGATGGTGGTAATACGTATAAAGATGTAAATAGTCTAATTCAATATCAAAATATTTCATATGGATTAGAATTACTTGAAGTACTAATGACTCTTTCTAATAAGCCAATCTTTGTTGGTATTGGAAGTTTCTCAGAATATGGAAGAATTACCGCACCCGCTATAGAAACAGACATAGATAATCCAATCACTCATTATGGTCAATCTAAATCATGTTTTAAAAGTATTTCGCATAAAGTATGCACAGAATCTGGTATAATATGGAAATGGATTCGTCCATGTTTAATTTATGGGCCTAAAGATGTATCAACCCGTTTAATACCATCACTAATTAAAAAACAAATTATGTGCGAAGAGATAATATTAGATAGTTGTACTTCCATTGTAGATTATCTTCATGTTGAAGATTTCTGTACAGGTGTTTTTGTTAGTATACAATCTTTATCTGGCATCATAAATCTATGTTCGGGTAAGGAATATCCAGTTAGAACAATAGTTGAGTGGATCCAAAAAAAAATTTCAAGTACATCGAGTATAACATTTGATTCCACTAAAGATAGACATCTTCTTCCGAGTCATGTGTGTGGTAATTCAGATAAACTGAAATCAGTTGGATGGATTCCTTCAATTGACTTGCTAGATGGTCTTCAAGATCTTATTCTAGCGGAACAAATCACATAGTTTCCATTTATAGACATAGTTTATTTAATATATAATGAAAATACGCGTAAGTGATTATATTGTTAAGGTACTTGAGTCTATTGGAATTGATACTACATTTTGCCTAACTGGTGGATTCGCTATGCATCTCAATGATTCATTTGGAAAAAGTACAGTAATTAAAACATATTATCATCATCATGAGCAAGCATGTGGATATGCTGCACTTGGATATACTAAAACAAATAATAAACCATCAGTTGTATGTACAACTTCAGGAGTTGCTGCGTCTAATTCAATTTCACCGTGTCTAGATGCATATCAAGATAGTGTTTCTATTCTTTTTATAAGTGGACAAGTTAAAACATTTGATACAATCCGAGCAATTAACTTAAATACTGAAGATAAACTACGAAATTACGCATTTTCAGATTGTGATATTATATCAATGGTATCATCAATTACAAAGTATAGTCATGAAATTACAAATATAAATGAAGTAAAACTAGTAATACAAAATGCAATCAATAATTTAACTACAGGACGACCTGGTCCAGTTTGGTTATCAATACCGCTTGATATACAAGCAATGTTAATTGAGGATGATATACCAGAATATTCTATAAGTAAATCAACCCTTAAAATTAATTTAGAAGATGTGTATAATTTACTCAAAGAATCAACAAGGCCAGTAATTCTTGCTGGAAATGGGATAAAATTAGGTAATTGTCAAGAAAAATTTATTAAATTTGTAAATGATACTGGTATTCCTGTTACAACTTCATACTTAGGTTCTGATGTTATTGAAACAGCATCTAAATATTTTATAGGAAGAGTTGGATTATATGCCGATCGTTCAGGAAATTTTACAATTCAAAATAGTGATTTAGTTATTGTATTAGGTTGCCGTTTATCTAACGCAGTTGTAGGTTATAATCCAAAAACATTTGCGCGTGAAGCCAAGATTGTATATATAGATATTGATCCTAATGAACTAAAAAAGAAAAGTATATCATATACTCTTACAATAAATTCAGACCTTAATGTATTCTTTGATTCATTTTCATTTATTACACCAAACTATTCAAATTGGTTAGAAAAATGTAATACTTGGAAAAAGAAATGGTTATTTGAGATACCAGCAAATGTTCTTGATACAGAAATAATTAATCCATACTATGCTGTAAAATGTTTATTTGATAAGTTACCTGAAAATAAAATAGTTACAACAGGTTCTGGTTCTATTGCAATTATTGTGAATCAATTACTAAATATTAAAAAGAATGATACTTTCATTTGGAGTGGACATGGCGATATGGGTACTGATCTTCCAATGTCTATTGGTTCACATATAGCAAATAAAATGAAACAATTTATACTTTTTACAGGCGAAGGAACATTTCAATTCAATATTCAAGAATTACAGACAATCATACATCATAAATTTCCAATTAAAATTATAGTATTTAATAATGCAAGTTATGCAGCAATTGAAATTACTCAAAAAACATTCTTCAATAATAAATTTGGAGTTGATGTAACTAGTGGATTATCATTTCCCGATACAGAAAAAATTGCTAAAGCTTATAATATTCAATATATGTCAGCCTCCGTAAATTCTAATCTCAATACAGAAATTGATAAATTTATTGAAATTAAAGAAAATGTTATATTTGAAATCTTTTGTTGTATTCAAACACGATACCCTAAGATGAGTGCTATTAAAAATGAAGATGGAACATTTACAAGCCGTCCTTTTGAGGATATGGAACCATTCTTAGATCGTGAAGAATTTTTTAAGGAAATGATTGTAACGCCTATTTAAAATTTTAAGAAAGTATTAAACTAGAAGAATGAAATTTATAGTAGTTATACCTAGTTGCAATGAAACAAGTGGCGGCTGCAATGTATTATTTATTCTAGCAAAAAAATTATCAGAGTATGGACATGATTCAAAAGTATATGTTGTAGATAGAACTAATACATCTACTATCTATACAAATTATCTAAATGAATTAATTGCGGATGAAGATACTTTTGTAATATGTCCAGAAATAATTGATGGTCTTTCAAAAGATATTAAAAAAATTATACGATGGATACTTTTTGGTACTGATTTATATCCACGTTATCATAAACATGAAATTATATATTATATCAATCCTTATTGCAAGAATAATCCGGCACAAAAAAGACTATCTGTATGCCACTGGCCATCCGGTCTAGAGAATAAAAATTTACCAAGAATCAATGAATCATGTTACATTGCAAAAAAAGGTATGTATAATCCAATAATTAATGCCATGTTTACTAATAATACCATACCATTAAAAGGATTAAATCTAGAAGGACTTAATCATGAACAATTAATTCAAACTTTTAATACTACCAAATATTTTTATTGCTATGATCCATGTTGTTTTCTTGTTACTATGGCTGTTATGTGTGGATGTATTGTTATGCAATACCCATTAATTGGATATACAGCAGAGGAATGGAAATATGCTGTTAATCAACCGACGCTTAATGGAGTTTCATATGGTCATGATAATTTTGCTCAAGCGGAAGCAACAATTGCTTATGCTACTGCGGATTGTTTAAAATTTAAAGAGGAACAAGAGAATTCTTTGAAAAATTTTATTAATGATTTGGAAACAGGAAATTATACAAATGAGCCATGTTATCCTTATATTGATTCACCCAATGCAGTCGCATTTAATTCAATACTTATGTATTATGGTAGTGATAATCGTGATGCTAAAATAAATATATTATATAATGAAATATTAAGACTAACAACACCCAAGAGTTTTTTTGGTAATCTAATATAGAAATGAAGAAATCTTCTATTAGACAATTCACTAAGAAGTGTCTAAAAGCTGGTTATAAGGAACAGGTTTGCAAGAATGCCTGGATTTTTGCTAAGTTGCCGACAAAGGAACTTCAAGATATATACGCCAAGACTTTTAAGACCGAAAAATTATATAAATGGCCGCATCCTATCAAGCAGACTCGAAAGTTAAAATATAACAAGCCTCCAGCAAAATTAACCAAGGCGATGCTTCAAAAGGCATCGGGCCCTCGTATTTTTCCTTAAAATTTGTCTTAATTTTCATAGAAAATTTGAAGTAGTTTCTTTGCTAGAAACTAAGGTATACGTAATGCCCGAAGTAGAACTCCTAGAAGTATTTGGCTCAGACCTAACGGTTGTAAATGCGGCGCGCGTATCAATGGGTAAGGAATCCACCGTAATGACACCCGGTGATGCAAAACTAATTAAATATTTGGCAACACACAAGCACGTAAGCCCTTTCTTCCATCCGCAAATTCGTTTCCGTTTCAAGATGCCGATTCCAATTGCTCGTGAATGGTTTCGGCACACGGTCGGCTTTTCCCGTAATGAAATCAGCCGCAGATATGTAGACACAGATCCTGAGTTCTTTGAACCCACGATGTGGCGTCAGCGTAATCCCTCTATTAAGCAGGGTTCAATGGATACTCCTGTTCAAGAGCACGCCTTAGTACAGGATAAGGTTCATCAGTGGCATACACAGGCGCTAGACCTTTATAAGGAACTGCTGCAGCAGGGTGTTTGCCCCGAGCAGGCCCGCTTTGTATTGCCGCAGTCTATGTATACGGAGTTCATTGAGACTGGTTCGCTTTATGGATATGCGCGTCTCTGTGGATTGCGTGATGCTCCAGATGCGCAGAAGGAGATTCGGGATTACGCGCAGCAAGTATCAGTTCTGCTAGCGGAAAAGTTCCCCGCGTCTTGGTCAGCCTTAACTACTGTTCAATAATGGCACGCTCTAACGCAGTCTCAGTAGATTTGAGCACGCTCTAACGCAGTCTCAGTAGATTTGAGCACGCTCTAACGCAGTCTCAGTAGATTTGAAAATTATTTATAATAGTTAGAATGAAAAATTGTGTTGCTGTTTTAACTCGTGGTTATGATAATATTTCTTCTTATCAAAAATTAATAAAAAGAAATAATGATATTAATAAAAATCTTAAAAATAAAGATATAGACTGTTTAATCTTCCACGAAGGAAATATTTTAGAGGAACATCAAACATATATTCAAGGAAAAACACCAGAACTCCGTTTAATTTTTATAAATGTAAATAATGGCCATGCTTTTAAAAAGGAGAAAAATTCTATTCCACATTCCAAAGAAAGTAGTCGTTGGGGTGGAACGGGATATCGTCATATGTGTGCCTTCTGGTTTACGCAGTTTTTAGAATTTACTAAAGACTATGATAAACTCTTACGAATTGATGAAGACTGCTATATAAATTTTAGTATTGATCAACAATTTCAAACATTAGAAAAATATCTTTTTGTCTGTGGGAGATGGGAAAAAGAAGATTATCCTTTTGTAACACGCGGATTATTGCAAATTTCAATTGATATATTTAAATGCGAAAATCATGTTTTATACGGGCCCTACACTAATGTAACAGGATTTAATTTACAAAATATAAGAGAATCAATAAAAAATAATCCAATTGTGAATGAATATATTGATACGATTTATGAAAAAGATGGTATCTATGAACATAGATGGGGAGATCATGTTTTATGGGGTGAATTAATTGTGAATTTTTACGGTATGAATTCTGTTAAAATAGATATTCTTCATTATTTTCATGAAAGTCATAACTTACAATTGTAATACACCAAATTAGTCCACAGTAAAGATTAGTAGATTTCGCCATAATTGTAAAAATATATCCCGTCCTTCCGGCAAAACAGCATCTGTAAAAGACCACGTTTGATGAACAACATATGGATTGCTATTAAGAAGTGTTTCCATAAATGTTGTTGCGCGTGTAACTTTATCGGGCCATACTCCACATTCCTTAATTTTTTCATTAATCCATCCATCTTCGGGAATTGGGCAGTTAATTGATGGGTCCGGTCTCCATCGCCGACAAATTTCAATCATCTTTGCTATTCTACGAACAGTTGCTCCACCTCCACCGGGATCTTCTTGATTCCACGCCCACGGATTTCCATAATAATCTGTCATAAACATACCCATATCCAACTTACGACGAATAAAAATATCCATTTGAACTGTCATAATATATTTTGCATCTATCATTTCATAGTTTCGATAATCGGTATAGAAATTATTATAATCTTGAATTGCCTGTTCACGTGCTATATTGCCCTTAAAAAACCGAATAATATTAAAATGTTCTGCCTTATCACCTAGCAGAGTCCGAATAAAATCCTCATTCTCATCGGAGCAAAAAATATATACAGACATCTGCGGAGCCGCCCACGCAATATTTCGTAAAATATACCAAAAGTTAGGATGCGGTCTTCTCTCCACAATTACAAACGCATTATCAGCCTTCTTAGGAGGAATATATGTCTGCCAGAACCGATCAAGAGCGGGCCCATATGTAAGTAACAAAAAATTGTAGATATAAGGCTCTAAAATATAACGCAAAATATGACATCTATCATTCCAGATTTTTTCTTGTTCTTCCCTTGTTGAAACATTCTGCATTTTTTCAATAATCTTTTTGTGTTCTGTCATTGATAAATCCCAAAGCACTTCAATGCTCATTTTATATAGTAAATATTTAGAAGGTAGGATTTAAACCCGCAATAATCAAAAGTCCATGTCACCAATCTTCATTGATTCTGAAAGAATCTCCTCCAGTCGCTCCTTCTTCTTTTCCTTAATCACCTCTTTCGGCATTCCATTTTCTAGCACAGTTACACAAGGAAGCGAAATAATCTCTGCCTGCTCATCATCGGACATATCCTCAAGATCCAAGACCGTAAGAGGAACACCGAATTTCTTGCACATTGCCTCAACCTCAGGCAACAAGACCTTACATACCTTACACCATTCAGCGCGTACATACGAAACTGACAAAGACATTCTTGCTACTACCAGCAGCAAAAATGTTTTATTATGGGTCAAATTTTTAAAGATGGTATACACTAACACAGAACCTTGCTCAAATCCGAAGGCAGCTCCTCAATTGAGAACTTATAAATCTCGGAAATCTGCTTGAGGTTACGGTGCTCAGTAGGCGTAACCAATGAAATCGCTGTTCCCTTACGACCAAAGCGTCCCGAACGACCAATACGATGGATATAGGTCTCCTTTGAGTTGAGCGACGGAATATCATAATTGATGACAGAAGACACCTGCTGGACATCAATACCACGAGAAAGCAGGTCCGTTGAAATCATAACACGCGTGGAACCGACGCGGAATTCACGCATCCTATCTGCCCGCGTTGCAGGATCCATATCACCGTGAATGAGGGACACTGTAAAGTCCCGCTTAATCATATTGGCATAGAGCATTTCAGCCCGGTCACGCGTATTACAGTAAATCAGCGACTGCTTGATGCTAAGTCCCTCATAGATATCACAGAGAACCTCCAACTTCCACTCATCCTTCTCCAGCGGAACATAATACTGCTGGATACCCTCCAGTGTCACGTTCTCAGGCTCCAGCACAATTCGCACCGGGTCCTGTAGAAGCATTCCCGCAATCTCAAGCACCTCGGGTGGCATGGTTGCTGAGAAAAGACCCACCGCGCATGTCTTGGGCAGACCAATCTTGATAATCTCCCGAATCTGCTCGGCAAATCGCTCCTGTAGCATCTCATCCGCCTCATCCAGAATGAATGAAGTCAGGTTCTTAAAGCTGAGATTCTGCTTGATTGCCAGGTCATAAATGCGACCGGGTGTTCCGACCACTACATGGACACCGCGACGCAGATCCGAGGTATTCTCATTACGAGCAGAACCACCAACTGCTAGAAGCACCTTGATTCCCATAAATGAGCCGATACCTGAATAGACATCCGCAATCTGCTTTGACAGTTCACGCGTGGGTGAAATAATCAGAACCTGCGGTGCAAGTAGTTCCGGATTCACGCGGGCAAGTGAACCAATTACAAATGTACCAGTCTTACCAGTACCCGATTGCGCCTGTGCTAGAATATCCTTACGCTGCGCAAAGGGAACTACTGCGCGTGTCTGAATCTTACTCGGCTGTGTAAAACCGAATGAATAGATTCCACGGAGTAGATTCATTGGAAGATTCATATCGTCAAAACTCTTATAGACCTGCAGGGACTCTGACTGGTCCTCTGCGGCAATTACTCCATCCTTCGTTTCCCTGATTGCTGATTCACTCATTGTATTCATTTCTGCTGCGTTCTTTAGGCTGTGCGACATTTCTCCGTGGTTATATTCTGGGGCAACTTAAGCTTTCAAATTTTTTATCAAAGCATAGACATTCAAATAGGATGGCGCAAGGCCATCATTTGCTAGACAATAATTTTCAAAAAATTTAGACAATTTTTTTACGAGATTTTAACTGGAATTCTAGCACCCAGCAATCTTCTCTGCTAGAGCCCTAGGCATAAAAGGAATAATCGGTTCGCATTCCCACAAGAAGCGATGTCCAAAATATTCCAAATTAAAACTTTCCGGCAAATACTCAAAGTATTTACTTAGGCTCCAAGCAACAGGAATAGGAAGTAACACATGACTCTGCGGTGGCAATACCATGACCAATTGTGTGATTGCAGAAACAGGAACAGCAGAACCCAAAGGAGATGGCAAACTATTCATCTTTTTAAGAACACGAGCAAGTGTTGCAAAGGTGGGTGCGGAAGACCACGAATAATACCAGTTTACATCCACCGCAGTAGAATCCAAATAATATGCGTATACCCATGAAAATCCCCGAATAAATTCAGTCGCCGCCGCATCTGCTTGTGCCGAAGAGGAGAAATGGTATGTTTCCAGCAATGTTCGCCAATTAGGCGAAAGTGCCCCTCCTTCTAGCAGAAACATCTCTGTCTGTCGAAGCATTGGTTCTGACTCCGCCTCTTCTACAGCACGAGCGAAAGGTTCAATCTGCTTGAGAGCCGGTGGATAAAATTTTTCCTTCTGCTTGAGCCATTTTTCCACTCGTCTAGATTCCTCATCCGAACACCATAAAAAGAATTTTCCTAAAACGTGAATGTTAATTTTCCCATCCACCGTTAAACGCAGCTTTTCCTTCATGCAAATATATTCCAACCCATCAAGAATAAAAGAAATTGCATCATCCCGAATTGTCCATCCCAATGAGTGTGGCATAAAATCATTTCCTAGAACCGACATTATTGCCACATAGTCCCGCAACCATACCGACCGAGAAGTTCCATCGCGGCAATGCGCAAGCCAAAGTGTTTCCAAGACAGCCGTAGGATCAAAGAATTGTATTGTCATTTCAGCCACATCCGTAAGAGTACCTTCACCATTTTCACGACACAGCAAAATCCGATTACCAGTCAAATCCGCATGAAGCATTCCTAGCAAAATCAAATCTGCGTCTAAACCATAGACAATCACATTTTTACCAGTCATTGTTGAAAGTCGCCGCATTATCTTGTGTTCTCCTTCACCTGCTGTGTCCGAGCCACTTAACGCACACTGGCTTCCACCCATTTTATTCCATTTTAAAGCCCACGCAGCCAAAAATCTATTCATTTCATTCATAAATGCCGTTCCTGGTGTAATTGCGTTTCGGTCCCATCCTTCTGCAGCCACTGGAAGACTGAGTTCAGCCCGCAAAGCTTCATCCCGTCGTCTTAACCAAACTGACTTAAAACGCCGCAACCTCTGTTGATGAATCTTTGCTAGAGGCACCGGTCCATCTACCGCTATAAATATTTCATCTGTCGGCCCAATAAGACTTACAAGGCGCTCTAACCATACACCTACTTCCCGTCGTAATCCCACTTCATAGGCTTCAGAAGTCACAGACTTAAGTGTTTTCATAGCCGCATAAATAATACAGTTAAAATCAAGCATAAAATGCGAAACTCCGGGTAAACCAAGTGACTTGTAAGAACCCGCAGCATATGCTTTCGCATTGCGTCGTAAAAGATGTCGGTAAAATGAAGGTATTCCCATTATCTATTCCTCTAACCTATTTATTTACGCCACACATCTTTAATTAGATATATACTATAGGGATGGCTCAAGCATTTGCAGCTGGAATTTTAGTAGGACAGAGCCGAGCAGGTATTCTAGATTCATTGGCAGATCAGGCAAAATTTATATCCGAAGAGTTTAAAGGACAAGCAAAATATGCTTTTCGGACTCTTCCGGATATTTTATTGAGTGGTTCGCTTTTCTTAACTTTTATTCTTGGATGGCAACCTGCATTAGCATCTTTCGCGGCTGGAATTATTTCAACTGGTCTAGCACAAGGATTTCTGAGTGATTTGCTGCGTAGTCAATCACCATCACTGGCAAGAGCAGGAGGCGCCTTAGGAGGAGCATTTGACCATTGTAGTGGTCATTTTCCTGGAGCATCATGGTCTCGTATGATGTCAGTTCTTTCTCATAGCAGCAATTTAATTGAAGGTGTTGTACCCTCTTACTACATGTCTGTTATGGGTTATTTGTTTAGTTTCGTAGCGACGCAAGGATTAATATTCAAAGATGAACTTTCCATGCGTCCTACAACGGCTTATTGGCTCCGGATATTCACAATTATGACATTTATAATGGTTGCCGGATTAGGATGTATCCGCGTTGCGACAAATTGCGAACCGTGGTGGGCTGCAATCATTAGTTTAATCTTCGGAATAATCGTTGGATTAATCTTCGTTTTTGTTATTGTCACCACTTTTGGCAGAAGAATCGTAAATGCTCTTCACTTACCACTGCTTGAAAAGCGCATCCCTGATGAAAAACCTATTTATGTCTGTGCTAATCCCTCCGATTAGGACACAATAATTAAATAGACTATAGAATAGGGTAGGATGTCAACATTTATATTTCAAAACATCCGGGATTTTTCATTGAATAGTATCCAGAATTTTCCCTTTTTAATGTCTATTAGTTTTCTCTTTCTAGGTATTCTGTTCTTTCAGCCAACGTGGTCTCTAGTAAGTTTAGGCGTAATCATGGTTTACTTTATTGTCATAATTATACAAACAATATTCGGAAAATTTGCTCCGATGTTAGGCGATGATGTTGTTTCATGGTTGAGTTCTCCCATGCCTGAAGGACCTTCCACTTGCTATCCTTTTAGCGGAACTGCCCGGCCTTTTACATTTCCGAGTGAATGGATGACTCAAACCGCTTTCATTTTGTCTTTCGTCATGTATAACTCCTATATTTTGATGAAAAAGAAAGGCAATAACAAGTTATTTGAAGCCTACATGCGGCGCATGTCAAGGACTCAAATTAGTATTCTAGCATCTTCTGTATTATTGGTTACATTCATGGGTATTCGCTATCAAACTGGATGTGATACGGGATTTAGTATTTTATTAAGTTCTCTGCTAGGATGGGGTCTTGCTGTTGCTTACTGGCATATTCTAGATATCTGTAATACACAACTCAACTCTGATGTCCTTGGAATTACACGAAATATGGCTCCAGCCACAGATGATCCGGAAATTGCGGTTGTATGTACTGGTTAGAGTTGTACTAAAAATCGGATTGCTAGACTACGCCAAATACGACTCGAACCCGCATTTAGATGTGTTGTCCGCTCATTTTGTAGAAAATGTGCCGATAATTCATTAATTACTACTGCTAGACGCTCTTTATCTACAGGTTTGGCTTTCTCAGCAGCCCATTCTTCTATGCTAAAAAGCGGTTTTATATTGGTCTGATTAATCTCATTATGTAGGGCATAAAACCATTCTTCAAATTCGGCTTTTGTTATCACTTTCAGATTTAGACCACGCAGCTCTCCTGAAAAATGACTCTGACATTTTGGACAATTCATCACAGCAAGAGAGACTTTTAAAAAATTTCCCCATAAACTCCGATTATCCACTGTTAATTCCACCTTAACAGAAAATGTATGAAGCAGATACCATAATCGCGGCCCCCAGTAAGCCGACATCCCTGCTAGAATTACGCAAATGAAAAATTTGACTTAACCGCACCTTGCGCAGCATATCAAGCAAAAACAATGGTTCGTATTCCTCGTGGATTTCTAGAAGACCTTTCATCAGTAATTTTCAAACATGACGTTCTCTTCTTAGAGTCGGTGTGTCGTGAACTAAATATTCCATTTCGGGAGGCAAAGAATAAAGTATTGGGTGTTGGCGAAGAGTGTCGGCTTGAAATAACAGGTGATCTAAGTGATGGTTCTACACAATGCGAATTCTGGATTCTTAATCAAGAGACTATGCTTTATAAGCAGTGTCCTGCTCGTCAGATGATTCAATGTTCGGGATGTGAACTTCATAATTCATATAATACGACTCTTTCTAGCAAGAATCAGATTCTTAAAAAAGAAGATCTTGCTGGTCTTCCTGAACTTGAATGGGTCTATCATGAAGTACAAAAGCAACATTTTCTATACAATTCTGTTCAAAACAAATTCTTTACAAAAGACTGTGCTCCTGCAGATGGATATCTTTGGGAAGATAAAGAAACAGAAATTCTCTATAGGATTATTGTAAAGCCAAAGGCTCTATATAAATACAAAAAATTGAAGGCAGCCCGCAACATAGAACATCAGCCGCAACTGCAGAACAATTAGTAATTATAGGAATGTCCGAAAATCAAGAGCCCGTTGCAAGAATACTAGACTTTAGTCATGTGGGAGAAACTCCCAGCATGCGATTCCTCCGTTTATCAAGTATTGAATTTCCGGTTAGGGAGGAAATAGAAGAGGAAGTTGATCCAGATCTTCCGCGATTTAATCCGGGACTTTCTTTTGGCCAACCACAAAGTAGAATTAGTTATCCACCAATGAGGCAATGGCTTCTTGTAGGAAATAAAATTAATAAGAAGAATTGTAAAAGTAAATTTAATCCTAATACACTGGATGACTTCTATAATACACGCTGTGCGCCTGGTTGTACTCGTATTTTCCGCAGATTGATTGATAATCCGGATATTTCTACGGGAAATCTTATGGTAAGTCTTCCATTTCATAAACTGAGAGAACATTTGTCTGATCTAATAAATCCATTTAACAAGTTGCCAAAATCTGAATTTAAGGTTCCTTCCGAAGTATCAGAATTTCTACAAACCACTTATATTTATAAGAAGGCAGATGCGTATCGTTCTCTATGGGAATCATTCGCCCACATTCGCTACCAGATGCAGCGTCTAGTAAATGCTTGGCTCAACAAGAAGTGCCAAAAGAAGATTCTGCCAATTCCGAATTATGAAACAATGGAGGATCCATCGCCTGATAATTGTATAGAGTGGACAGATATTTCAAATCGCTGCGTCTATAGGATTCACGGTGATACTCTTATTAAGAGCATGAAGATGTATCTCCATCATTCAGATTACGGTTTTCCTGATCCACTAACGCCTAAGAATCCAACTACAAATGCGCCTTTTACGATGGGTCAATTGATCCATCTACAGTATCAGATTTACGCTTGGTGCGGGAAGAATAAGAAGCCGGTGCCTTCTATCCTAACTAAATATCATGATGCCAAGTTTAATCTAGACACTCTGTGTATCAAAAATCGCCCTGAGATGACCTATCAGGTGTGCAAAGATTTGTTCAAGGAAATGGATGATGAGGATGCCATTGAAATGTGGCTTGATATTATTGAGAAATATGCTCCTCTTCCCAGTTTCTCTCGGGATAGGATTGAAAAGGAAATTCCTATTTGGATTAAGTCACTTGATGAAGTGGACACTGAGACTACCAAGAAGGGAAAGGCACTACTAAAAAAGTGGGAGGTACTTCTTCCTGATTTGGTTCAGTATTCACGGTTCAATTATTTCAATCGTCCTGATTGGACAGATGAATCACATGTAAAGAGAGTTGTTAAATTTCTATGGGTGAATACATATCACGAGGTTCGTATTTATATTGAATCAAAGAAAGTGGAAAATCAAGCGATTAGTCGTGCTATACAAGCAATCTCCAATCAGAGTATTGAGTGGACACCCATCTTGTATGTGGATAATTCATTTGCATTTGATTTCGTACATGATGCTCATCCAGTTCCTCCTGCTCTTCCAGTGATGCCGCCAGTGTCCATGACACAAGGGCCAGCGTCCATGACACAAGGGCCAGTGTCCATGACACAAGGGCCAGTGTCCATGACACAAGGGCCGCCGTTAAGTTCTGAAATTATTTACTTTATAACTTCTGGAGGACAGCCCTCAACTGCTCCTGCGTCGCCTAGCGCAGAATCATTTGAAAGCGTGGATTAGATGCCACTCATTGGACCCGACAGTTCTGCCGCAACTGAAATGATTCCCGGTCGTCTTTGGTTAGGCGGTATCCGAGCAGCATTAGATGAAAAATTTCTGACTGAAAATAATGTAACTGTTATTTTTAATTGTACGAAAGATATACCATTTATTCAACTTCCCGGACAAATGATTTATTACAGAATTCCCGTTCATGATAATTTGGAAGAAGAAGAGATTCAGAATATGCTTGACTGGAGTCCGGAAATAGTCTATAAACTTCTAAAAGAATATCATGAAGATAAAAATATTCTAATTCACTGTGCTGCAGGAATGCAACGTTCAGCAGCGGCCTGTCTAATGTTCTTGATGACACTTTGGAAGCAACCTCAACAACCTGTTTTTGCTTTCATGCGAGAACGTCGTCCAATTGTCTTTCAACCTTCTATGAATTTTAAAAGATCAGTAGACTGGTATGAAAATTGGCTTAATACAAATATAATTCAAAAATAACAACCGCCTTCAATTACATTTCCAGCAGATGGAATTTCAGATACTTGTGGCGATATCCAGTATTGATTAAAAAACTTTGAAATAACTCCATGATTGAGCCATCGTCTTCCCCGAATACCAAAAATAATCTGTGTTCCTCCCCCGGTGTGTATAGCAGAGATACCTCTTTTCTTTAATTCAAAGCAAACAGGCAGACTCAAAGCACCGGCTCCAACAAAGAC